CCCGAGAAAAGACCTATAACGGCGATGATGATAGCTTCGGACATAAGACTATTATATCATACGTCCGGCTTGATCTTAAACTATTTGTCTGCTAGTCTGTAATGCTACGGTCAAGCAGACCGACGATAACATATTCATCAGGTTCTAGAGAATCAAACATCTCTACACCCTCTGCGGAAGATGTGACTTCCATCCCATCCTGAGTTTTCACTCCGATACCAAGGATTCCCTGGTGCAATACCAGAACTACGTACTCGTCTTCATTCATCTTCTGATTCCTCAGGCTTGTTGGGATACTCTGCCATTTCTAGGCCAACCTGAATGTTGCCTAGCTTGATTGCTACTGCTGCACGCTCTTTGATCCACTCGAACATCAAAGCTTTGTCGTGATCTGAGTACTCTTCTACATTATCACGATAGAGCCGGTATGCAAAACTCTGTGGATCGAACTCCACAATATCTATAATCAGCCCTGGCGTAGGGCATTTGGTGCCTGATTCCAGTGCTTGTGCTGCTATTTCATAGCTCACAGTTGTTCCTTAATGCTTTTAACTAATTTCACTAACTGCTCTACGTTAGCCTCAGATTTGTGACTGTTACGAGCTTTAGATACCTGACCTAGACTGAGGTATACGCCACCGTGAACGCCTGTACCGGAGGTTTCGACTCCCATTTTCAGACAACTAAGTTGGACGGGGCACCGACCGCACAGTCTGTCAGTCTCTATTGCCGTATCCGAATCTGTTTCGTATTTCTCGAAAAACAGATTCAATTCCATATCTACACAGTCAGCCTCTAGGGGCCAATTATCGCTTGAGCTTGATTCCATTCAAATACCACTTACCGTCCTCGTTAATATCGTACCTCTTAGCAACCTGCCAGATTCCGTTACGAAAGACGCCATTCTTCTTCATGAAAGCACCATCATGTGGCTTATAACTTACAAGGGTCCAACCATCCCAGGCCAAATCCATGCCCTGCTTGTTAAGTCGCTCAACCTTGTGGTCTGCTGTCTTTTCAGTAAGAATCATTTGTTCCTCATCATTTCTTTGTACGGAGGGAATCGTTGTTGAATCCCTTGTTGCCGCGAATTTCTGTAGTCTGAATCAATTTATCCACAGGACTATTATTCTTTTTATTTAACTCTTTTAGACTCTCATCAATGCTTGCTAAAAGCTTAATGATTTGTCTTAGCATATTATGCATGTTGCCCTTCGAAACGCTTGTTGCTGACATTTTCTTTCCTTAGATACAGTACCAGGCTAGTTAGCAAAAGTCAATACTCTAACTAACTAGCCTGGCTACTATAAACGGTTTAACTTAGACAGTCTTGAACGCACTATCGTTTGAACGGTCTTCCTTTGTTGCTTCGTAAAGCTCATCGGTAGCATCGTCCTGGTGTCCTGTTGCAGAAACTCCTGTTGCAACGTCAACATAACGACGTGAGCTACGCTCTTCGTCCTGCTGATGAATGTAACGGTCTGCACGGTCATCTGGAATTGAATTGCTTTCAGGAACCGTTACGGTACCCTGCTGAGCAATGTCACGATTGTAACGTGAAGCTGCTGTCTCTTCTGGCTGAGCTGCAATTACTGTGAACTGCGAACTGTTTGATACATTTGCTGGCATTATTCCTCCTAAAGTTTATTTATAATTCAGCGCTGAATCTTATTTAGATTCTCTCTCATTATACCACTACTGGAATAAGTAATCAAACTTTGTAGGCTTGTGCCCTTCATCCAGAGCTTTACGCACTGATCTTGGAATAGCTTCATTGCCTAGCTGTAGTTCAATCCAGTAGTAGCAATCCCGGCATATCTTAGCTGGGTATCCAACTTCCCTGTTGATTGGGCTGTATTGACAGATTACAGGATATCGTCTACTGCATCTAACATACTCTCGATCACAAAGCTGGCAAAAGTCAGTAAACGGGACTTCCACCTTCGTATCCGCTTCATCTATCTCACACGATCCTTCCAGGTAATCCGGCCAAAAGCTGTAAGGGATGACCCAACGATTGACCATCCTGGTTTCTGTGCCATTGCTAAAACGTACGTTTGCGACCATAGACTATCCTTGTGTACGTCTCTTCCATCTTGCATTCAAAACAACAGGTCCGACCATCTCTGAGCTTAGGATTTAAGTCTTTGCCTGTAGCTGTCTCGGTAGCTCCGATAAGCGGGTGTCTGTTACACACTGGACACGTCTTGCTTATCCTCTTCCGTTGCCTCATAGAAAATGATCGTCCCATCTGACTTGTGATGCCATACCAGTGCCCGAACGCTTGACTGCTTCAGGATATAACTTAGCTCTTCTACATCACCCGATTTGGCTGAGTGATTGCCTAGCACAATACCCCAACCAGGCACAAGTTCGTAGTTCTTATATGCTACTTGACGAGCAACGAACCTCTGACCACGCTTGAGCTTGATCCTGGTCTGTCGAATTGCGTCTTTAATGTCCTGATCAGGGTACCAGTCTTCACCCTTTCCTGCAAAATCTAGAGTCTGTCGGAAACCAAACAGAGTCTTCTCATAGTATTTGTCTCCGATATAACTAACAACCGGGACCGTATCGGGTGAAGTGATATAGTCCAGGTTGTCTGCTACAAAATCTTTAAACATTAGTCCTCTTTTTCGGGATTGATAGATACAACTGCAAGCGGGATGCCTGCATCTTCTGCTAATCGTTTAGCATACTGTATCTGGTGCCACTGGTCGTTGTCAAATAACAACAACAGGTCGGGTTTTAGCTCAATAACTTCATCTATCCAACGATAATGAGACTGCTTACCATGCATCTCAATGTCTAATGGCTTTTTACGTACAGTAACATTGATACCGTACCCGCGCAAACTGCCAGAAGTCTTGTTGATCGACTCAATGACCTCTCCTGTACTACCCGAAGTTACACCGTCATGTACGAACACAAAAGTGCTAGCCTTTCGATCGGCATCGAACTTCACACGATCAACAGCTTTAATTACAGCGGGTAGGATCAATCCATAATTGCCCTTGTATCGCGGACCTAATACGCCTATTACATACTCATTATTCTTATCTACTTTCATAGGCTTAGTATAGCTCTAATGAAATCAATTAGCAAGATTAGGATTTGACAATGTGCCAACCCTGAACGTAAAGGTCCGACTCGTGAGCTTGCAAGTGGTGTCCACAGAAGTACAGGTAGGAATTTAGTTCCTCCACGTTCTCTGCGTAAGCCTTAGCTTGTGCTCCGCACCTATCACAACGGTTTCTGGTTATCCAGTCTGTCGTTTCTATCGTATTGTCCATAGCTACCGTCCTCTATAATCTTACAACCGTCATAAGAATTATCTACTATGTCTTCCATATGTAGACCATCCGGTTGTAGCTTGTAGTAAGCCCACAGAGTAGCTACGCCTAGACCGATAAATAAAGCCGGTACGCTCGGAGTGCCCTTGCCTAACGTGTCAATAACGTTCAGAATAGCTGAACCAATTTGATACGTGAAGCTCAGGGATAGCGCAAACATCAGCAATTTACGTCTGTTCGTGAAAGCTGCTGCGATAACCATCAAGCCGATAGGAATACCTATTGCGACGATAACAGAAGCAAGTGTTGGAGAATCCACCGCGTTCAGTACCCAACTCTGGTAGTTCCAGAACTGAGTTACGATCAACTGGTGTGCCGCTGCAACGAGCGTATAAAAACCAACCAAGTACACGAGTAGTCGAATTATCTGTGATTCAAACATACCCTAATTATAGCATGAAATCATTTAAGAATGTTCTTAAGGTCTGCTTCGGCATCTGCCTGACCTGCAAGTCCACCGTAAACCATCAAAACACCTAGACCGAGAATGGTTATTCCCCAAGGTCCATCAAAGGGAACCGTCAGGAATCCCACGAACATCAAAGCCAATCCAACTCCGGTGAAGTTGCACGCAATGCTGTTCTTTCTCATAGCTTTTCTATAACGTTCTGCCTTGTTCATTAAAACCTCCGGTACCAGTATACATGGTAAGTGCGAGTGGTGGGATTAGAGGCTCCCACCGGGCCTGTAGAGCTAAGCGAATGCGAGAGTGCGTACCTTGTCGTACAGTTCGTCTCGCTTTTTGTTTGTAGCGTCATCCAGACCACTACCGGCAGCGAAGAAGTTTTCCAGGCTACCCGGCTTGTCGTAAACCTTACGGTTCCACTGCTGATCTTCGGTCAGAGTGTTGACTGCTGCCCATGCCGTACCGGCAATGTTTTCCTGAGTCTTGCCGCGCCACAGGTCCATGATCTGATCAGTCTTGTTGGTCCACTTGGTCAGAGATGCCTTGTCCTTCTCTGCATCAGAAGGCTTGACGTAAATCTCATTGACGATTGACCAGAACTTGTTGTCGTCAACAGGCTGTTCGAACATGACCTTTGCGTCTTCCTCGAACTTGTGACCGTACTTGATTGCGAACTCAGCAGTTGTCTTTGCCGATTCCAGACGCTCACTCATGGTCTTGGTGTGCCGAAGCTTGATCTGAGACTGCAATCCTTTACCGAGAGAGTAGCTCAAAGTGTTCTGGCAAACCACACGTACCGGCGTGACACCGATGATCAGAGCAAGCTTTCCGTTGTGACTCGTGGTCATCAGCAAATACTGCTTGATCACATCGTTTGCGCCGGAAGGATCAATGACAATCTCAGATTCCAGAGCCAAGGTACCGAATACCACAGTACCGTTCTTGATGGAACCTGCTGTCTCCCAACGCTGTCCGAACATTGCTCCGAATTCGAACATCTCTTCGTTCTGCATGATCGAATAAGCATCAGATGCATCACCCAGAACATTGATCGGCTTCTGGTTGTAACCAGGACGATTCAGTGATGCAATTTCAGCATCATAGAACGGGTTGTCACGAATGATCATGCTCTTGTCAACGTGAGTGCTCCACGTATCGGGCATCAATTCCTTGTAGCTCTTGGCTCGAATGTTCCAGTCGTTCAAGTGAGCAAGCTTCATGATCTGCTTGGTGTCCAAGTCCTCCGTGAAGACGGTACCCAAACCGTGCCATGCCGGGACACGGCGGGTAGCGAAGGAAACCTGTCCGTCTACAACTTCAAGTCCGTGCATTTTATCTCCTATGTTGTGACCGGCTGTTCCGGTGTTGAGAACTACTCTGCCAGACTTGAAACAGTTTGTCAACTAGAAGCTTGTAATTTCTTTCCAGTCGTTGCCGACGATGCACGATGCGCCCACGACCTTGCCATTTAGGTTGTGAATACAGTTGTCTCGTCCGTTGTCTTCTCCCTGATCAATCATCAGCAAGCCGGTACCAATGAACCCTACGATACCGAGAACCAAGACAACTGAGCCAGATTTGACCCACTTACCACGGAAAAGATTAATGCCTAACAAGCCAAGGCCAATCAAGAACCCTGCTGCTGCCAAAATCAAGAGAAACGTTAGTGTTGAAATCATTCTTTTTCTGCTTCCTTTACTATTTTGTATTGTTCTGGTGAGTAGCAGAGAGACGTCTTGCCTCTCACGTCATCCCAGATATTACCTTTGTCTGTACAAATTTTTGCTTCGTCTTCACCAGTAGCGACAGCCACAATCGGCCAAACTATTAAAGTTACTGCGAAAAGAATAGCTGCGCCTCCGGCCTGAGCAATGAATGCATCACTGAGTCTTTCATCACTTGAAGCCATTCCTATGAAAGCGGTGAGGGCTAGATAGATGACAAGAGCACCGAGAATCCAAACAAATACTGACATTTCTTTACTCCTGTATTAGAAATTGCCTTCTGCAACCTGAAAAACAGGCAGACCCAGCCTACGCCAACCGTCAACAACCTGATTACGATCATCGAAACAGTACAGGACATTGTAGTTGTCCCGAATCTTATCGTTAAAGATTTCTGTTTTGACAATCACGTCCATACGCTTGTCTTCTGCCTTACGCATCAGCAGAGCTGCACCCGGCTTGAGTGGGTTAATGCCAATGTGCTTGATAATCCATGCAACAGTCTCATTGAAGTGACTGTCTGGACGACCAGAAGTAAACAGAATTACCGTACCACGAGCAAACTCATTCTGAACACAACGAATAACAGCTTCGTAAGGATCGTCAGTGTGAAGCATATCGTAATCGTACGGACTACGATTGTGCAGAGCTACCGTACCATCCAGGTCAACAATGATCGCCTCAGGCTTAGACAGATCAGCAACGTACGGTTCTACCGGCGCTACCTGAGTAATTAAATCATCGAACATACCTGTCTTAGGCTTGTAACGCCTTGCCATATCTGCAATCACTTCAGTTCCAACCTGTCGTGTTCGCTGCCCATCACGAATGATGCAAGTAGCGTCTGACACGTCAGTGAAATACTTAAACTCTACGCTTGCGCCCCACTTTTCAGCCAGAGCAACCAGAGACTTGACGTTACCACGATTCAGACTGGTATCCGAAACGATTACGTCCTGATCTTTCTTGAATGCTCCCGTCATGATGCTGTGCTGAACCCTGGTAACCTGGTTCTCATCAATCGGGTCACCCCAATACGTTCCATAGAGCATGAATCGAATGTCATCCCGGTTGACGTTGATCGTACCCGGATTATTCTTTACATACTCCATTGCCCAAGTTGTCTTGCCCGAACCCGGCAGTCCTACTGTGATCTTTACGTTACTCATATATCTCTCAACTTCTGTGATTCGATTTTAGTTAACCTAATTGGTTTAACTTTGATTGGAGGAACCATCTTGGGTTCAGATTTCTTTTGTTTCGGAGAGTCCCAGTTCTTCTGAAGATCAGCAAAACTGGGAAGGTCACGACGAGGAGGTGTCCAACTACTTCCTGCCTTTTTCGCTACTGTCACAACTCCCCTGTCATGTACCGAAGCTCACGAATTGCGGCCTCTTTGCTTGGAAGTGGTTTGCTGTACTTCCACTTATTCGATGCTAGCACACATACCCAACCAGATACACCGTGTTTTGCCTGAGTGTATCTGGTTGCGGTTGCGAGCACAATACCCGATTGAGTAAGTGCTTCAATGTATGCTACGCCAAGGAACTCACGAACAACAATGACGCGATCAGCAAGGCTATCGTCTCGCTTCAAGCTGAAGACTGTCTTGTCCTTGTGCTTGTTCATTTTCGGCCTCTCGCTCGGTTCCGCCAAGAATATCAACAACTTCTTCTTCTGTCAATATTCCAACGCAAGACCAGATGAACTCCTGGCAGGCAATCCTATCAGAGTGATCAAGACTCCTTCGGTACTTCATAGCCGCTTCGTACAAACGATCTTTGTACCACCGGATATTCTTGACTTCTCCTGGATCACCGAACATGATAGCTCCTACTCGATTGAGTTTCCGTAATTGATTCCGACAGTTGACAACTCTACTCCGTCAAGCTGGTTTGTCAAGGCCAAGATTGCATCCTGCAAAATTTTAGGATCGCGCTTGATGTATGCCAATGTAACATGTGCCTTGTAGCCTGAGAACGTGTTGACGTGTGGCAACAGCTTAAGACGCTCATTCGCTTCTGTCAAACTGTCCCACGATCCGTAGTCTGCATCAAGATGTGCCACAATACAGTAATAAGGCTCATCTGCATAGGGAGATTCAAAGAAACCGACAGACTTTACTCTAACATGCTCTGTCCACCAGTCTTCCAGTACTGCATCCACATGCCATTTCTTGACACCCGGCAACAATCCGTACAGCAATGTAGCATGTGGTTCCTGTCCGACCAAACCGTCAATCCAGAACCTACGCTTGTCTTCCGACTTGTACAGCAATGCTTCTGGAAGCTTTATGTTAAGTGGTTCTAGGTCTAGCATGATGCATCCGAGAGTGCTTAGATCAATATCTAAATCTTCGTATACATCTGGGAAGTCGTGCGCCTTAACTTGAATCAATTTATTCTCTTTCTGTAGTGGTGATATGTTATAATAAGTCTATGTCAACATACCCTTATAATCTTAAAACACGTATAGTGACAGGTCATTTTACTGATGCCCTGCCTGATTACTTGGGCAATGGTGTACGTGATCGTGAAGGCTATATTGAAATCACTCCGTTTCATAGAGAAATAAGAGTTGACTCCGAAGATATCGAACTTGATCTATACAACCTAGCTCCGCAAGTAGTCAAACTAGTTAACGGTCAGTTCTCGGTTGAATTACTGGTTACAGACCAACCCGGCATTTCTCCTGGTGGTGCTTGGACATATAACTTAAAGCCAAGCTGGAAGAACGGTCGTAATCTAAACGTCCCTATTCTGACCAGCGATCCCGCTGTAATTGATATTACCAACTACAACGAACTTCCTGAAGACCCTGGCGTTATTATTGTCAAGGGTGATCCGGGTGAGACTGGTCGTGGAATTGTCGCAACCACAACTGAAGGTAACATCGTTACTATTCATTACTCAGACGGTACCACAAGTCAGTTCGAAATTCCAGTCATCGACTCTGAAGGTCTGATCAAGTATCAGCACATTCATATTCAGCAGTCACCGGCTTCTATTTGGAACATAAATCATAATCTTAACAGACCTGTCAGTTCAGTACGAATCAATCTTGGGGTACCAGGCAGTCCCGAATATAACGACCTGTTTCTATGTGCTTGGGAAGAAATTGATGCTAACAACATCAAGGTTTATCTTACCGAAGATGAACAGACTCAGTGGGCATACGCTTCTGGCCGCGCCATTGTAGCATAAAATGGTATAATTTATATCAAATAGTTTTAGGCAAATAAAACATTAAGAAAGGATGAAACACATTGCCATTAATTAAGTTCGGTAATCACGTAGACGCAGCAGGCTATGAGATTAGAAACCGCAAGGTAGAAGTTGTTACTTCTCTACCTACTCCTACTGCTCCACAAGAGGGACGTGAAGTTTACAATTCCTCTGACAAGCGCTTTTACGTATGTAATGGTTCTGGCTGGACTCTAAAGGCTACCGACTCGGACGCTTTGAATGGTCAGGCTCCTACATTCTATACAAACCGCGCAAACCACACTGGAACACAAACCAGTGGAACAATTTCTGACTTCGATACACAGGTTAGATTGTCTCGTCTCGATCAGCTAGCATTGCCTACAGCCGCTCTGAATATCAACTCTCAGAAGCTTACTGCTGTAGCTAATGGTACTTCCGCAACCGATGCTGTTAACAAGTCTCAGCTTGACGCAGTTCTAGCAGTAGCTAACGGTGCTGCTTCTGGCGTATCTATCAAGCTTGCTGTTCGTGCAGTATCCAAGGCTAACATCACATTGACTGCAACACAAACTGTAGACGGTGTTTCTTTGGCTGTTGGTGATCGTGTTCTTGTAACCGGTCAGACAACAGCGGCAACAAATGGTATTTACGTTGTTGCTTCTGGTGCTTGGACAAGATCAACTGATGCTGACCAGGACGGTGAACTAGCTCCGGGTACATTGGTTGCTGTTCGTGAAGGTACTTCGGAAGGCGATACTCTTTGGGGTATTCAGTCTGATGCTGCTATCACAATCGGCACAACCAACCAGACTTGGGCACGAGTAATTGCCGGTTCATCTGGTGGATTCACTGGTGCTGGAAATGGTTTGTATTCTCCTAGTGCTGGTGTTGTCGCTGTACAACCTGGTCTAGGTATCATTGCAGACGGTTCTTCAACAAGAATTGATACTGCTGTCGTAGCTCGTAAGTTCGTTGGTGCTGTTCCGGCTGGCGCAACTACTGCAACAATCACACACAACCTTAACACAGTTGACGTTACTGTAGCAGTTCACGAAGTTTCTTCAGGTGATATTGTTCTAGTTGGTGCTTCTGCTTCTGGTGCAAACACAGTAGCTCTAGATTTTGGTACAGCTCCAACATCTAATCAGTACCGCGTAATCGTTGTTGGCTAATCTTAGCCTCTGCATAGCCCTTAAAGATTAATTTCTTTAAGGGCTTTTGTGGTAAAATTGACAATATGGTTAATCTTAGATATGTCGGGTCTGATCCTTCTGTCCCCGACTCAATAGCAAGAAAGAAGGATATTGTAGTACCAGATGCTACCGATACCGTTAAGGGTGTAATGAAGCTCCCCGGATACGATATCACAATTGATCCCGGCTCACCTGAAGAACCGTTCTATACCTACGGTTTGGTTGGTGGTACTGCCGATGCTCCTCACGTAATGTACGTAACTTATTTAGTTAAAGCGTTTAGCGAGTGGGGTAGTCAATTATTTAATGAAGTCTCTACTGCAACTTGGGAAGTCAAACGTGATGCTTTGGATGCTGCAACTAAGGCTAGTTTAGCTCTAGCTGACAACTCGGTACAGCTAACAGGTACTCAGGTTATCGGTGGTTCGAAGAACTTCTCATTGAACCCTATCGTTCCTGGTCCTACTCTTGGCGGTCACGCTACTACTAAAACTTATGTGGATAATAGAGTAGACTCTAGGGTACAGAACACACCCGGCCAAACTCTGATTTTGTGGACTGGAACTCAGGCTGCTTATGATGCTTTACCAATCAAAGATGCTGCGACGGTGTATATCATAACATGACAGCAGTGAGAATTGGATCAAATTTGATCACAAACGCAAAGCTTGGACCGACTGACGTTCAAAAGATCATGCTCGGAGACACCTTGATATGGCAGAGACTTGTCAAGAAAACTTATACCGATAACTACAATACGAATACAATTGCTGACTACACAGTTACGGGACAAGCAGTAACGGTTGCCAGTGGTTCTATCGGTGTCGGTAATACAACTGACGGTGAGCGTTGGGCAATGTACAACAAGGGAACCATGAACACCGACGATGTACACCTTCGTGTTGTAACTGGTACTGCTGGAACGAGAATGACCTCTCTTGTAATTCGCTGCAACGCAAACAGAGACAGATATGTCAGACTCAACATGATCAATGGAACGTCATTCTTGCAGAGAGTTACAGCCGGTGGATCAATCTCTGATATTGGCAGTGTAGCCTTGTCAACAGTTGCCGGAACGACCATCGACATTTATGCTACCGGAGATAACTACCGAATCCTGAGGAACAACACTCAGATTGCTAACTGGAACGACTCTCAGCCTTGCGCTAAGGGAGTAGATTATCGTCAATGGGGATATGCTTTTACTCGAACCAGCTTCAACAACAGCCCTCGTATTGATGACGTACTGATAGAAGATCAGTGACCAACTATCAGTACGTCCTAGCTACGGCCTGATTGAATACAGAGTCTTTTTGAAGATTTCTTCAGCGGACTTACGATCCCAGTACATGAACAGGAAATACTTTAGTGGATGGTCCTTGAACTCAACCGCAAAGTCTTTCCTGTTTTTGTCTGGGTTTTGTTCTATCCAGCGAAAATAGATATCAATACACTGAGCCTGAATACTAAGAGCCTCAATCACGAAATAGTCTGACTTCTCAGCTATCTCTTTCTGAAACTCGTTAGGCATGTTGGCAATGAATTCCTTGTGCGTACCCGCATAAACCTGTTCCCAAATCCTTCGATCTGTCAGGTTGAATATGGCACGATGCAATTCAATGTAGTGCTCATGCTTGATCTTGTACTTGTTTGCAGACTCCAAATAGAAGATAACAAATCCTTCTTTGTTGTCTCGCTCAAAGTCTAGATCAGAAAGGTTCTCCGCAAAGAACTCTTCAGCCACCCGGCCTGGATACGTATTGTAGTCTGGGTCTTCAGGAACCATCCAACCACATATTCCGTCCTGGAACCCTAGCAGAACCAGATCAGAGTATTCGTAATCCAGAACAATTTTGTTCTCTGGGTAGATTATCTCCACGTGTGGAGTACCTAGACCAACAATCTTATCCTCAAACCAGTGAACATAATTCACGTTCTTTGGATCACGCAAGAACTGGGTAGCCCACTCTGCCTGATCCGAATGAAATGATCCTCGTGTTGCCACATGAATCAAACCATCGTACTCGAATACGATACCAAGACTTCCGTCCAGCTTATCGTACGCGTAGAACTCACCTGTTTCATTGTGGTTCTCAGGATCAAGGTTCCAGAACTTAGGCTGGCAGAAGGCAACAATCTCATCTGTATCTTTGTTGATGATCAGACCACGACACTTGATCATGGCATCTGGCCATTCCTCAGGACTGAACGAGTATGTTCCCTTAGGAGTATAGTTTAAAATTTGTAGTGGCAACTCGTGATGGTCACGTACAGAAATGTAACCCTCATTGATGCAGTCTTCTAAATCCTCTAGATCAAGGTACTCGGACAGTAACATTTTAGTCTTTCGGTAAGGCAGCTATCTTAGCTTCTATGTAGCTTAGTTCTAGCTGCATGTTTCTACGGGCATCAGCAGTCCATCGACTCTGACCAACTTTAGTGTGATATAGATCATCACGACTCAAGAATGAATCGAGAAAAGCTTTACGTCCGTAGTACCATTGCTCATCTGTGGCAAAGGCATATTCTTTACGTATTTGTTGGCTGTGCTTGATGTAGTTGTGACTAGCCAAACCGGCCAAATCCAGATCGACAATGATCTTTTCTGGCATACTGTTTGGCTGTGGATTGTGCGTCTTGGTGACCAAAATCAGTCTGCTAACAGAATCAATCCAGCCTTCGTCGTAGTAATACGCAAGCTCGTTAGCCGCTACTTCAGCGCTACGTTCTTCATTGTCATTACGACTGGCATCATAGATCACATCGTGGTAGATAATTGCTTGCTTGATCTGCAAATAAACCGGAGTCTTTTTGTACTTGTCTCTCGAAAGAGTGGCAATCCACATCTCTTCTGGATAGAAATGTTCGTCCAGACCGGCAAGCATCAATCCAATGTGCTTGAAGTTGTGATAATGCCTATCGCTTAGCGCATACTGGTTAAGAATACTATCTGGTGAAGTGATCATTGCTTTTCCACATCGTAATTGACTGAATACAGCTCTTCGGTCGCCTCGTCAAAAAGCTCGTTATACGCACCTTCATCAACCTTTTCGTAGATGCTCTCTTCATCTTCAACATCAGAAGTCACATCAACTACCGCGTATGTTTCGGTGTACTTTGTTATTCTATAAATTGGCATTAGTCAATCCTTTTATAATCATAGTCGGCATACTCATCAATGAGAGTGACGTTCTCAAGTAAATCTTCGTGGTCTAGAGGATCGAAAAGACGCAAATCCTCTTCATCAGATTCTACTTCGACTACGCTTCCCAAGTATCTGGTAACGGTTTTTTCAATTCGATATCTAGGCATGTACTCCGGGAGGGACTTGAACCCACTGTCTTCTACTTATAAGATAGATGCCTTTACCTGTTAGGCTACCGGAGCTTGTGCCACTTTTACTGAGTGGCCAACAGTCTATTCGGAGTACACTCCCGCAAGAATTTCGAGCTGTTCCTTTGTACCAATGATAGCAGACGCAGTGAACCTGCCGTCAATCTCACCTAGGGCTTCAACATATGTTGCTGTAATCTCGTCAACACGATCCTGATCCCATACCGGCAAATCAGAGGCAAGCAAATAACTCTGCTGCGCTGCAACAAGATCGTTACGTTCACCGATCAAGTCAAGAATAGCCTGATCAATGTCGTCAATCTCTTCATCGTACAAGCTCATACTCCACTACCGTTCTTGCGGTTAACCTGACGCTGCTTTCCAGCGATCTTATTCTTAATCCTATTCTTGGCTGACTTAGCCGGATCGACTGAGCCAAGGTAGACAAGCTTGTACTGCAAGGCAAGCAGAATGCCACGTGCCCAATTAGAATCAAAATGATTCGTTTTATCGTTAACCATTGCTATCTCTTTCTGTTGTTTCATCCCATGTTACTGGGTTTGGTTCATCCCAAGCTGAAAGATCATCATTGACCTTTTTGGTGTTTCTCTTGTTGTTCGCTTGCTCTAGCTTGGTTGCCCACCGGCAATTTCCTGGCTCGTAATTTCCGTCTACATTAATTCGATCAAGTGTGGTGTCCTTGGGACGCTCACCCATATCTGCTAGAAAATTAGCGAAGCTGGACCAACTGTGATGAACTGTAATTCCACGTCCTCCGTAGTGAACGTAGTCTTCTCTTTTTTCATTAGAGCATCTTTGCCGCATGGCATTCCAACTGTGATACGTTGGTGTTCGTTTTGCTCTATGTCCGTGAGTTTTCATACAGAATCAAACTCTTCTACATAATCAAACTCAGAGATTATTCGTATCTTACCACCAGGATAAGCAATTAGCCACTCATCGTCATAGATGTAAGCTACGTTTACTCCGTCATCAACAGCAACTTCCTCTGCTGTTATTATTACTTCAGCTTCAGTGTGCTTCTCGACTTCCGTCTTGAACCACTCTTTTGTAGCTTCGTTAAACTGAAGACTCTTCGTCCCCTTCTTCAATTTCGGTTGAATCATCTACTCGTTTTCTCACAATCATTATATTATTCTTGAATGGTCCACCGTCACAGTCAAGACCGTGAACCTCAGTGAAGTAATCTTCACCCATCAGAATCTCGGAGTACTTGTGATGATAATGACCATGAATGAAAAGACTTGGTTTTACTTCGTCCACAACGAGTTGCATTGTGTCTCTGTGAGCATCAGCTTCCCGAACAGTGTGTGCAGGAAAGCCATGTGGGTTGCCCTGAATGACTGAAATTTCTACCCTGCTTGGGCAGTCATGTGCAATCATGATATCAGCTTTAGCTCTAGTAGCTGTCAGAACATCTCCAAAACTAAGCTGTTCCTCCGACCACCATTCTTGACCAGGGACACGCCAATCTTTATCTACACTGACAGCACCACCTAAAGCAAGCCAAGTCTCACCGTTCCAGTCCCAACGGAAACCACGTGGAAGATGAATTACCCTATCCCGCAAGGGACGTGTACCGTCTTCAGCAATTTCGTAAGTGTACAGAACATGAAAGTTCTCATGGTTACCATCCACGAAATACAAATACATATCTCGCTTGGCCAACTCTTTGTTCAGATCGTCAAGAAACTCTGTACCGAAGTGATAACCGAAATCTCCTGTGTGGACAATTGTTTTACAACCTAGTCCATCGGTGTATGCAATGGCAGCGAGAGCGTAACGCTTATTACCATGCCAATCTCCCGCTGCCACAACACCATTGTGCTGTTCGATCATTTTATTCCAATTCTAGAACTGCAATCTCTGCGAGTTCTGCATCATTCATGTACTGCTTGAAGATTTCTGTCAGATCAGCAGTGCTACGACCCTTGGGGTCCAAGTCCTGTGTAGGCTTCTGTTCGTAGAAAACTTCGAACAACCTGTTGGCCTGCTTCACATCTGGCAGTCCGATTTCCAGTTGAAGATCAACACGACCGGGACGCAAGATTGCTTCGTCCAACTTATCACGATGGTTCGTAGTAAGCAAGGTGATCAAACCGTGGGGAGTAGCAACGCCATCCAACACATTGAGCATACCAGTCATGGTAACACCCTCTGCTTCACGGTCAGTCATAGAAGCAACGCAGTCAACATCTTCCAATAGAAGAATCGACTCACCCGGCAATTCCTGAATACGTGAGAACAGCTCTTCATCGTTCTTCACAGTGCTCAAGCTAAGGAAGTAAAGATTAAGACCCAGTTCCTTGGCGATACCCTTGCACAAACTTGTCTTGCCCGAACCGGGAGGTCCGTAGAACAACATACCACGGTGCCACGGAATACCCTTGTTTACATAGCCCTTTTCGCTATCAAGGAAGTTTTTAAGGTCTCCGATGATCTGTTCTGCCTGACCGTCTGCCAAAACCACAGAACTAAGCTCACGCAACGGAGTGGTCTGGTAAGCCCAACGGCCACGTGACCACATCAGAACCCACACTTCAGGTTCGGACTTGAACTGTGTTGCTGCAATCTCAGCCAAGTGAGCAAGAACAGCCTTCTGACCCTCTTCACTGAATGTTGTGATATTCAGATTCTTAGCCAAGCTGACAGAATACGATCCGTCATCTTCCGAATTAGCTCGTGGCTGTGAGACACTGAACTTGATCTTGTGACCCTTGAAGTAGAACTGCTTTTCCTGATCACTGTCGTAGCTGAAACGCAATTCACGTGTACCGTCATCAGCTTCATCAGCCCACCGGCTACGAACCGAAAGAGTTGACTGACGCTTTTCAGGAAGATTGCTTAGCAACCACTGCTGTACCTTGTCGTACAGATGCTCTTCCTGGTCAATCTTGATGTGATAACTATTACGCTCTTCGTGCCACTCTTTGATGCTCTTGCCCATGTTCCACAAGCTCTGACCTGTCTGAACCACAGCCATTGTGCGAGTGACGGAACCCATAATCTTGGAGGAATCCTCAGCGGACTTTACCTCCGACGAGTGCCTACGTGCAATGCTATGAACATTGTTCAAAGCTTCTGAAATCATTTTTGTATTTCCCTCTTGGAATTGAGTATTGAGTAGTTCACGTTCCCAAGCGGCTAAAGGCTCGTCTTGGGTGCTTGAGTTAACGACTGCTCTGACAGAAGGCCAGTTTCTTCCAGAGCTTCTGTTAGGACGCTTTCGCTTGCGTTCAGGAGGAATTGTGCTCTCTCTTCGGTCAATGTTGGGTTAAACCTACCATGTTCCAATCCATCCTGCAACTGGTAGTACATTCGCAGAGCATGACGCTTAGACTTTAATACGTACTTGGGTTCTCCGTCAGATTCGTCACGGATACCGAAAGCCTTGATTGTTCTCTGGTACAACGGAACAAACGTTGCTGTGTTGATGTAGAAATTATTACGGAAATCTGACAGTAAGTCAAATTCAGCTTTGGTACTGAACATGCAGTCGAGAACCTGATGACTACTTCTATTAGCATATAACATAAAGGTACTAAGGTTCATCTTGACTACATCTGACTTCCCCGCGATTTTCTGCTGAATGTCCTTGGCGGGGCTAGGGATTTTGTTTGAGTAGACTTCCCAGTAATCGTAGTCTGAGTTCTCGTTGGCTAGACCATATAATCGAGAACCGTGGATGGTTCTGAAAAGTAATTTGTTTTCTGACACTAGTACCAATACCAATTCACTCGTGGGTCACCAGAAGGTATCGGCCGATCAGTGATTTCAGGATATTGGTGCTCAGCGATCTTGTCCACAATACCGTCTCGAAACTTAATCCCTACGGTATCATATCCTCCATCAAAATGGTTTGTGTAGTCAGCCTCACTGATCTTCGTCAGAATGAAATCTAGCTCTTGCTCGGTAAACTCGGGTGGCACGATTCTCCTATAGATATAAGAAATCCGTAACTAGCCCTCTCAAAAATTAGTTACGGATTCTTGGTTATTCGCTTGGCATATCGAGTATGCGTCTAAGCTCTGATTCAGTCAGGAAACCATATCCCTTGACTGTGTGTTCTTCTGTGTCTTGAACGACTAGAGACGGTGTTGATCTGATTCCCGCCTCCGCAAAAGCATCTGGGTCTTCGCTGTAATGAATATAAGTAATATTCAGACCTTCAGCTTCTAGCTTCTCTAGGGTTGGATGCAAACGCTTGCAGGGTTGGCACGTCTCTAGATTGGTATATGCAATAACTTTCTTACTGATTTTTCATTCCTTCTTTCTTGAAGAGCCCCTACCAGGAATCGAACCTGGATCTAAGGATTCGTAATCCTTCGTCATCTCCGTTGGACCATAGAGGCAAATGCTAGGACTGTGCGCCCTAGCGGACCTGAGGAAGTAAGCATTGCTAAGAGGCTTCTCAGGGATTGTTACTACAATTCTATCATACCGTCTGCCACTTTACAACCATCTCTTCATACGGTTGAACCTTATCCAAACTAGCACAGCTATAATCAATACCATCATAGCTAGAGTAGTAAGCGCTCAGCCTGAAGAAATCTTCGGTGTTTCCAACCTGAACAACAACATACCATTCGTCGCCCTGACCTTCACCGCCGTGCTGATCGGTAACATGAAGTTGACCAGCTTCAATTGCGTATTCCTCTTCAAGAATCGTGCTGAAATGACGCCATTGAAAGCGGGCACCATCTTCAACGTCCATCACCTGAAGAACTTGCTGTTCAAACTCTTCTACTGAAAGGCTCATACGTAAACCGTAATCGTCTTGGCAGTCTTCTGAACCTCACGCAGTGCAGTACTCTCCCAACTTGTACCGTCAAAACTAGAGTAGTACCCATCAAAGCGGAAGAACTGACCAGTCTCTTCAATCGTGAAGACAACGAAATACTCATCACCTTCACCTTCTCCACCGACCTGCTCAACCAGCTTCAGGTGAAGTCCGTCAACTTCAAGACCTGTGCCATACAAATCTTCCGACAGGTCATCGGCAATTTCTTCAAAGTAGGTTACCCCATCTTCGTCGTAGTAATGCCCGTCTTCCAAACGAGACAAGTCCTCGTTGTAATACTCTAGAAGCTTCTCTACAACACGTTCTGCTGTAACCTTCAAGCCTTCGGCCTGAGCTGTAGAAATGGTAATGCTGTCTGTCATTTTGTCTCCAATATCAGTTTATGTTGATTATCTAAAAATCTTTGCCAGTAGTCAAACTGGGTATCCCGAAGCTCCAACAGGTTGTCAACGATCCATAACGCAAACCATCCCTTGCTGTAGTTCGTAATCATAGCCCGTAATGCCCTGCTGTATGCTCTGTGAACGTCTAACTTATTCACAAAGCCCTTGGACTCAAACAGAGGAATCAAATTTCTCTCAAGTGCTGTCACGTAGATTTCTTCACGTACCAGCTTCAGTTTCAGACTGTAGCCTAGGCGTTCGAACTTTTCTCTATCTACAGCCACTTTGCTACCGTCTTTAAGAATTCGTTCGAACATCGGCTGTCCGTCTGCAACACTTGCATGTAGACTATCATGTTCGTACGTTCTTGTCACGTTCTTGTTGAAGAACTTGTCTATCGGCAGACTAAGATCAATCTTTTTCTTGCCATGCAACTCTTCCCAGATAGGATAGAGAATGTTGTACAACTCTGGAATCAGCTTCGCCCCGGCAACTTGCATCTTCATAATGTCGTACAAGTGCTTTTCAAAGCTATTATTCTTTAGTCGCCAAAAGCTATGGCTTACCTTCAGTGTATACAGCTCGTCCAATGACGCAACACTATGCCAGGACCATTTTTCTAAGTCAGCATGATAGAAAACATCAGCACCGGGAATTGGTTCAGTGCTGATGTAATCTACGTCTTTTGGCTCACGATCCAGCAGAATGTGTTGTTCTAAAGCCTTGGAGCCGATCAGAACCTTCAAATGTCTGAGTATTCCCTGTCAGCATGTGCAACAGCTTCGGACCAGGTATCTCCTACGTCCTGACTAGTCTGAACACGCTGCAACCAATTGATTTCACGTGGATTCATCTCTTCAATCAGTACCGAAGCAATACGAATGAAGCTAGCAGAGTTACGCGTACGTTCTGCCCACGTCTCAAGAAAGACTGTTGGATCAAGGCCAACTCGCAAAGCTGCCTTACCGATCAGACACATGCCCTCAAGCGTCTTCTCGTCTACGTAGTAGCAAGAACCGTGCTCGTCACCGGCATTGAAAGTGTCACGGTAATTGAAGTCTGGGTTTTCCTTTGCCTCCAAGCGAACTGCTGCAACGAGTTCTGCACTGGTAGCAATGGGACGTACAAGTGTATCAGTGGTTATTTTGTTCCTTCGTCTGTTTTCTTAATCGCTTTACGCCAAGTCGTACCTTCGTCTTGACGCTTCTGAACCTGTTCAAGCCAAGCCGAATCTGTCGGACTGATCTTTTTGAAGAACAATGGAAGCAACTCTTTGATCGTCAGAATGTTGCTCTGGTCAAACATATCAGATGGGATGCCCAATCGCAAGGCTGCAACTCCCATGATGCATTTGCCTTCACCATCTTCATCTACATATTCGCATACGTATTGCAAACCGTACTGTGGACTGAGATAGCCATAGGTTTTTCCATAATTGAATTCGGGATTCTCTTCCCCGACCTTTCGCACTTCATCGACCAGCATACTAGCATCAGCTAGTTTTGCAAAATCAGGCATTTACATTCACTGGCAAGCGCTCTGCTGAATCTGCATCTTCCACTGCAAATCCCCAACTTTCGCCCATATCCTGACTGTTCTGGACGTATCCAAGCCAACGAACATTATGCCAGAATTCCTTGCTGGGTTTGATTCCAAACTCATAATCGGAGAAGATGTGCAAGCTGCTCATCACTGGAATGTGGTTCTTTTCCCCTAGGAAGTCGTTTCTGGTCATTCCCAACTCTTCTGCTGCCTTGCCGATGATGCAAGCACCCTCATCATTATCTGTATAGAAATATATGCAAGAACGATTGTGATCACGGTAAACATGATCTGGATTCTTTGCTGCGATCTTGCGGACCGTTTCGACAAACTGTGCTGAGGTAGGCATTATGCTCCTGAGTTGTTGTTTTAATTTAAGTAGCCTGAGAGGGAGTCGAACCCTCACGCTCTTTCGAGCACTGAATTTTGAGTCCAGCGTGTCTGCCATTCCACCACCAGGCCAGAACTAGGATTTCTCCTAGCCCGGTACCCTCGAATATACAGGATTCGAACCTGTGTGGACAAAGCTAGTGACGCTACTCACCAATACTTCATCCCATCGGATTCCGGCTAGCTTTACGCCTTGTCCGACAGCTATAAACCTGACTCTGCCAATATCCGTGATACCACGTTTTACGGACTCAATGCACTGTCACATGCGTATGAGATATGTACTCAACTATTAGACTATTTTTATGGTTGAGTCTACCGTAGCTTCAGAAGTGGGATTCGAACCCACAAGGTAAGCTGTTCAACTATGTCGGTTTCCCTCAAGAGAACAGAACCGCCAGTGTTTCTCCATATCCGAAGACTTAGGATACTAAACCAGCGCGTCTGCCAGTACCGCCATTCTGAATCCTTTTTCATTTTCATGTTCAGTCTAACACACGCTTCTCTGCTTGCGCTCCACGCTGTCTATTTAAAGACTGTGATAAACTTTACATCGGGTCTTGCCACTTCCAGAAGTTCATGCAAGTCTTTCTTCTGGCTACTCTAGTTCTATCTCTAGAACACTTGCGTACTCCCTACGGGACTCGAACCCGTACGTCCTTACGGACACTTGATTTTAAGTCAAGCGCGGCTGCCAATTACGCCAAGAGAGCTTGGGTAAGGGAGTGTATGAAGCTCCCTTACCGGAGAGAAAGGCATGAAAATGAAGACGGGTTAAATAGGCATCTCCTGTGTCGATTGGGTGTTGCGGCCTCTGTCTGCCAGTAACTAAATCTTACGCTACTCTAGCGCTACAAGCAACTTGCACTCGGGAACTTCAACAAATCCGCTCTGGTGAGTGCGAATCGGCTCACTGATAATCCCCTGATCAATGAGACATTCCAGCACCCCTTCGTTTTCCGACCAGTTCTTGATGAACACATTTCCCTGTTCGGGAGTGTCGTGCTCCAAGAACGTGGTAGCAGTGAAAAGCATTGAGCCATCGGTAGAAACAGCCCTCAAAGCCTTCGAACCATCTCCGTAACCCAAAACCTTGAGAACGGCAGGTTCATCCTTGACGTACTTGGTGTTTGCGGTGAAAGTGATCATTGCGATTCCTTTGTTCGGTGTGATTTCAGCTTACTACATCTTGGCTTCGTTTGCAAGGATTGTGTCAACTTTTCCTTGGCACTCGTTGAAGCTGTGCAAACGAATTCGTTCTTCCGTTGCCACGTCCTCAAGAATCCAGACGCCCTCTTGCTTGTAGCTACGAGATGCAAAGAACCGATCGTCTCGTGTTCGGTACACTCCCGGAGCAAGGCTTTCTCGCAACGTTGCCTGCTTGCTTCGCTCAATTGCTGCGACACGCTTAGGGTCTTCGTTTGCGTTCATTCTGTATCCTTTGTTCGGTTTGTGTGAACTAAGACTATCGGTTCTTCGCTTGCTTGTCAACTGTTTCAGAAGATCAAAATCAGCAACAAGATGATCAAGATAAGAGCAACTGCTCCTCCACCAACGTACACGGTATCACATCCTTCACTTCTATTTTACCATGTGCTAGAAGATGTAGGTGCTGGGAGGGCAATTCTCTTCCACGAGTTGGTTGCAATACATACATATAAATACGTTGCATCGTAACCGATTTGCCCCTTCGTACCTGTCGAATTGGGTAGTGCTGGTGCTGTACCAGTAGACACTACAATGTTCGGAGTTGTCAACACACCAGTGAAAATAGGATTAGCTTTATCAGCCTTCAATGCATCCTGTGTATCCACATAAGTTTTCTGTGTAGGACTTGTGCCACCCGATGCTACCGGAACGATCACCGTACCAGTAAACGTAGGACTAGCCTTGTCTGCCTTCAGATTGTCTGCTGTATCCACGTATGTCTTCTGAACAGGACTCGTTGCAGAAGATGCTACAGGAATGGTCACAGTACCAGTAAAGGTAGGGTTCGCGCTAGGTGACTTCAGATTGAGTTGCGTATTGACATAAGTTAAGTCAGCTTTCTTGGTCTCAATCTCAGCCATTTTGTTATTGTATGTACCGATCAAGACATACTGGTTCAATGGTCGTGGCTCTACCGCGCTTAGATCGGCTAGCCATACCTCGTTTGTGCCTGTGATATCAGCTTCGGTAAATGCTGTGGTCCCCTTGTATGCTTTGGTACCCTCAAAATCCTCTTTAATGTTGACCTTGGTACCACTCAGGGCACCGGAAATCGGATTCGTTGTTCCAGTGACGATGTACTCAACAGAGATTTCGCCATTTTGGTCAAGAGTGTACTTCTTTTTCTCTTGAGTGTATGTGACGTTGGCAGCGTCATCACCCAAGGGAGAATCAAGAGATAGTTCTATAGTACCTCGTGCTGGTGTCCCATCGGGTGCTTGCCACCTACCTCTTAATGTTATCGTAGTTGCGCCTGGTTGAAATGTCATACAACAATTATAACATAAAACTATTTAGTAACTACGCTCAGAAACTGGGAACCGTACCCAGAATCTCAAAGCGTTCAACCCTGACATACTTTGGATCATCATTTGCTTCATCATGGCAACCAAAAATACGCTCAATGAATTCTGAATCGTACTTGCATCCGGTGAAGTATACAACCTTGTTGACTGGTGCATTCTCTACAATGTAATCCGCGCCGGTGGAGTATGACTTGTTCACATCATTACGTGTGATCTTGTATGTCTTCTCTCCCAGATAGGTAGTAGCATCGTAGATTTTCATCTTACCGGCCGGAACCACATCTTCAGCATAAGTATAATGCATTGGTCCCATAAGGTTGAACTGGGAGATAAAGAAGCATACGAATGGAACCATCACGAAAGAGGCAAAGAATCCAAAGAACTGAGCATTGTCTTTCTGGTTTTTCTTATCGTTCTTTGATCCTATATAAACGATTCCGTAAAGCACGGAGTATACAACCACCGAGACCATACCAATGAATCCCCAAAACAAGAGAATGTCTACCATTTTATTGCCTCCGAAAGAAGTAGGTTCCCCGATAGCTGGTAGCAACTCACAGCCTGTCCAGATGGACTTTGAAGAGATTTCGTCGCTTCTCGGGGAAAGAAAGCGGGTCTATGTTGGTGCCCCCATCAGGAATCGAACCTGAATCTCAAGATTAGAAGTCATGCGTCGTGTCCGTTGGACCATGAAGGCAAGTCCCAGAGGGGAGACGTTAGTCCGCTAGTCTCTGGGCGCAGTATTAAAGTATATCAGAACATGGGATGATCAGTCAATCTCTAGTAGTGATTTGACTGATTAATCCAATTGACGACTTCATCAAGAGTTGGCAAGAAAGGCTCATCCTTCTGGTAACTCTCTGGTGTACGATCCCGATAATTGAGATTCATCTTGTTGAGCTGTTCCCCGGTGATTCCTTCTCCTGCTGTCTCAGTTCTCACTTCGTCAGGAATGGTCTCTCCCGGTTGAGGAAGCCAGAAACCCTGCTGAAATGGATTTTCACCACCATTGTCATACTCTTGAACCTCGTCAACCAAACCGAGAGAGTAGTGATCACTGATTTCGTCTTCAGTCAGCTTGTTGATCTGAATGTTCAGATGTGCCACACCGTCATGACCGAACAACGGAGTCTGATTGGACTGGATGAAACTGAGTACATCATAAAGGTCATCGGCGTAGATTACCATCTCCTGATGATCATCAAAAACGATACGCCAAGCAAATTCTGCCATTTAAATTAATTCTCCTAGATAAGGTTGCGCTCAGATAGAGCAATTACAATCTTGTTTGTCAGTCGATCTACGACCCGCTGGTGTAGAATACCAGCATTTTCTTCAATTTCCAAACGAACTACGCTGATAGCTTCAAGCTGAGCTTCAGTCAACAGGTCCACGAATTCTCCTATTTTGCGTCTAGCAAGAAATCCTGACGGATTGTGTTAGGTCGAACATGTAGTTCATCCATATTGCTCTCCGAACCTTCACATGAAGTAAAAGTCCAGATTGATGAATCTCGTACGCATACGAAATCATTCAGAACGTATGGTTGCTCATCAGGCTTTACGTCCTGAACGATAGTGTAGTGTTTAGTGTTGGCATTGTAAAGCTGAGTTCGTCCATCTTCATCTGCTGCATAGAAGGTGTACTTAAACTCTTCACCCTCTCGATACGTGCTCACAAAGAATGAACTCTCACCTTCAGCAAACTGCTGTTTACCGTCATCCAAGCCTAGCAGAACTTTGCGATCATGCTGCCATTCCCCTTCGTAGGTAACCCAATCTGCACTTATGATTGCCATAGGTATAGTGCCGACGATGCAAAGAACAAACAGCATACCGCCTACGTCTTCAGAGAAGAACATTGCAGTCGCAAACAGGCATACTACCAGATAAATGACAATTATGATGATCAGAGACAGCATATCAGTCAGCCGGAAGAATTTCGTAGTACATCTTCACGCCCGCGATTTTGAATGTGAAACCATTTGGCTTCAGCTTCGTGATCAGATGTGCGTTCTGACGAATGTCTTCGAGCAAGTATGCAAACGCTTTCTTGCGACTCGTGAACGTCTTGACGCAAACACCATCAAGGCACCCCTTATGGCTAATGACGATTTCGTACATGATTCCCTCTCAGAGAAACTTGATGGTTACGGTTGGCTTGGTTTCGATGACTAGTGCCTGAGTGGCATCATCGCAGTACTTGCGAACTCGCTCAAGTGTAACACCATCACGCGTTCCTGTCAGCTTTTCGAAAGCCGGTTCCCCATGCAGATTGGCAAGAGTGGACTTACCCATTGCCTTTGCGAGAATGTCCCGCAATTCTGCCTGACGAGTTTCGATTTTCTTCAGCTCCCTACGGGCAACAGTAGCCTTTCGGTTCAAAGTGTGCAACTCCGTTGCGAACTCTTCGTAAGCATCCATGTTCTTAGCCATTTGAACTCCCTGAGTAGTTGTTGGCTAAAGAGTATCAGATCAGCCTAGATCAAGCAAGCCGAAGTTTTGACCGTCTGAAGACTCAAGAAAGTCAACTACGTAGGACTTCACGGTAGAATTACCACCAACGTACAAGCTTGTCAAGGCACTTGAGATTAGCTCTAGAGAATCATCTGTGAGATTAATGTTATTTACTGTAGAACCGCTGGACTCGGGGAAAATGAAGAGAGTCTTCTTGTCTGCCATATGTTATTTCCTTTGATTGGTGTTTCTTAAAGTGCCCTCCCACGGAATCGAACCGTGAACTGTCGGGCTTCAACCGACCACTTTTCCAGTTAAGCTAAAAGGGCTTGGTGGAGCGCCTGTTTACCTGTCCCGCGCCCCTGTGAGACTTAAAGCTTTGGGCTTGATCAAATTGCTACCGAGACGAGCGGTACCCAATGCTTTGTCAGACTGGTTGGATTCGAACCAACGATTTCTCCTGTCCAAGAGGAGTAGATTACCACTTTCTCACAGCCTGTTATGCCAGATTTCTTGAGGATACCCTCTGGCTAGGTACTAACGAATTATTTGTTCATCCTCGTTGTCGGGATACGGGGACTTGAACCCCGCCCGTACGGACCCAAACCGCACATGCAACCGTATACACCTTATCCCGATATGATAGTTTTTACCCGGTTGATCATTCCGGCACTGTGGCAACTATCAAAGCGTCCCCGCGACCGGAATTGAACCGGCCCTAAATGCTCGACAGGCATTTGTGCTACACCAATACACTACGCGGGGATTACATGAATTTATAGTCGTCATGCCGACTAGAGGCGCAGAAGAGTTAAAGTTTTTTGTGTGGGCGATTAACTCCACCTTGCTCTTCTGCCTCCACCACCAATTCTTTAAGGAAATTGGAAACCATTGTGGAGCTACGGGGAGTCGAACCCCGATTGTCGGTATGCAAAACCGATGTTCTACCATTGAACTATAGCCCCATTGGGTATCTAATGGTAGCATACCCCTAACTTATTTGTCAACGTATGATTTCGATGACACCTTCATCACGCAATTCCTGAACAAACTTAAACAAGAATCCTTCGTAAGAGTAATCCCCTACGCGCAGTCCTGCCTTCAGTTCCGAAGCGTACTGTTCAATCAACTCATGCATTCTGTCTCCTATGGTACAGGGATAAAGATAACTTCGCTACCCTTGGTCAAACACTGAATGTTGTTGCCTTCGAACTCGATGATCTTACCATCTTTTTGTTCGCACTGTGCCCGAAAATAATCCTTCGTGGCGTTGTAGTTGTCTACATAGTTTCCCAGACCCGCGCCAAAAACGCAAAGTGCAGCACCGAGAACAACCAATCCTGACAGGTCATCGGTCACGGTCAAAATGTAAGTACCGCAAATGGCAATTACTGCTGCAATTATGATTAATATTGTAGTCAAGCTGCTTCACCTCGTGTTTGAATAACTCTGTAACCCTTGTCTTCTGACCATAGTACAGCCAATGGTGTGTTGTCAAGTGCTCTAAGGTGCGGAGTCCATTCCATCCCGAAACCATTACGATACGTCATACATAGTCTAAGAAAACCATCTATGTCTGTTCTCCACCAGTCATCTTCCTCAAACACTGGCATTCCAACTTCACAATGCACCATACAGTAATACATAATTCTCCTATAGGACTGGATTACGGTTTCTGACAGGCACATTTGCATGACCGCCCTGAGCTACCGCCCGAAGTGGTCCCTGAACGTCAATATCCAAGTAACCGCCTACGTCATCAGGCTCTTCAAGGAACGTCCACTGGTCTGAATCTTCCTTGCGCCAAATACGATTCAGCACACAAGCGTAGTATCCACCGTTAATGGCTTCTCTTGGGCTGTTGATCTTCGGCCCTAGTGCTCTCCACCCGGCAGGCAAGGCCGCAATGGCTGGTTCCTGCATAGTAGTTTGCGATTGGACTGACGAATTAAATGCATCTAGCACTTCCCTATCGGGAACGACCAAGTTTTCTGAGATGTAGCGTGGTATGTCCTGAATCCTGATCCACGATCCCGGCTCGGTTGGAGGGTTGCCTAGAGCCTCTGACAACAACTCAATCAAAGTCTTGGAAACTGGCTCGTAATCCTCATAGTTCTGCTCGTCCATCTCAATGTCAGTCAGATCATTCCAGTCTTCGACTGTGTCTGCTGGACCTGGATTTTCCAAGTCGAACCCGGCAAGCTCAAACATGCCTAGCATCTGATCTTCTCGTGCTTTTACCTGTTCGGCATTTGCTACAAGTGATTGTAGTTCGTCAAGAATTGACATTTAGATTTCCTTTATCTTGTGGTCTCCGTGAACCTTAAGTTCATCGTCTGGGTTCATCATGAATGTCTGGTTGATTCCATCACTGTACGTAACGACAACATTGACTGGCTGAATAGCCTTATATTTAATCACTAATAGAAGTTGGTAGCGGAGTCCCGGAATCGCACCGAGTTGCCGGAGGTTATGAGCCTCTGTGAGATTCTTACCTCCCACCCGCACGGTCGTCCTCGTGAGATTCGAACTCACATGTCGCGGTATGTAAAACCGGTGCTTCCCCATCAAGCCACAGGACGTTAAAGCGGAAGATTGAGGTGTCGATCCCCATGCAGTATTACCGCACCAGCCGCTTTCAAGGCGGTCCCAGAGGCCGCTCTGGTTAATCTTCCAAACACACGTTCCTCTTCCAGGAGTCTACGTGCAACTAACAGAGTGCTGTACCAGAGAGTTGAACTCTGCAATGCCAATGTATCAGATTGGTCTCGTCACCGGCTGAGTCGTACAGCATTACCCATACTACACTATATACAAACCTATTGCAAGTGTAGTATGGGTGTGTTACGGTCAGGCTGTCAGTTCCCATCCCATCCTGATAACAGCCATAGGAACACACTCAATGTTCTTACCAAGCTGTTTTTCCAGGAGTACCGGAAGGAGGTCTATCAGGTGAACTAGCATACTATCATCCAGTTCAGGGAAATTCAAGTAGATTTCAGCCACATCACGCTCCGTCTAGTTATCTTTCTCACACACTCGGGATATCTTGGACCAAGCGGTCAGTCTGTGTCAACTTGCCTGGTCACTGGAACTACACGCCTGTAATTCCCTCTCATCATAGCTTGTGCTGGCCGTGATGGGAGGGTTACACGCGGCCTAATCGTCATCAAATCTCGTTACGAACTTGTGACTACTGTTAGTCTTGACTTCACGTTCTTCGTCTGCTAGTACCGCATAGACGTAAGCTCTGAGGTCTTCCCGCCTTATGTAACCTTGACCTTCTGAGTCACAGATCATGATCGTTGCATCGTTCCAAGCTCCGTCAGGTGGGTTTAGCCAGAGTGCGCTAGTGCCCCGCTCAAGCGCTCGGTTCATCCGAACCGGGTCGTAGCCACACTCAATCGCCAGATCAAAGCTGAACGGCCATGAAGCTGGACTATCGGTCACTGTGGACCATTCGATATACTCATCATGCTCTTCATCAAGTTTGAAAATATATCTGCCCATGAACTTCTTTCGGTAGTTTTGGACCGCAATACGGGAGTCGAACCCGTCTATCAGGATTTGCAATCCTGCACCTAGTCCGATCGGTCAATTGCGGTTGTGCCAGAGGCGGGGATCGAACCCACTATAATCTTCTTATGAGAAAGATCGGCTGCCATAGCTCTCTCTGGCTTAGAAGTCTGGATTTGGTTTTGTACAGACTTCAGGATTTACATGTTTCCAACCTATATGGTAGAAGATCGGTTCCTTACAGGTCCAGCAGTGATCGTAATTATCTGGATCATCAAATGGATCAATCTCTTCCACGTAGTTGAACCTTGACTGTATCGTCTGGATTCTCAGCGTAGTCTTTCAAGTCCTGCAATGCTTCTGGGTTTCGATTTAGTCTAGCTAGAACCTCATCCATCTGCTTCATTGCTCTTCTCGATATCATAAACATTTTATCTTAACTCTTTCTCTGGATGCAAGTTCTTATGTAACTCGTATACATATTCTGCTTTGCATCTTGATTCTGCTGTCCAAATTGGCAAGTCAAACCCGGTTGATCCATCAAAGTCCTTGAACGCTTCGTACTCGTATTTAACAGACTTGCTGATCTTTGGATTTTCTTTTTGTAACTTTACCAGCTCGTAAGCAAATGTGTCAAATTCCTTGTCTGTCAGGATAGGGGTATCAAACACATAGTATAGAGCTGAGTGGATCACTAGCATTCGTCTGAGCTGATTGATTCTCTCAGGCGTTGTTTGTACGTACTCCGACATGAATAACCTCACCCGGCGTTTTCTGTAGAAGTTCAATGTGTTCAGGTCGAACGTCCCATTGACATTGATCAACTTGTCCTCCGAAGCAAGCGCAACGTGTTTCGTTACCGCCAACTACTTCAAAACTTTTGATCATGTAAAGAACCTTACCACAACTTACACAACAGTTGTGCAAACAGCAACCATGTTCGCAGACAATTTGATCATGATTCCATAATCTTAAAACATTATCCTCTTCGAACTCAAACCATCCTGCATAGTCCCAGGTTGGCTCAGTGCCAACATACTTGTATGCAGTAATTTCCGAGCATTCACACGTTTCATGGTCTACATATGGTATATCTTTATTTGTTTCCACGCACCCTCGTACGGTACCGCCCCGCATTCAGTGGGTTTGGAAGCCACTACATCACTTTAATGCTTCGAGGGTTTAGTTTAGTAAGCGGAGTAGTGCCCACTAAACAGAGCTGGTAGGATAGGAATCGAACCTATAATGGCTCTGATTCAAAGTCAGAGTTGCGCGCCAATGCACACCTACCATTGGTCTCAATACTAGCTCTTTCACGCTAGATTACTCCCTCCAAATGGAAGCGGATTATACTTATCCTATACTGAGAGTCTAACTGATTGATTTATCAGGAATCAAACCTGATCTTCCCGAACCCCGCCGGTCGCACTATCATTATACTATAAACCAATCTACGGGCCGCTTAACGGATTCGAACCGTTGACCGGTCGCTTACAAGGCGACTGCTCTGGCCGGACTGAGCTAAAGCGGCTTTCGTTAATATACTTGGATTCTAACCAAGGTCACCGAGCGGTAAGCCAAGTGTGCTCCATTACACCATATATCAACTGCGAGCTACTACGACGAATCGAACGCCGATTCCTTCATTACAAAAGAAGTGTAATTGCCGTTATACTATAGTAGCAGTGGAAAGCAGTAAGGTCGTGAGATGCTTACTGCTTTCCGGTCTAACAATGTTAACACACTGGCAGTGTGAGTGTCAACTGTTTAAAACCAGGGAATCTTTGTTGCTGGTTCAGGGTCTTCGTAATCAATGTCATCTTCCGTTTCAGGAATTTCGTCTTCATCGTTACCATCCCAAACATACGCTGTGCTGTACTCGTTGTCAAGTACCTGAATGACCTTGTAACGGCAAGTACGTAGCTTCTGGTCTCCACAGTCTGTGGGAACCGAAACAACATCTCTTGGGTTAATGTGTACTTCCAGTGTAACAGGTGCAAACGAACTTGCATAATTCCACGATCCAGCGTGCAATCCGAAGCTACAACCGTTGTTTGGATCAAACGTAACAGAGTCTCTCGGCATTTCGACAACAGAACCCGGCTTGTTTGGTAAGTGAGCATGATTGTACCACTCACCGTCAACAATACCGTCACCAGCATGTTGCGAAGTAAAGTCATTTCGAACTCCCTTGTAGGCAATGAAGTCACCGTTCGTGCTGATGCTGAGCTGCTGAGCCTTCAACCAGCGGTACAGGTGAGTCTTGCTGTGTTCGTTTGGATTAGTGTTCAACTTCTCCAAGAACAGAACTAGAGGCTTGAAATCCTCGTTGCCTTCATCGTAGAACCTCACGATAGTATCTGTCAACACGTCGTTAACGATACGTCCTTCGAACAACACATTACCATTGTGAATGGCAATCTGCTCCGACACCTTCTCAAAGCGTTCTGCAATTCCCTTGCTTGGGTCCAGAGACTCAAGTAAATTAGTTTCATCCTGAGGGTCGTTGCCAAATTCTGGGTCACGAACCGTTTCCAGGATACTATCAAACCTAGGATGATCGCCGGTAATGCTCTGCAATTCTCCTGCAAGCAATACCGTAAGATTCCTGAAGCCTGAGTTTTCTACGAGATTATACTTACTCGCCATCTTTCACCTTCTCTTGTTCATTATTGTAAATCCTATTAGCGTACTCATGTAGATGTTCAATCATCAACGCAGCATTTTCACTGCTGGAATAGAAAGTAGCACCGTCGATCAATGGGTATTTGGCATACACCTTATCATGTTTTCCTCTGGGAGAAAATTCAGGGAACTTGTACTTCTCCCTTTCCCTCCAAGGCAACTGATTAGCTGCATCCCTAGCCCTTTTATACCGCGTCTCTTCTGGATCTTCGGCATAACCAGACCCGGTGTATCTCAGAATTTTACTTAACTCTGGATCATCTATCTTCGTCCAGTCTAGCAAATAATCGTTACGATTGCCAGTGTAGAAGTAGTCAAAGAATTCAAAGTCTTCCTTGGTCATCCCCATCAGGTAATCCGTTACGAATTTATGATAGTAGTCAGCTATGAACTTAGCCTTAGGATACAGTTTCTTAAATCTGTCCTCCTGAGACGGTGTAACATACACGAACTGAGTGTCATCATCTACTACGTTCATGAAGACGCTGCTGCCTTCTACGAGAGACTTGCTTCCATAGTAAATATCTAACTTAGCGTCAGGCACACACCATGTGAAGGATTTCTTTGGCTGAGCACCGCCGATCAACTCCCACGTCTTGGCTGTTCGTGCAACCTTGGCTTTGGCAGGAACGGTCATCTTTCTGACCTCATCCCAAGATACCACAGTATTCTCACGGAACAACTCAGGGAAAGGCTTGTACTCCTGAAGAATAACCTGATATTCGGTACCACGACCGATCTTAGTCAGATATTCTTTAAGTTTACGTGCCTGAACCTTAGTAAACTTATTGTTTTTCCAGCCAGTAACGATCAGCATCTTATCATTAATGCCGTTGCTGTAAAGCCCATTGAACTGAACCGGACCGTAACTGGTACGACCAGTATCAATATTGGTTGACCATGCCGCGACTTGTGCTGCAACCATAGTCGGAAGAGCTGTGCCTCTATAAAAGAAACTCAGATTACGGCTACGGAAATCACGACGATACTTCTCTGACAACTCGAAAGCTTCTCTTGAGGTTTCACACTCTTCGATCTGTCTTTCTAAGTGACCCTTGAAGTAGGTCTCGAATTCAGCTTCCATCTTACGCAATGTTGCACGAGTGATAGACGTATCCATAAGCTCTTCACGAGCCGGTGTGAAGTCAACTTCGCCCATACCAATAAAGTAAATTACTTGGTGGGTACCGATTAGCTGGTTTCCAGTTGGATAACTGACGTTACCCATGACAACACGATCTTCAGAATTGCTGTACGAACCTCTCGGAACAATTGCCAAATCAGAAGTTACGTATTCCAGATCGGAATCAGGTTCCTGACCATTGACAATAATCATGCCCTTGGTTACATACTTGGCGAACTCATGAACCTTGTCATTGAATTCATCCATATCAACCTGTACCGGAACCTTAATCAATACTCCGTTAGGTTCATCAGTAGGTCTAGAATCAACAATCTCGATGCTGCCTGAACCATCACTACTACGACTAATAGAGACAAGCAGTCTAGTGCCGTCCTTGACCGTAATAAGATTAAACTGTTCAGTGAATGTGAGAGCTGACTTGGAACCTAGACCAAGCATTCCTGCCTCTAGGTTGTTGCCACGCTTTGTTGAATTACCAAATTGACTATAGATATTTTCTATGTCATCTTCAGACATACCAACGCCGAAATCCTGCACTGTGAAGTACGGACTTAAACGACTTGGAGTTCCCAATTCAACAGGTCTAGACTGACCCGCTGCAAGATGACTATCTAAAGCATTTGTTGTGTATTCTCTAATGACTGCCCCGGCAGGATCAGAGTACATATCGGACAAGACACTCATCAAGTGAACTAAACTATTAGCGTCTAGACTCATCTTGATTTCACGTCCACCAAGACTTCCATCAGTCCTGATATCTTTTGTGTTAACAAGCATTCAGATAATGCCTCTCTGTTATGTTGTAGAGCGGAAGATAAGGGATTCGAACCCTTGGTGGGACTTGCGCCCCACGCTGGTTTAGCAAACCAGTGCCTTAGACCTCTCAGCCAATCTTCCTTAGGTCAGTTCGTTCTCAGACCCGCGTTTTTGAGTTCCCAATACTCTTTAGCTTTACCTTCTGGAATAATCGGTTCAAACATTGCAAAACTATGATTCTGATCAAGATGCAAAGCTAGAGCTGCATATTCAATAAATTCAAGAACAACAAGTTCTACCAGCTTATCAATCTCGTACTGGGAGATTTCGGTAGAATCCCGTTCAAAATGGTCTTCTAGCTCTTCCGCTGACAATTCCCAATCAATCCGTTCTCGGAGATGGTGCATATCAAAATTATGAACGTTAATAATGTATTCGAAAGTATCCTTGTACGGAATGTAATATCGACGTATCACCCAATGCATCTTATGCTTATCGAACTCTACTTGAACTTCTGACGCTTGTATCTTGTTTCTGGCTTCTTGATTCACTACTGTTCCTTAGGTTGGTCGTGACGACGGGTTCACCATACCCGCGACTTTTTCCTATCGAGAAAATGTTTTTTCAGGGCTACCAATCTTAGCACATGCATTTACTTAGATTGTCTATACTACATCACGAGTCCTCTCCCTGAGGCTCGAACTCAGATCAACGGTGTCACAAACCGTCCGCTTGCCGATTAGCGTAAGAGGGGTTATAAGTTTAAGAGTTTTAGCGTCCGAAAACTTATCAAACTAGGACCGTTCTGTTTATTTTATGGTAGCTTTTTGAACTCGAAGCTCCCGCTTCCCAGGCTGGAATCGAACCAACGGAGGCAACATTCAGAGTGTTGCTAGCCTGCCAACAGACTGCTGGGAATTAAGCAGATTCAAGGTTCTGCCAGACCTAAAGCTTATCAAGCTTTCATTTGCTTGTCAACTCAGATTGACAAGTCGGTGATTGCAAACGAATCGAATGCGTAACCACTCCACTGAGGTTGTGCAAATGGATGATTGCTTGTCTGTCCTGCCGTAGCTCTACGGTTATTCAGACCTGTATTCACAATACCAGCAGTATCCGTCCAAGTCAAGATTGTTGTTCCAGTTGTCAGGTTAATGATTGAATACACATTACCCTTAGCTTGGAATCTTAACATATGTCCGAATGAGAAGGTACCTGTTCCGGTTGCCTTCTGAGTTACTGTGCCACCAGAAACAGAACTAATTGCTACTGCACCCGACGCACGAACTCTGAATTCTACTGCTGTACCGACACCGAATGTTGCTGTGTTACGGATACGGAAGTAGTCTGCCGAACCATTGCTGCCCTTGTCCAATTGACCCTGTAATACGTCTGCCAGTAATACATCAATGGCATAGTCATCAGAAGGTGCGGTTGCATTATGTACGCCCTGGATATTTACTACCTCGTTAACACCAGAAGCGCTCTGTCCTGCTCTGCCACTATTGACTCTAGCCTTACCAAGATTTCCTGTGAAACCTGTCCAACCTACTCCGTCAACTCTGAAGTCCTCATAGGCAACAACTGGTGGCACTGGTCCGCGCTGTTGTGCCTGAGTAATCAAGTATGGCTTCAAAGACTTAAGATAACGTCCTAAGTACTGACACATAGAACCAGTAGTTCCGTCCATCTGAGCAACAGGGAAATTATTCTTTCTGTTGTCATATGATGTGTGCTTGTTGGAAGACTTGCTTATGTAGCCCGCGATTTCTCTCAGAGTATTTTGAACTCTTCTGATCTGATTCGGAATGTCTAGCCAACCTGCTGCTGCGGCAACCCAGTTGACATTAGCTACGTTCTCATAAGTCTTAATTCCCCAATTCAAAGAGCCTTCGTTGAATTCCATATATTCGATAAGGTCAGCAACGTCTCTCAAGAATGAATCCGGAGCTGCATTACAGATCATATCCTTGGCATTAACTAGATTAAACTCTTGGATTCTCGGTGTGATGCCTGTTCCTAGAAGGTTAGCTACACCCCAACCGCCGAATGCGTCTGCCTGATCGCCTTCCAAAACGAACGTTGTCGAATTGGCTGATTGATCAGCTACACGGAATGGGTTAGCTACCAATACCGAACATAGCATTCGTGGCCATAGATCAGGATGCTTACCCGCGTAAATCTCCTGCATTACTTCCCAAGCAATACCTGCACCCTGACTGTATCCACCGAAGATCAACCAACCTTCTGTAGCTCTAGCCTTAGCAAGCAAAGCATTTCTGCCAATCTCACGACTGGTGTAATGATCTTGTCCACCTAGACCGCCGCCTGCTGGACCAATTGTAGAATCATATCCAACCCAGATATCCTCAATCTCGTCACCGAATTCGGCTGCGATTGCATATCCCGTATTTTCTACTGAACCTACTTCTAGGATCGTCTCTCTTACGTCATCCTTGTATGACTCACCTGTACCGGGAACCCAGAGGAATGAAACTTTGTCTGTCAAAATAAACCTTTCTTCATGCTTGTATAACCGTGAGATTAAAGATTTTCTCACATAATTATTATAACAAACATTCCGAAAGGTTGGTTACCAGTCTATTGAGTCTCTGAGTTCACGAACGGAGATATGACCTTCGATAAAGGCATCCATAGCTCTGGAATGAGTCTCGAAAACCAGATGCCATTCACCGTTAACATTTTTGAATATGCTTGCGTGTCGCTTGACGTATTCGATATGCTCGTACTTGATTGCCCCGGTCGAATCTCGGAGATGTTCATCATAATACTTGAAGTCTCGGGTGAACCTGGACTTTGCTACCGGCTCACGATACAGCTTAGGAATACTTTGATAGGTACTCTCTTCACTGATGAAGATGTAGATATTCATCTTTAGTTCCCACGTGCGTGGATTAGTTACTGCGCTTACCACTGAATCTCCCATAGTAAATCATTGATTGAACCACCAAGCAAAAAGTCGAGCATTGGTTGCGACCGATCAATCTCAATTGGATCAGTGTACACCTGATATGACCTATAAATCTCAGCAAGAGTGTCATACTGTCCGACCACCCCGATTTTGTAGATTGCTGCGGGCAACAGGTCAGCATCCAAACGAACAACGTCCCCATCGTCTTTTAGAACCTGTTTGCCGTCATGATCAATCTGAATACGCTTGGGGTTGCTGCGAAGTTTGATGAATTGTGCTGCATCCGGTCCTGTGAACCAACCATGCTGCCACTTGTCTTGTGTATGAAAAACGATAAGATAAGGCTTTTCGAATGCCACTGTTCTCACATTCCGTATAGAAAGGAATTCCGACAGCTATGTTTGTCGAAATGTAATGTCTCTTTGTTGTCGTGACTTGATTCTAGATTACCGCTCAGCGGTTTGAAGTTACGAACGATTGTCGTACGTGTTGTGATATACGAGTTCTGATATAGATGCTTGTTACCACACCAACTGCATTCAACCTCTAGTGCGTTCATCCTACGTTAGTCTTGATCCACTCGTCAAGCTCTTTGTATTCCGGCAAGACTGAGCCTCCACGGATATGGATTGCTAGGGTGTAATCTTGGGTTTGAGGAACGTTAATCCAAATCATTATCTCAGCACTAGCCCTGCTTGATCCACGGTTAGAATTCAATACACGCTTAAGATTAATCTCTGCGTCAGTGAACTGAAGCTCTTCACGCCGACCGGGAACGTAAGTAATATACTTAGCTGTCATTTCTTACCCTTCGTTTATTAGAAAACTGATCGCCTCCCCTTGTCGGGAATGACGACCAGTCGTAATGTGCCTGTGGAGAGATTCGAACTCTCACTGTCATGCTTCTAAGACATGTTCCTCTGCCGTTGGGATACACAGGCTTACGGTGACTAGTTGGATTCGATTCCAACACTCTAAACAGCTTTAGGCCGCCCGTCTCTCTATTGGACTATAGTCACCTAAGTATTAAATTATAACAGAATCACTTGTCTTCTGCTGGTGCTGGTCCAAATCCGTCTGCTGGGATAACGGTAGCAATTGGCTCTACTTCCGGTGTCTCATCAGGAATTGTCTCAACTGGTGGTGCTGGATCAACTGGTGTTTCAGGTTCCGGTTCTGCTGGAACTTCTGGTTCCTCAGTTGCGGGAAGAGTAGCATCTACGTCTGCACGTAGCTTACCAATCTCTACACTAGCCTCTTCGTTAACACGCAATGCTTCATCTGTTGCTGCCTTAGCTGCATCTAGTGCTGCATTCTGCTCAACATCTTCTGCATCCTCTGAAACTCTCAATGCTTCTGCTGCTGCACGCTCTGCTTCCAAAGCTGCCTTTAGCTCTGCATTAGAATCTACTAGTGGTCCGTACAAATTCTTGATACGGTCCTGAAGTGCGTCAAACGAATCACGCAAGCCCTTCAATTCATCTCTTACTGCCATGATAATTTCCTCCTTGTAAATTTTGTTTCCAGCAATGAACTCGCTGGTAGAAAGGAGATTAAATAAACCCATTGGTTCTCCTATCTGTGCTTGTGGCACTATACAAGTATATCATACATAGCATTTGTATCCCTGACTGGATTCGAACCAGCGACCGACGCCTTAGGAGTGCGTTGCTCTGTCCACTGAGCTACAGGGATAGATGCTCCGAAGAGCACATCGTTCAGGTTACCATAGACAGGGACTCGAACCCTCTGCCTGACCGACTAGGAAGTCTTAAGCCTTCCATAAGCTTATTGTAACATACTAGCGTGTTGGAACTACTGTTGTCGTACCAGGCCAGCAACCGAGAGGAGATTGGCCACGTTCCTTGACAATATCCAAGCACTTAGACACTAGCACGTTTGGATCGTTACTAATTGACGCACGTAGCTTGTCATTAGCTGTTGCTTCTGCTGTTGCAGTCAACTGCTTCTGCTGAGCAATACGTGTATTGCCAATTTCCTGCTGGTATGCATCAAGCTTCTGCTGGGTCTGCTCATCAAAGTTGACGATAGGAATAATGACACTGATGATGTCAACCTTGCCGTCTACTCGCTTACGCAAATCCTGCAAAACCTTATCGGCTAGAGTGTTCAAGTCTTCGCTAGGCTTTGCTGTTGCGTCTGGTGCTCCACCGCCGACAGAATTCAAAGGATTGTAACTAGCAAATACTTCGTTCAGGCTTGCCGTGATCTGACGTGAAACCAGATTATCTTTGATGGAATCAAAGCTCCGGTAATCCAAGAACAACTGATCTGCCTTGTCAGGAGTGATACGCCACTGAACAGAGTTTTCTACGCCTGCCTTGCTGTTATTTCCAAGTCGAACCTCAGAAGACTGGTGATTGATCTGGATTGCTCCGTCTAGCTCTGTAACCTTAGACCACGGTGCCTTCAAATGCAAACCGTTGCTGAGACTATCAGTTGGTCGCCCAAAGGTGGTTACAACACCGACATTCTTTGTTGACACGATTGTGGTTGATGCAAAGACAAGAAAAAGCAGTCCAACTAGTGCGATTCCAATTGCAGGCACCTTGTTAATATCTGGGATAAACAGTGCCAGTGCTGCTGCCGCAAATAGAATCAGCGACACGATGAACAAAATCATATGTTCTCTTTCTGTTAGTTTAGATGGTGGTCTTGGTTGCGTGTGCAGGTGACCACCAAACCCACAGCGTATTGTCCACCGGTAAGCTACGCAAAGCCGGATTCAATTAAGCGTGGGACGCCTCGGATTCGAACCGAGAGTCTGACAGGGTAAAAGCCTGCGGTTTTTCCAGTTAAACTAGCGTCCCTTGGTGCTTAGGCCACATATCCGATGACCTAAGCCTTGTCATAAACAATGAGTTTGTTTGTTGTGCTTTACTACACTAACACGTTTAAGAATAAGAATCAAGTTAACAGCGAGAGGTTTTGCCGCTAAACTACAGGCGCATTGGTTATTTTGTGTTGCTTTACGCTTAGCGTAGAGCGCCCGGCAAGATTCGAACTTGCGTCTCTCAATGGTTGTTCCTATTCAGTTGATTTAGTGTATGCACGAGTTGCTAAATTTAGAGCAATAATCTAAGTCTGATTGGTATCTCTGTTGCCTCTACCAATTGGGCTACCCGCGCTTGTTGGTGCGCGGAGAAGGGATCGAACCTCCACTTTACAGAGCATTTCCGTTAGTCTTAGGCTAAGCCTAAATCTACCCTTACGGGAACTGGTGCTCAAACCAGTTTATCATTTACCCATACGATCTACGCATGGAAACTTGTGTCAGCTAAACAGGTATCCGAAAATATCCTTAGCTGCTGTACGGTCAGTCACGTCAGTGCTGTTGGCCTCTTCACGTGCAAACTTAACTGCCTTCTGAAGCTCTTCAACACGCTCAACCAACTCTCGCTTACGCTTTGACGAAATCGCACCTGAGAAGTCAGTCTTGGCCCACTTGCCCTGCAACACCGAATCCTCAAACACATCGACCTGAGCCGGGTGCTTGTCCGTTGCCTCTGCACGAACGTGGTTCTTCAAGACCTTCTTGTTACGAACAGTCTCCGTAACCGCTGAACGATAAACGCCTGCATTGTCATCAAACGACCACTCGACCGCTGGATCAAGAGTAGGTAGCTTGCTAACAAACGTGTGAACATCAACCAGCTTCTTCTCAAGGAATAGAAGGTAAGTTACAGGCGCATCGGCAACCAGAACCTTGTTTCCAACCTTGATATCTGCCTTTGCCTTAGCATTTGCAGTTTCCTTGGTGAGTGTAATATCAACTACACGAGACAATACACGCTCTGCATCTTCCAGAAGATCAGATACCTTCACCTGTACCGGCGAATTCTCTGCTGGGAAAGTGTCACCACCATCTTCGCTTGGAGTGTACACCTTGCTAATTCCTGCAAGCAAGGGTGTCTTCTGCGACAAACGATGAAGTTCGGTGAACTCTGCCTGAGACTTGCTCTTGACGCTGTTTTCGATTGCAATGATCTGGTTAAGCTTGGTCATTTTGACTCTTTCTGTTGGTGTCTGATTAGACTGAATTTGAACATAAAAAGTAGGCCACCACGGTAACGATCCGTGTTCCCTAGATTAAGAGTCTAGTGCATCACCTTAATGCTTGTAGCCCATACGCAGTAGTACTTTATTTCATAGTACTCTCCCCGCCCCGTTTGTCAACCGCCGTTGACCACATGAAGCCGGTGTGCTCTTACACCTTATTGCTATTGTATCACAAGGTATCCAGCGACGGACCTTGCTTTACAATTGTTGGGGTGACAGGATTCGAACCTGCAAGTCTCGGAAGAACGTGGGTTACAACCACGCGGGCCACCAGTTGCCCAACACCCCATCGCAACACCCTTTGTAATGCAGACCTTATGCGCTGCACACTCTTTCGAGAGGTTGGTGTCGTAACCTTTGCTGACCATATAGGATTCGAACCTATATCTTGCATCTTAACAGGATGCAGCATTGCCTTTATGCTAATGGCCATTGAGCACTCTTTCAAGTGCTTTTCTATCTTACTACAGATTGTCTGGTTCTGCAAGTGTGATGTAGTCATAAACTACAACGAACTGATCAATCGGATAAACTCTATCCATTATCCGCTCAGCCTGTTCCATCGTCTCAAAGCCTACCATGTTGATTCCGTGTTGTCCACTCACAATGTCTACCCAGCGAGCTACGAACATTTTCTTAATCCTTAAAGTCGTTGAACGAATACGGGATCATCTGGAACAATCCCTGGCTGTCATTGCCACCGAGAAAGTCTTCGAAAGGTGACTTGATTCCCATCTCTACAAGAGGATCAATGTATTCACCATTTAACCAGAAGGGCTTCATTCTGTCAAGTGCTGATTGCATCTGTTCCGGCGTCATTCTCAAATGACTAACCTGCCTTCAAGCTTAGCATACTCTACGTTGCATACCGGCTTCCACTGCTCTTCACCATACACTTCGTAAAGATACGGGTCAAGTCGGTACTCTTTCTGTCCCGAACATTCGGGAGTACAAAAACATTCCATACTTCCAGCTTAGTCTATCTTGTCGATAGAGTCAACTACCACATCTTCGTTCCGTAGCCTACAAATTCATCTGTAGCTGCTGCTCCACGAGCACCGAACAGTACTGGAAGACTATCATTGACAATCTTCAGATTGAAACCCGGCAAATTACGCTTGACCATGAACGTGAAAACATAAACCCAAATGTAATCATCCCAGTTGTTCACCAATGCTTCGGCAAGTGTATCTCTGGAATCTTCATCTGGATCAAACCAGCCTTCTGGCCAATCAATACCGGCATCTACGAAAACCTGTGCCTGATCCTCCGTAGGATATGAATCAGCGTCATTGGCAATATCTTCAATGCCAAGACCTAGCTCTTCACGAGACTTTCGGTAGGCTTTGCCGATTTCTGCTGGATCAAAATCACCCTGTGACTCTACCACATGACTATCATAATGGCCGTGACCATCTCCTGACCAGTCACCAATACCGACCCTGTACTTCATTACGCCACCTTATTTCGGAGAGGCATGTAACCCAGTGCCCATTCAATAACTTCACGGTAGAGCATATCATACAGAGCGGACTTGTGAAACTCGGTCCACAAGCGATCACTGTACTCTTCGTCATTTCGATACGTCGTGTTCACCGTTCGACTATCAAGTACATTACCATTCTCGTCACGCAGATTCAAAGTGAACCAGTTGCTTCCATCTTTGGCATACGTGTCGATGTGCCACATACCGGGAGGAAGAATAGGAATATGAACGTCAACATAACTGATCATATCCCACTGGCTGACCTTATTGTTATCTTTTACGGGACGAGCGATCATCAATACGTAGTAAAGAATAAATCCGATAGCTGCTGCACCCAGCCAAAGACCAAGAGTAAGCATGTGATTCCTTTGTTTGTTGGTTGAAGTTGAACAGGCAGGGGTGGAATTGAACCACCAACTTCCGGGATTACGGGTCCAAACTGAACGAGTCGTCACTACTACAGTCAACGATACGTCTATCATTCGGCGTTCTTACCAAAGATACTTCCCACCTGATGGTATCCCTAGAGGGAATTGAACCCTCGTTTCCAGATTGAGAATCTGATGTATTTTCCACTATACGATAGGGATTTAAGATACGCCTAACTAGGCTTCCACCTCGGTGCGACATGTCCTGACGTATCTAGTGCGGTAAACGAGACTTGAACTCGCAACATCTGACTTGGCAAGCCAGTGCTCTACCAATTGAGCTATTACCACAGTGAGAATAGATCGGGAATCGAACCCTAGACTTTAAGAATGACCAGAAAGCCAACCACTGTCTATTCTCGGTTGCTTGGGGTTTGATATTTCCCCAAGACTTACCATCACTCATCACAATGTTGATTGACAGATGTGAGGCAGACGGGGATCGAACCCGCTAAATCCAGCTTGGAAGGCTGGCAGTATACCATTATACAATCTACCCCATAAGTTAAAAGATGACAGACTTGAACTGTCTCCTGCCGCTTCATTGCGGCCGTGCTGCCACGTACACCAATCAATTAACTTTTTGATTATACTCGCCCCGGTCAGGAATCGAACCTAATCTCCGTAACTGTGGCGTCGTTCCAAACGACTTACCAAAGCTGTATAATCCACTCAGTTTGCAACCTGAGTGTTTTCCGAATGATTTAAGCGCTACTCATTCAGAGAAAAGTACCAGAGACGGGAATCGAACCCGCGACGGCTAGGCCGACTAGATTGAAAGTCTAGCTACAATTATCCAACATTGTGACCCTGGTATGACCTAAGACTAACACGCTCAACGCTGCTTAGGTATTCAATTGTACCACTACCGCATTCGTTTGACAACCTTGGTTACCTGGTCAATGACCTCAGGGGAAACCGATGTTGTCTCACCGTCGTGTTGCCCAGTGATCAATACGTTTCCGAACAACGGGTTGATCTCTTCAACCTCTGCTCCGAGATACCTTGCCACAATTCGCATTGCGTAAGGATTCAGCGTTGCAAGAGGATCGGAAGGATTGGTAGTGATCGCTCCCTCATCATCCAACCACATATCAGTGGTGAATGCAAGTGGCACACGATCAACTGTCGAACAACCGATTGCCTTGTACATTCCCTGCAACGTAGAACCCTCTTCGGCAAGGTCAACAGTGCTGACTTCACCCTGAACAGTTACCAAGATTGCTGTTACTTCAGTCATTTTGACCTCCGAGCTAGTAGTTGATGTTCTGATCTGAAGTCTATCAGTTCAGAATCCGCTTGGCATGTTTCTTTGATTTCTTGCTCAGTTCCAGAAGTTCGTATCCCAGAATACGCTTGGCATCATAGCTCAAGCCCTCCAAGTTGTCCTTCAGGTTCAGCAAGTGTGCCTGACGATCGTAAGCCATATTGTTTCCTCGTATGTTCGTAGTGTTCTGAAAGTGCTTCTGCCAATTCAGCTCCCATGTTAACACGGAACTGAACCTCTTTGCGCATTGACTGTACCAGATCATCATCCAGTTTGTAAAATTCCTGAATCGCTTCAAGTAATTGTGCATACGCCTGCATGAACTCTGTTACGTCCTGACTAGCCTGTTGCGCTAAATTGTCCATAAGCTTCCACCACCTGAACAATCTCGTCTGCAAGCTGCTGTGTCATCATAGCACCATCAGGAATGCTGTACTCTACCAGACCTTCGTCATTCATTCCAGCTTCGATCTTACCCATAGTCATATGAGTGTGAATGAACTGTCTCATCCTAACACGACGATAGAGATTGACCCAATCGACCAGTGCCGCCGAAATCTCTAAACCTAAATAGTTTTGCAGGTCAGGCGACATTACAGCTTTATCTATTTCAGACCCTAGCATGTTTGGGAACCTCTTGGCAACTTGGTCCCTGAGCTGTGCAAAATCAATAAAGTTAGCTGGTATTGACGCCTTGACCTTACTCCACTTAGCATCGAATGCTCTCTGTTCAGACTCTCGAATCGCATCGGTTGCCTGATACAGCTCTGCTACATTTGTCGTGTAGTCATCGTAAAAATTTGTCAACTTGCTACTCCAAATGCTTGTGATGATGCTGGTGTTCGTTCGTACAAACCTATCACACACCACTTGCAATGGAAAATGCTGTGGTCACAGTCTTTTGAATCCATTTGTGCCCACTTGGGAAAAGCATACGGTTGTGGCAAACTACCACACGTATCACAAACTTCATCCTTGTCAAGGTTGCGACCTTCATTACAGCATTCCATTGGTGGACGCTTGACAACTTTACTCTTTGGTTCCTTGAACGGAAGTGGCTCTAGCTTTCCATCTTCCATGTATAGGCGTGAACCCTTCTTATTATTACACTTAAAGTGCATAAGAACGTAGTTGGACATATCGTCCAGCCCACCCGCCGAACGCGGGATAACGTGGTCAATGGTTCTGAAATTAGAGTTAGTAAAGGTGTATCTGTCGAAAGGGCATTCGTTAAATTGGCAGAAGTCACCATCGCGCTCAATCAGAGCTTCAATGGTTTCTGCTGTCTTTAACCGTTTCCTTTTGCCTTCCGACATTTCTTCAGTTGTAACTTCCATATCATAAAGCCTTCCATCCATCCAAAAAACTATTTAAGTAACCCGGCATTTCCGGTTTTTCAAGATTATCATTAAGTTGTCTAGCAGTCAATTCAGCCTCTTCCTTCAACAAACTTTCCATAGTTATCATTTTTAGCTCAGTGTCTCGAATTGTATGTCTAATACAGTTGTTCGTAACACCAACAACAGCTTCGGAAATATCGTTGAAGTGTTCCTTGCCGACAGGGTGATCTACCTTACCCTTGACGATAATCAAGTTCTTCAGTTCCTTCCACAATTTTTCAGATTGCGGCCCGGTCATTCTACCCTCAGACATTGCCGTTCTAAATTCTATGTACTCTTCACGCTTCAAACTGAACTTCTCTGAGTCCACTCCGACGCTCTCAAGATACTGAATGTTGTCGAACGATTGCCACTGGTCAAACGTTACCTTACGCACATTGAACTTTTTACACAAGAGCATGATGAAGTCCATCACTTCAGCATCATCAACCGGCTTCAGTCTAGTAGGTTCCCACAGTCTGAACAAGTCAATGGTGATGAAAGGTTGTGCGTCCGTATGGACTCTAGCATGTTGATCTGGCTCAACCCAATCGGACACGTGACCCATTGCGACTACTGTACGGTCAGAAACCTTTGAAAGGTCTACGTGAATAAAGTATTCTGTTTCTGGGTCGGTCTGCTGAGTCTTGACTTCTCCGTCCTCCCAGCCATTTTGACCAGAGAAAACTGATTCAATTCTCTCATGGTTCGTGATGAACGATGTTGCATCATGGTCCGGTGGGTTCGCACAAACACGCATGAGTGTATCAGACTCGTTGTTGTTGTGGTCACGCAGAAAGTCATCCCTATATCCTTCAATGTTAGCGTTTGGATTCACTCGGAAAGTAGGGGCCTTCAGAGCAAAAAAGTTCGGAACTTCGTAACTGTGGACTATATCTTCTGTCCAAGTTACTGTCAATGTGTTACCAGGCTCTTCAGGATCAAGCTTGTCATTTAGGACAAACTCGTGCTGAAAAGTATTAACCTCTAGGTCATCTCCTACAACCTCATTATATTTACGCATCATGAACCCCTCTTTTGTACGAGGGAAACTCAATGTGATTAACTTACCAGTAGCGGGAAAACGAGACGAGATGGTACCAGAAATAGCCTTGAATACATCGTCAGCGTATCCTTCAACTGTGAAACCGTCAAGCTCATCGAGTACTGCAACCATGATGTTCAAACCTTCGGCTGCCTCGAAACTAGAGTGCAAAGAGTATACAGTGATCTTGTGCGCAAAGCCAATGTCAGTTGATCTGTCATAGTACTTTCCGGCGAACCACGGACTTGTCTTGATTGCGATAACCAGAGGATCGAAGAACACACGTCTAGCCTGTGGAGCGTTCAAAGCCATATTGATAATGTCAATAGGGTCACCTGCTGGTCTCTTGAAGTACTTCTGTGGGTTCTTCAAGCACAATAACTTATAGACGATATAGAGTACGGTCAATCGGGCAACGAAGTCCTTACCGGAACCCTTACCGAGCATAAGCAAAAGATTCTTGACATTCCTGTCCCAAATCTCTTCTGCCTTTTCCTTGCCGTGCAATTCCACAAGAGTATGCTTGTAGTAAATTTGGCTACCGCGATCTACGATATCATACTGAATCGGAGTCAGTCTAATACCGTCATTGTAGATACCCATGTACTCTCTATCGTACAAGAAGGTATCCAAATCCACCGGGATTTCATCGAAATCAGATGGATTCAGAGCCTCTAGAAAATCATTATAATTACTCATTTGCAACACGAGTAGCGATTACTTCGCCGCTCATCTCCGCAATACGCTCAGCAATGTACTTGCCTGCATCTGGCCATTCACGTGCAACGTCCTTCAGAATCTCTACGATCTTCTCTTGACGTGCATTCGATTCGGCAATGTCATCACCGATATTTTGAGCTGACAATACGCCTGCCTTCTGCAATGCGTCTACACGCTTACCCTCTGTTTCCACAATAAGTTTAAGCGTGCTAGCCTTCAGCTTCATATCGTCTGCCATTTCGGCTGCTGTAATTACTTCATACAGTTGTACGATGATGCTGCTGAAATGCTCATCCATATAGCCGATGATTTCTCGACTTCTGTTTGAGGTCCACATATCATTGCGAATGAAAGTCTTGTACTGCTCATTGATCTTTCGCTGCTCTGCTGGTGGAACTCCGGTTGCCGAAAGGATATATTCTTTACTGCGCTGTTCGGCTGTCAGTTTGACAACTTCCATATTGCGCTCAGCGATTTGATCCTCTGGCAATTCTAATTTATTACTCATTTTTTCGTTTTGGCGAAACTTCTCTTGTAGACAATGCCCATGATCTTGTCAGGGCGAAAAGCTCTCCATCCTCCTAAGGTTGTGTCGTATACGTCTACCCATTCTTTCCCTGTGTGGGAATTTACTGCTAAAAAGCGGAACCTAAACACTGATCGTTCATGCTTTATCTTAATCAGTGATCCAGGTTTGATTACGTCGTTCTTGAAATTGATTTCATAGACCAGACTGACCTCTGGGTTGTTATGATATGGTGCTGTTTCTTGAACATAGGTCTTCCTACGCGTAACCATTTCACTTCATCCCTCCCGCTGTTGGTGCCCAAACTGAGCCTGAAAATCTTTGAAGTCGTTTCAGATCACCTTGATTATCTCTTTCAGCAATCGGAACATTCAGTTCGAACTCATTTCCATCTTTATCTTTATATATGTAAATCGGCATTCTCATTCTCCTTTATTGAATTAATGTAATCCACAGCGAGACTAAGACGACTAGCCGGATTTACGTCAGGCATCGTGAGATGATTGATCTTTGATCCTTCCAACTGAGTCCTAATTGATAAATCAACTATGCTGGTAGTCTTTTCATCTGTGGGTCTAAAACCGTCATCCTCTGGTTCCCAATAAACAGGGAAGTAGATTACCAACGGCTTAGTCTGTGCCCATTTCACTGCGTTCAATAAACTATTTACTGACAGCTCTGGGAAACCATATGCTAAATCATATCCTACTATGTCAAGCGGTGCCCGGTCAAAAACTGAATCCGCTCCCGTCGTTGCCAATTCAAATATCTTATCACTTATGTACTTCTGGTGTTCAACAGTGCCGATCTTAAACGGACTGGTTCTGCTGATGCTCGGTTGCAAGGGCAGGTCGTAGTGGTTGGACAGCAATTTACCAACGGTTGTCTTACCTGTACCTGAAGCTCCTGTCAAAAAGATTTTCATTTGATCAACCCGGCTTTCTTCAATGCTGTTCTAATCGTATTCGTACTGCAACCGCACTCTTCAGCCAACGATTCTACGCTTCGGTGCTTAGTTGTGTATTCGGCAAACAGCCATGCTCTGCTAGTATACTTTTTTGGTTTAACCATTTTTGACCAACCTAGAATGTCCAACATGCGCAATAGCAATTGCATCTGAAATATTATCATTCTCGGCCTTTACACCGTAATTCTTTTCTACCCAATCCATTGTAATTTGCTTTCTGTACTTTCTTACAGCAGTGTCGATCTGAGACTTTGTTTTAAGCTCTGGTCTAGCTGCTGCCCATGCCTTTTTAACGTTTCCCTTGATCACTGAATTTCCTATAGCCTCTTGCCATTGAATAGGAGTGAATTCGTGAACATCGGAACCTTCTAGAATGACAGACTTCACCGCCCCGAAAACCTCAGCCATTTTGATTGCTACCGCAATACTACGAACCATGACTGCTCTTTCCCAGACGATGAAGTCAACATCAAATATTTCTGCGTTAGCAGTTGTTTTCTTTCGAGCATCAACCAGCCTAGCGTGAATGTCTTTTCCGTAGAACATGATTTCACCGTAGTTGAGTAGTTTGCCGTCTTCGACAACACCATACGCTAAGCTGTTTGTAGAGCAATCAATGCCCATTACTTTAGACACGACTGTAGTCCTTCAGTAACGGAATGTAAACTTTTCCGTCACCTGCTTCGTCACAAGCTTCTTTGATTGCACACTGACCACAAATCTTCGAGTTCTTACGACGGTTCTTGAAATACTTTGGCATCTCTTGATCGTCATAAGCCTTGCGTGTCTCCTGCATCCAAGCCCAAGCATTATCAATTGTCTCTTGATGTTCGGGAGTCATACGAACCGGAATCATGATCTTATCATACGTGTTTTTGTTTTCGTACATGACGAATCCAAGGTCAGTTCCGAGAATCTTCATATAGACCAGTAATTGCAGAATGTGGTAATCGGCTGCTTTCCTGCTGGCCTCCCTGTACTCAAATGCTAGGTCGTTACACGTCTTAATTTCGATGGGTACACGCTTGTCTCCGAGGTTGACAATAACGTCACAGAAGCTATTGATCGGAGGATCAACATTTCTTAATTGCTCTTCACAGACCGCATCGAGTGGACCCGACAAAATCTGTTCCTGCATACGTGCGTGACCATCAGAACCGGACTGCATGTTGTTCTTCGCAAAAGAGGTAATCGTTTCTTTGGAATTGACACCATTGAAAAGAAAATACCAGTTACGCGGGCAACCACCAGCACCCCATGCCAAACGACTAGGACTGAATGTCTTTTTCTTAACTTGTTCTTCTGTTGTTACATCTCTAAAAGAATCCTGTATTCCCTTAGTTATTAGTTTTATATCTGAGGGCTGGCCAAAACCAGCAAGCCTATCGCCGTTATCCAATTAAATTACTTCCTTTTCTTATTCTTTTTCATTATATCACAAGAAAGTAACTTAATTGACATTCAGTACACACGAGTGGTGTATTTCAATGCTTGGACAAGCTTCTCAGTTTCTTCCGATAGAGACATATACAGGTTCTTTTTGACCGCCGCGTTGTGTTCGCCCTTGCCTAGAAGCATGAAATACTTCGCTTGCATCTTGAATACACCTGAGCTAGCCTGCAAAAAGTTAATGATCGGTGTAGCTCTATTGGCCGGAACGTCAGGCTTGGTCATAATCAGAATGATCCAAGCGAGAGCCTGATTCACCTGTTCGTTGTCAAGCTCTTCGGCAATCTTGCTAACCTCTGTGATGCTAGAGATAAGCTTGTCTTGCTCTTCCGTTGGCATTGGCTGATAATCATCCTCCATGCTTTTTGTACACCTCCCACATATCTAAGAACACTGCTTCACTCAAAGCTATTATTCTTATTCGAGTCTTCTCGTCTGTTCCGAGAACAATCTTGAACATTGGATTCGTCTTGTTGAACTTGGCATCCGTCTGTAGCTTGGTCCAAGTATTGATCGACACACCAAAACTTTTTTCATATTCTTTTACATCGACAGTGAAAAATCCTGTCTCCGAATCATCTTCGTCTGTACGTAAGATTGCATCGCCCTTGTAGAAGCCACGCCCGCTGTTCTTAACGGGCGTGGCTCCCAGACGTTCAACTTCGTACAGCTCTGACTCTTGGTCAGCCATACATCTCTTCCTCTAGCTTTTCCTTGACTTCACCGAACAACTCACGATCTTCTCTGAGAAGTTCGATCAGGCTTGGTCTACCTTGAACACTGATCTTGCCGTCACCGTACTTGAACCAGGAACCAGATTTCTCAATTACGTCGTAATCAACTGCAAGGTCAATCAATTCAGCATCATTGTCAATGCCGATCTTTGGTCCACCGTAGTAAATGTCATACGTACACTTGAGACTCTGGCGTCCATTGACCTTGTTTTTGGTGATGGTTGCTTCCACGTGTCGTCCGATTGGCTGTTCAATTTCAACATTACCTCTCTTGACAAAGCCCTTGATCTGCTGATCATCTCTATCTGAGCTTATCAACTTAATGATAACAGAGCTGTAGAAACCTGGTGCCTTACCGCCTTCTGCGATCTGCTTGACGTAGGTCTGACCAATCTCTGTTGTAGTCTGACTGATCAGAACTACCGCACAATCAGTTCCCGTCATAGCATACTGCAAGCCCTTGATCAGACGCTTAATAGACTTAGAGTCCGCGCCAATCTGACCACGATCTGTGTAGTCATTCAGCTCACCAGTTTTCTTATCTGTGAAAACGTCAGGCATCATAACACCGATTGAGTCTATACCGACAAAATCAATCCCGGCGCTGATCCATTCCTTGGCTGTTGCTTCAACCTGACTTGCTAGAACTACCTGAGCCACAACAAGTTCGTCAACATTGACACCTAAGTCTTCAGCGTACTGCCTGGACAAAGATTTCTCAACATCAATGAAACCGCATACCTTGCCGATAGCCTGCAAAGCTGCAATAGTTTGTAGCACAAGCATTGTCTTACCAGCAGAGTAGTTGCCGTAAATCAGAGTGATTCGACCACCACCGATACCGCCACCTAGTTTCTCATTGAGCTGCAAGCTTCCTGTGGGAAGATAAACCGTCTCAATGGTGCTGGCAGTCAGTAAGTTCTTGGCAAGCTTAGGTCCAAGGTTAGCCTTGAAATCCTCGAAACTCACCTAACATCACCGGAACCCTGAAGGGTACCGCGTTCCTTTCTCCCGTACAACTTATCTAGATTCTCTTCCGCAATGTCGGACAGATTCTCATCCATCTCATTTGCAAGTAATGCTGCGTACCAAAGAACGTCACCAAGCTCTGCTCGAATGGCTTCTTTTCTTTCTTCTGTCAGCACTCCGTTGTCATCACGGAAAACCTTTTTCATCTTATTCGGAATCTCACCGGCTTCACCAGATAGACCGAGAACTGTGTAATTCATTCCGGCAAGTGTTCCTCTGCCCGGATAAATTGCAGTTCCTAGTGCGGCCTGCTGATAATCATCTAACGTTAAATCACTCACTCTTGTCTCCGTATAGCTCTTCGTATTCTTTAATCTCTTCGTCGTTCGGACCTCTCCAATCGACGCTGAACAATGTGCGGTCTCCCGCTTCATTTCCTCTTGCGTGAATCACAGGAACATACCAACCCTGTGATTCGTTTATCGCAAACAATTCTCCCATGACATTGTTGTCAATAGAGAAGGGTTCAGCATTTTCCATCTCGTATGCTGTGATTGCTGCTGAAATCAGAATCGCCATGTTCTTGGGATTCATGATATCAACCTCTTCATTCTCCGACATAATTCGAAGCTCCTTCTAGGTACAATGAACCATCCTTTGTTGCATTAACCATTAGCTCCACCCGGCTTCCACGCTTGCAATACTTGCGTGCCATATCAAGTTGTCGATCAAAGATCAGGCAACTCTTCAACTTGTCCTTATGAGTAAAAGCTAACGTTCCTAGTTTCTTACCGTTCTTTGTGAGACGCTGCTTTGCACCTACAACCCAATGACCCTCTGCCATTTCACCGCGTGCGTAACGCATGAGTGGATGATTGGTTCTGTAATCTGCTAAGTCTTCTGCGTCCATCAAACTGTTCTTGGCAATAAGCATAATATACTTATGTCCTTTTATCAAGCCATGATCCTTATCGGCAAAGAACGATGCTGAACCTGAGCTGTCAATGATACTGATTCTGATGTAACGAGGATTCTCTTCAATCTTCTTTACGATGCAGACAACTAGCATGACTTCATCTTCATCATAATCAGCAACCTTCATAACACGAGACTGCATTTCCATAGTCAAGAACCCCGAATCGAACGTTGGGATTCCCAGGAACTCATAGAAGTTATCGGCAATCATCTTGTCGTCAACCTCTTTGTCATCGAACTTGTAAGCCCCAATGGCATCCAGTGATTTCAGGTGAGCTTTAGTAACGCCGTTCTTTGGTGTCTCCACCTTGGCCAACAAATCTTCATAACTCTCATACGGTCTCAGGGCCATGATCTTCTCAGCAGACTTGGCCGCGATTCCCTTGATGTTAGACAGCCCCATGTAAATCTGATTGTTCTTGGTTGAGTACTCAATCTCGGAAAGATTGATATCGGGACGATTCACATTGATGTTCAAACGTGAGCATTCCACAAGATAATCAGAAAGATGGTTGTCTTTCTTTGATGGGTCTTCATTGGCAAGCAATGCTGTCATGAACTCTGCTGGGTAGTAGAGCTTCAGATAGCCTGTAACGTAGCTCAGCTTAGAGTACGCCACCGCGTGACTGTTGTGAGTCAGGAATCCGTTAGCGTAGAAAGCATGTGGCTCATCATACAGTTCTAGATCATATGTCTGCTGAACGTCAGCGAACCTACGACCGTAAACGGTTTTCTTGCCTTCTGCTGTCCAGATAACGTCACTGTGATTGATATCGTACGCTTCCTTCCACCTATTGTTCAAACGGTGCTTATGGAAGTATGTAGATTCGATCCAGTGTTCAGAGTCCGTCCAAATGCGTACTGTGGCCTGCTCTCCGTTATCGTGAACCGTCTTGACCTTATGCCATGCGTCAGGACCAATTGAATTATCCTTGATCCACTCAGGACCACGAACGTAGAACTCTTGCTCTGGGTATCTAGCCATAGCCTTGAACAATTTCTCCACGGTCATGTTGGCCTGAGTATCATTCAGGTTGACCGTGACAACAGTATCCTTGGCAAGACACTTGTTGAATGAGTATTCAGCGGTAAGCTCAATATCAGCCCACAGCTTATCAGCAACGGTTGAACTTACTTGCTTCAGTGCTCCCTTGAAGAACTTTTCCTTATAAGGTTGTAGCTCAGACTTAGACTTTTTCTTAGCTGTCAGCTTACGAATCTTATTCGCATCTGACTTAGACATACCGGCGACTTCTGTACAAATCTGCATTGTCTGCTCCTGGTATAGGTAGAAACCGTAGGTCTCATCCAAGAACTCTTCAGACTGCTTCGTAGGATACGTGACTTTCTTGTATCCCTTTTTACGTGCAATGTACTCGTCACCGAACGCCTTCCAAGCACCCGGCCTAACCAGAGCGTTAGAAGCTACCAGATCATTGAAGTTGTCGATACCCATTTTCTTGATCACATCAGTTGATGCATCGGCAGAAGCCTGGAACACACCAAGAGTCTTTCCTTCAGCGATCATTGCGAACACCTTAGGGTCGTTCTCTTTAATCTTTTTGAAGTCGATCATGATGCCCCAGTTTTGACGAATGAACTGAATGCAGTCGGCAACGACAGAAAGCGTCTTCAAGCCCAGGAAGTCATACTTGACCAATCCCAACTCTGCTGCACCATCACCGTTCAGAGCGATAACAGACTGCCTAAAGTCTTCTCCCTCAACAGCTCTCGATTCAACACCAACCCAGTCAGTCAGAGGCTTCTCAGTGATAACCACACCACCGGCGTGCATACCGTACTGATTCAAACGACCTGTCAAACGAGTTGCGATCTTGTAGACTTCTGGATTAGCTTCACGGAACTCTTTCAGAGAATCCTTGGTTAGATACTCCTGCATGTTCTTTTCGGCTGCATCGTCATCCACGAAATCAGACAGCTCTTTAACGACCTTATTCGACTGCTTGTAGTCAATATTCAATACTCGACAAGCTGCCTTGATTGCTGACTTACCCTGGTACATACCATAGTTCGTAACAGAGGCAACGTGATCCTTGCCGTACTTCTTTTCTAGATAACGCTTAACCTCACCACGACGCTTGTCCTGAATGTCGATATCAATATCAGGCATATCATCACGTTCTGGGTCAAGGAATCGCAAAAACAGAAGCTTATGCTCAATAGGATCAACTTCGGTGATTTCCATTGCATATGCTACAAGTGAACCTGCTGCTGAACCACGACCCGCGCCGACAGCGATCTTTTCATTACGGCAGAATCTCAGAGCATCAGCCAGAATGACAAAGTAGACTTCAATGTTTTTGTCTTCAATAACTCGCATTTCCTCTTCAAGACGTGCCATGTAGACAGGCTTATTATCCAGACCACGCTTGCGCATACCCTGAGTAATGATCTTACGGAAGATACCTCGAATATCCTTGTCCGGTGAAGGCAAGGTGTACTGATCTTTCTTGTACTCGTAAGGCTCAATCTTAGCTGCAACCTCAAGAGTATTCGAGAACACATCAGGACGATCAATGCCTGTACGCTTCAGAGCTTCGTAACGGTTGGCTGCTGACTCCAAGAACACGTCCATATCCGCAAAGCGCATCTTACGCTCGGGGTACAGGTAATCGAAACGCTCTAGCAAATCAAGCTTATTTGCATAAGTCATATTTGCGTCTTTGTGAGCCTTTTCCTTGGTTCCGAGAATCAAGAATGCCTCTTCTAGCCAACGGTCGGCAGGATCGGCATAATGGCAGTCACCAGTCATGACAGTCTTTATATTATATTCATTTGCAAGAACCAGTAACGAGTTATTCAACTGTGGAGTGTTCGTGGTCTGAATTTCCATATAGAAGTCATCATCAAAACGGTCCTTGAACTTCCGAGTAAGATTCTCGGCCTCTTCGTGGTTCTCCGCTCGAATTGCAGACGCAATCAATCCACCCATGCAACCCGACAAAACAATTAGGTTATCTCCGTACTTGTCCAGCACTTCAAAGTCGATACGTGGCTTGTTGTAGAAACCTTCGGTGTATCCAATTTCAGAGAGCTTGTTGATATCTCTAATGCCCTGATCATTCTTAGCCAATAAGATAATGTGGTTGTACGTATCGGTACCATCGTCTCGCTTAGACTTTGCTCGCTTATCAAAACGATTCGTCTCTGAGATATATGCTTCAACACCAAGAATAGGTGTGATTCCTGCATCTGTGGTTGCCCGCTGAAAATGCCTGTGACCGGCTACAGTTCCGTGATCTGTGATTGCAATTGTGTCAATCCCAATTTCCTTTGCTCGAACACAGTATTCTTCTGGTGAGCTAAGTCCATCAAGCGGACTGTAGTATGTATGATTGTGTAACTCTACGTATTCCATTTATCCCTTTGCTTTTGAGCCTGCTATGGCTATTCTCGGTTTAAGGTCCAACGGACCCGAAAAGGGTAGAGAATTTAATCTCTACCCTTTTCGATTAGGTCACCAGCCCCAGTCTTCTTCAGACTTTGGCTCCTGTGGTTGTCCATTAGGTGCGACTGAACGACCTGTTGAATTTCCTGCACTACTTGTCGTTACTGAACTTCCCTGTGGGAGAACAGCATTGCGCATGTAGAACTCTTCCTGCTTTTCGTAAGGAACGTACTTCACAGCATGTTCGTTCAAATCCCAAGGCTGAACGCCTGATACGTCCATCTCATCGCTGACTGCCTTGATTCTCCACTGAGTGGAAGTACCCTCACCGACACGCTTGATTGCGTAAGTCTGTCCTGTGATACCAACGAATCCACCGTCTTCGTACTCTTCAATCAAATCGGCTACGAACTGATTAGAAAGATTACGCTGCACGATCTTTGGTACGATCACACCATCCTCTTCAACCGCGACATTGATATAGAAGAACTTACGTGGCTTCCATCCTGCCTTAGGGTCTTTGATGTGCTGTTCCTGTGCCCAGTCACGACCATCACGCTTGATGGTATCCAATGCACGACTCATGAAACCCTTTGGTCCCGGTGCCTGGTGTTCTACTGACTGTAAGAATAATCCGTAATCTGGATTGTAACGCTGTGCGTCAGGATCAAGCTCATTCAAGAACTGAATCTTTACTGCTTCTCCTGATGCTGGTGGTGTCCACCATCCCGCCTTCGGCTTATTACGATTGCGTTCCTGCTCGGCAATCTCTTCACGTGCGGCCTTTAGTGCTCCTAGAGCTGATAGTCCTTCTGACATTTGTTTTTGTTAATCTCCTTTGGTTTGTTTGCATCTTGTTACGATGACTAACTAAGTATATCATGTTAGTTGTTCTTACACAATAAACATTTCTCTATTCTTAATGCAGTGAACGATATCCTCTTCGGAGACTAACAGGTTTCCATCATCATCTTGATCAGAAACATCTTTCGCACCGTTCGGGAAAAGCTCTGTGGCAGAATACATTCCACGGAAAACTGCTAGTCCAGCTTTACGACTCTTGACAGCAATCTTCTCTGCAAATTTGATTCCAGCTTCATCATCATCAGTCATCAAGATAATTCCGTCAAAGTGACGATGTATTTGACTGATGTGATAGTCAGAAAATGTGCCTCCCAGTGTAGCACATACGTTCGGGTATCCTGACTGATGCACTCTCATTGCATCGAAACTGGATTCAACTAGGATCACATAATCAGAACCAGCTCTTTTGGCATTGTCGATATTGAACAAAGTCTTTTTAGTCGGGAGTCCAGTAGAGTTCTTGAACATCTTGTCTCCCGATATTGTTCTGCCGATAACACCGACAGGACGACCTTGATTGTCTATCATCGGAACCATCACCATGTTTCTGTATGGGTCATATCCGATATTAAAATGTTCCAGCGTGTCATCAGTGAATCCCCGCCAATGCATATATTCTTTAACCTGAGCTGATTTGGTATATGCGTTTTGCATCAGTTCTAGAGTCTTTGCCGGGAACTCTGGCATATCCTCTGTCGATGCAGTGATATCTTTCATGACCTCTTCGTACGTTCTGGCTTCACCCTCATTTTCAAGAATGAACCTTCTCGCACGAAACATTCCCCAACCTTGCGTACGTTCTACGAAATCAGTAAATTCACAACGTTCTCCACAGCTTGTATTAAAGCATAGGAAGAAACCAGTGTCTTTAGCTATTGATCCCGCCGCGCTTGCGTGATTGGCATGAAAGGGACACAAGATCATGCAATGGGTATCGTCTTCCCCCTTGACTTCAAAGCCCAACTTGTCCAGCATTGTTCTGACTTGTCCGTCAGACAATTGCTTTCTAACAGTTGTGAACTTTTCCGTCGTAGTAGACCAACGCTTCTCCATTTGCCCTTTCTTTCCCAACAAAGATACCATAAATAGTCATCTTAAACAAGTAATGTTCTTTCTCAGGAGTCCAGTCCATTGACCAGTGTAAGCCACAGTCTAGATTCGGAATGTGACCTTCCATTCTCATCTTATCTTCTAACATGATACGCACGGTATCTTTCAAAGTGAAAAGAGAAGGTTCACCTTCCGCTCTGGTTCCTTCTATGCTGAACTTTCTAATACGTTCGTGCATAGGTCATCCAATTGATTCCTGTTGAATAGAAGCAATCTGTGACAATTCCTCAGCCGCCTTCAGCCGCGCAATTTGCTCTTTAGCAGTTTCTTTCGTATCGAACATCTCTGCTAATGCTGCATCTTCCGCTTCTGCTAGGAAGTTCTGAGTCGCCTCTTCCATTGGTTCAATTGTGCCTATATCCAAGTCCATATAAACCCTGAAGCTGAACAGAGGTCCGTGCCTATTCTTACGGCAAACGATTTCTGTGGACTCAGCCTTGTGAGTAATTGGGTTCCTGTGAGTGTGAACAGCAAAACAAAGGTTAGCGTCATATTCCATCTGACTTGACCAGGCTAGCTGTGCAATATCAGGTGGGTTAACACGGTCTTTCTTGTCCTTGCCGGTAACAGCACAGATCATCAGAATGGGAACCTTGGTATTCATGGCTACAGCCTTGAACTCAGAACTTGCATTCTTTGCTCTCGCTGTATCCTGAATTGACATATTACGGTCCCAGAACAACTGCATGTAGTCACAGACCACAAAGTCAGGCTTGAACTGCTCAATCTTCTGCTGAACCATTGCCGTAGTAAAGTCTCCACCTTCAGTACCAATGATATTGAACTGAGACTTACCGGACATATAATCTACTGCCCAACGTCGGAACTGCTCTGGATCAATATCTGCCTTGACCAATTCATCCATAGAGTAATGACTAATCAGGAAGTAGATACGGTCACGTAGCTCTTCCGGCGTCATTTCCAGGTTGATCATCAGAACATTGAATCCCTGTTCCCATGCGTTAATTGCAAGCTTGATCGCAAACCAAGTCTTACCTAAACCAGAGTATCCCATTAATACAATGAAGTGACCTGGTGCCATTCCTGTTGGATAGTGGTCATCAATATAATCAAAACCAGTACTGATACCCGGCTTTCCACCGTGTAATCTAGCCATTTCACGAACTTGATCGTAGTGAATTTCCGCTGCTGCTGTGTCACGTACGTCAACAGAACGTGCAATGCCTGTGCTGCGACTGATTTCAGACAAACGACTGTTCAATCTCTGAACGACTGCCGAAGCCTTCTGATCCTTATTCATAACCGTTTTGAGAGCTGCCTGCAACATCTCCTGGACGCTGAGTCCAACCTGATGTTCTCGTAAGGCTTCAACATAGTGCTTCGTTGCGCCCTCAATTTTATCCATATACTGGAAGTCAGGAAATTCTTCCTTGACAATGCTGACTGGTGGCAGACTCTTGTTCGTCTCGTAATACTTTTGGATAAACCCGTATGTATCACCATATGCTGTCAACAGTGCTGGAAGGTTGTCTCCCATGACTGACGGCATATCATTATTCTTTAGTAGAGCGCTAAGCACTCTAATCTCATGATTCAAGCTGTTCCTTTTCCTTTCTAAGACGTAGGGTTTCCTCTTGCAAATACATTCGTCTTAGACGATCTATCTTCACTCTATGCATAGTTTCTCGGTACTTGTCATATGTATAACTAAAGTACTGAAGACTCTTATCGTCTGAGTAATACAGGAAGAACTTAATCAACTCGATAAGCTCATTCTCATCTTCCATCTGTTTTGCTATGGCGAGAATATCCCATTTGAGCTGGGTAACGTTACCTGTTTCTCTGTGGCCATACTTCAGTTGCAACTCATGAAATAAGCTCATGTAAGCATCAACTTGTTTCAAAGTTACGTGCATCAGTTAGGTTCCACTCCCATTTCCTTGAACTTTGCGGCAACCCATAGCGCCTCTTGGTTAATCAAGCGATCCAGTACTTCGGACTTGCGCTCGTCTGGCTTGACTACTTCATCCATAACGACTCCGATAGTAGTGCTACCGTAGTTTCCGTCACTGATCGTCCTCTTCAAGCTCACACTCACCTTTGGCAGGTCTGAATCCGAATTCTGATTGTTCTGTGAGGTCAATTGACTCATCCTCTTCGTCTCCTAGTTCTTCTAAATGTAGAATGACAGATGTTAGTCTGTCGCTTGCCTTGAGTGATTCATTGAAGATATCAACAAGGCTGTCTTGATCTTTTTCTCTTACGGCCATAGCGGCTGCTGCATCCAGATAGGACATACTGTGAACCAGTATGTCTGTAATATCCAGGTTTTCGTTTCCTTCAACTCGCTCGGAAAACGGAATGAAACGTTTCATATATACCTATGCTTTATACACTTTGACTACTTCATCACCCTTTTTGCGGAACTCTCTATCGTCTCCGAGCTTCATGCGGTGAATTAATTCATCTTGATTAGCCATTGTGTCATTGTAAGGTTCTCCGAATCTATTCTTCGGAAGTTGGTCCCAGGCTGCCTGGCGTAATTCCAACATATCATCCTCATTGATAAAGCTAATCAAGGGTCTGTAGCTGTTATTACTTATATCATACGACTTCTCCGGCCTTTTTACAAGTCCCTTATCTATAAGCTCTAAGATCACAGGCTTCTTAATATTAATGAGTTTAGCGGCCTGGTTGATAGTATACGCCTTTTTGAAAGCTTGTCTAACTAACGGTCTGGGTAACCAGAGGCGTGTCTCATCCTGATAACACCAAGCTACCACACTGTTGTCCGATCTGACAACTTTGATGTATTTGTGTAACTTGTCGTTCAGAAAGAAATAGTTCGGTATCTGCATCTTGTCCTTTTCCAACGAGTAAAGGGGCGACCGTAGTCACCCCTTTGTCTCACCCTTGCACTTATATGTTACGCTCTGTGGTCTCCACTAGGCGTAATTAGATTCCCTTCGAGAATCTTGTCTACTGAATCCGGCCATACCAGCTTGTAAATCGCTGTAGCCAAACCATAAACGATTAGAATAGTTCCCATCAAACCTGATGCTTCAAAGTTGTCAAAGCCACCATTTTCGATAACTGCTGCAACTACACCACCGACGATTGAAACTCCCAAAGCAATAAAGCTCTTTGTCTTTGTGGACATTTCAACAGTCTTGATCAAACTTGCCGCAACGATTACTAGAATCGCAGTAGCGAGAACGATAATTCCTGTTACCATTTAGTACTCCCTTCAAAAAAGTATATAATAATTATACCATGTTCAAGGTCGAACTTGTAGGCAGATAGAACGCTCTACGCTTGCTGATTCCTAGTATGGGTTTGTTCTCTGCATTTATATTGTACAGCATACCAGTATAGTACTTGTTGAAGTACTTCTGATTTTTAGGTCTACTTCCCGGTATAGGCATAGACTCATAGCTGATCTTTAATCCATAGGTGAACTTGTCGTAGTTCGTGTGAGCTGCTGTGTACCCCGCCAACACAGTCAGTTTAGTTAATTCGTCAAGAAAGAACTTATCCTTTATCACATGACTTCTAGACTTCACCGAGACTCTGCCAAATGATCCTTCGCCCGGACTTACCGAACACCAGAACTCTAGCATATCAATTAAGATCATTGCATCTATGCTGGTGCATCTTTGTGATATGTCCGCAAAGACTTCTCTATCATACGAATGCACCGCGCACATTCTCGCAACATGTTCCAACTCTTGTGTTGAGCAATTCGTTCCGTTGTCATCTGGCCAACTTAGCACAGGTAAGTACTTTGACGCAAGCCAACTCTTATCTGGCGTTTTAGTTTTAATCTGATTGAAGCTAATCAAGGCTGTACCGTGCTTTTCGCTATGATACAACAATCTGGCGTCACTTGTCACATCGACATTGTGAGCACCCGAATCAATGCTCTGTACCTTGCCATACAGAAAGTCAGAAGTCAAACCAGTAATGGTGCTGACTCCCGGCTTCCTGTTCAGGTCAAGCGTATAGACTTGATTCCCTACAGTCAAGTCTGCTGGGTTGACGAACCCTTTGCCACGAACGTAGACCTCACAGTCTCCGGTGATCATTCTACGCTGCGAATTTCTTTCCGTGTACGTAGCATGTGTAGTCTTCAGAGATTTGAATAAACTGCATGTGTGGCCATTCACCGTTCTCGATGATTCCGACCATGAAACCTGGCTGCCAATTCTTTACATTCGTGTATGACATACCAGTTGATTTCACGTCAGTCATGTGACCAATTTCCCAGCCTCTCAGTGTCTCACCCTGCCCTTGATTTCGCAACTCGTAAGTCTTGAAGTGGCTTCCTGCTCTATGGCTGTGACCACGGATCATACTAACACCGAAGTTCTCAATATCCTTTCGGACTGATTCTCCCGCGTGTTGTGAAATAGCTACTCCGTGATGTACGTGAATATCTCCGTAACGATGCTTCGGCATATCACCATAATGAATATAGTTAATACCTAGGTCATCGAGCTTCCATAGAGATTGAGGTGTGATTGCTGCTGCCTCTTCCGGCATTTTCCGGTCAACATAATCGAACACACGAACACAGTGATTTCCCAAAGCGATAAACATATTGGCCTTAGGTCGCATCTTACGCGTCTGTGCGTAGAACTCTGCGACTGGTCGTTCCTGTTCGAAAATGAAAGGCTTGATATCTTCCGATACCGGCTTAGCAACCTGATTTAAGAATTCCTCTGATGTTCCTATGCTGTACTTACTGAAGCAATCCTGATCTGATGTATCTCCGAGATAGTCAATTACGTCAGGCTTGAACCAGCGCATAACCTGAAACCACAAGTCTATAAATCTAGGATCGTGATACGGGATATGCTGATCACTGCTGATCATCCATTTTAAATCGTTTGTCATGTAGAACTTTCTGTTTAGTAGCCCAGACCAGTAATTGCATACCAATGTGTACCGCGCCACTCGTCACCATATTCAGTGGTTGTAGCGAATACTTCGATACGGAATCCTGCATTGTCCGGGAAGATGCCTCCACCGATGCCTTTAAATCCAACACTGTGAATGATAGCTTCAGTGAAGTAGTGGCTGTAACTAATCACTGGGATACAGCCAGACATAAACGGCTTAGGCCAGTAACAGTTACTAAATCGGGAAACATTATTGATGTTGGTCGTTACCTGTGTCAGGAATCCTTGAATACGAACACTCGTGTCCTTATTGAATCCATTAACATAATAACCACCGCGAACCATCTTATCATAGAGGAAATCTACGTTGTCTACAAGACGGTTCATCTTTTCTGCTGAAAGTGGTCCAGCTCCGAAACTCATACGTGTGAAATTGGTACTAGCCAATTGGATCACCCATTGGATGAAAAGCTAATTCAAAATCAAGTACGTCAATCGTCTCATGATCATTAAAGCCTAACATGCGGAACTCATCTTCGTCAATACGACGCTTCTGCACTCCGTCGATAAAATACCTGGTACCTGTCTGCGATTTAATGATGCTGGTCGGTCTGAATCCTAGCTTCTGTTTGGAGATATCATAATTATCTTCTACCGTTTCGTCATCGGCAACGATGATCGGTTGGTTCCAACTCAAAGCTGCATTCCACGAGACGAGAGGCAAAAGCGAATCACCCTGCACTCGATAGATTACATCATCATACGCTATCAATACTCCACTAGGATACAACATTACCTAATTACCTCTGTTGGTGTCAGGACTTCCGACTCCCCGGCATTGTCCCATGCTTGCTCTACCAAGTTGTTGTTCTCAGACTGAATCTGATCAATCTGGCATTCTAGCACTATAATTTGAAGCTGCGCATCAGCCAACTTCTCGTTTAACTTCTTGATTACGCGGTTTGCGTCGATTTCGTTAGTCATACATAAAGTTTATCATATATGACTAACGAACCGCAATTACGCAATACGAACAATGGCAATACGTGGACCTTCGACAACACGAGTGGCACCGTTAGCTGGACCAGAGTTCATATAAGCTCTGAATACCTCACCACGATTGAAGAACTTAACTGTTGCTGAGTTCATACCGGCTGTGTAGATACGACCAATACCCTGAGAGTGGAACGGGACGTTGTTCAAGTCGAAAGTCATCCACAACAAGTCCTGATCTGAAGGTACGTTAACACCACAGTGAATCATGTAGAAGCCTGTACGCATGAACTTCAGACCGTTGTTTCCTTCTCTACGAATATCATCCGCACCATATGTTGTCATTGTGGCAAGCATGGTGAAATCTGTTAATTCAGTTCTAGTGTTCGGAGCTAGGTTTCGGTTATTGAATGTTACTTCAATACCTGAAGGTCTCATAGGCTCGTAAGCACCCGGATACATGATACCTGCTTCTGAGAATCTGTAGACAGTGCTGTTGGATTCACCCGCGTAAGAACCGTTTGACTTGATTGACTTTCTATCAAACTGAATATCCAAATAGTTTGGAGCTTCACGATAAGTCTTCACGGCTTCGGCAGCGTAGCTAGAACTCTGATCAGGATCATATCTACCGTAAGCATCGTACAGCCAGTCAGAGTTAGACTGAGTGACAAGCTTCAATGCAGAATAGTTTTCTGATCTTGTACCGTTGGCTGCTGGACCCCAAGCTGTTGGAGCGTTAGAGTTTGCAACGTCAGGGTTGGGGTTTGTTGCCCAAGTCTTCTGTTCGATCTGTGGACGAGAAACCGCAACCTGTCTATTGCTGTTTGCAGAACCAAAAGCTGGGAACAACAAGTACGGTGTGCAACGGTTGAATTCAGGTGATCCGGCAGGCAATGTGATTGCCACAGAAACACGCTGAGCCTTACCCGCTTCAACAACTACAGATGCAGGATAGTCAATGAATGATGTACCTGTTGTCTGCATTCTCAATCCCATTGTCAATGTGAACTGACCTGGTGATGTACCAGTTGTACCGCTCAAAACCAAGTTGTTACGAATGAAGATAGAGAAGATATAAGTATTTCCTCTTCTGAATCCGGTGTGTGGAGTTGTAGCTACAGTCTGACTTGTTGTCATGAAGTAGAAACCACAGTTGTTCGATGCTGTTGGGTTCAGGTTCACCAAGAAACAAGGAATCTTGTAATTGCTATCAAGCATCATACCTGACAGTGCCCAACCTGTAACACCAATGCTACCAAAGGTTGTCACACCACCCGTACCCGGTCCAACTTGGTCGTTGTAACTTGGTGTTGTTCCCCAAATGTTTCCTGAACCAAGAGAGTAATCCCAAGGTGTAGTCATCAAGTTCTTAGCTGGTGAGTAGTAAGCTGCCTGAGCTTCCATTGTATTTTCTGCACGAGAGAAGTACTCAGTTAGACTGTTCTGCTTGTTGTTTGAGTCAGGTGTGAACGGACTACGAATATTCAACAAGTTGGTGTTGCCAACATAGTTGGTATTGTAGTAGAAGTTGTTCGTGCTGAGCAAACCACCGTTTGGCAATCTGATTTGAGCTGTTGGGTTTTCACGCTGGTACAGCAAATGATTCAAACCTGAAGCTTCACGGATAACCGGAGCTTGCTGGTAGTTGATCTGCTCACCAAGAGTCAAAGTGTTCAACAGTGTGTTATCAGGTGGCAATGAACCGTAAATACCGTCAGTATCATTGTCATTCGTCTGGATAACGAAGTTCTTGGCTGATGTAGGACCAACAGAGAAACGCATTTTCTTATTAGCGTTAGGAACTGTAGGTACGTACCATCCACCTGTCTGCAATGTTCTGTCATAGGCGTAGTGCTGACCCGAAAGCATCGGAGTAGCAATGGTTGTCGTGTTTGTAGTTGAACCTGGTGTGTAGATGATGTTATCTGCTACAGAACCCTTCAACCTCAAAGTGATACCGCCCGTAATACGCTCTAACAAAAGAGTCGAACGGAATGTACCGTTATTGAACTCTACGTCACCATCACCCTTGATGATCCAGCCTGATACACCAGCTAAGTAGTTACTTGATTTCACTACGCTGTTAGTTGTATCCGCACCGGCACCTACGATCAGGTTACCGCGAATCAATGCATCACCAACCTGCATGTTGCCCTGAGTATTCAATGACCATGCTGGCTGTCCTGTGATCGGTGAACCATCACCACCAATTGCAGGGCTAGAACTACGAATTGAACCTGTAACAATACCTTCACCGGCCATGCTTGTTAGACCCGGAGGTGCATAGTTACCTGGTGCTGTAGATGCTGCGATCTGACGTTCAACCTGAACACCGTCTAGCAAGTACTCTGTAGCTGCTGCATCAACCTTGACAATCGCCAAACGGAGCTTTGTTGAAGTGCTGTTCAATTCTGCTACAACAGAGACTCTTTGGTACCCTGCGCCTGTTGATCCGGTTACGTCTGCCTGGAATGTCTGTCCACCATTTGTAGTGACAAGCAATCTGTTTGTGCGAGAACCTGAACCGGAGTTCTTGATGTAGGCAGAAATGATGTACGTCTGCAAGGCATCTACGTCAACTGTCCAACCACCTGTCGGAGCAAGTGTCAAAGTGTTGTTTGCTGCTGTATTCGAGTCGGTGACCTTCAGTGCGGTGTTGCCGTACTTCGCATCCACAGACAGTGTAATCTTCTGTGCCGCATTGCTGGTCTGGATGAATGCTGTGTTGGCGTCATCAGTCGTGTTCGAATACATAGCCTTATTGAACTCAAAACCGGAGTAGTGAGCTGGAATGATATTCGGGCTTGACTGAATCTCAAGAGCTTTCGCCTTGATGATACCTTCATTGATTGTGATACCCGACTTGTTGATTCTCCAACCAGTTCCGAGTCCCGCGTCATAATTGCTAGAGCGAATCTCACCTGTTGCATCGTCAATTGTTAGCTTGCTTCTGATGTACAAATCATTTATGAATGCTGAGTTAGCTTCAAGCTTGTTGGCACTCAAGTTGTTGATCTTGGCATCGTCAATCGTGGCATCGGCAATGTAGGCACCTTCGATCAAACCTGGTGATGCCAAAGTGATTGCAGACGGCAAAGACTTCAATCCATTTTCACCTACCGCGACTACATACCAGTAGTACTCTGTATCTGGTTCTGTCACAAGGCTGATCAAAGTTGATACGCCAATTGTTGATCCGGTAGTAGAGATTTCAGCTAGTCTAGAGAATGGTCCTGGTGCTGGTGCCGAATTGTCGTTCTGCATGTGGATTTCAAGACGGGCAATACCTGTCATGAATGTACCAGTTGTATCTTCTAGTGTGTGAGCTACGAGAACCTTTGACACACCTGACATTGCAACCGGAGCTGATGGTGTCGGAATAGGAGTAGAGTCTGCACCTGTTGTATATGGATACGTCGGAGCATTGACCCAAGCTGATCTGTTGCCTGAGAAATCTACCGCTCTTACTGACACGTAATATGCTGTTGCAGGGCGTAAACCAGTGATCTTGACACTGTTTGTACCGGCTGGAATATTTACGTATGACCAGTCAATGTTGTCCACTGAGTAACGAACCTCAAAGTGATCCAAATCTGTATCGGCTGGTGCTGTCCAACTTAACTTAACAGTGCTATTGCGACCGTCTGGCTCTTCACTGATTGCAACAGATGTAGGCGCACCTGGTGGTGTTCCATCCGAACCTGTTGTTGTCTTTGGTGTTGCAACTGCGTACGCATCATTCTGAGAGAACAGACCGAAAATGTCGATTGCTCTTACCTTTACGTGATGTGGTACTGGGTTGCTGGAAGGCAAAACGAAACTAGTTCCTGGACCACTGAACTTCAGTGTACTTGGCCCCGGCGTAAATCCTGCACCTGTTGTGCTGACGTGAACTTCGTAACCAACCAAGTCTAGATCGGTAGTATTCTTATCCCAGTTTACAGAAAGATTTTCGACACCCGGAGTCACGACCAAACCTGTAACATCGGCTGGACGTGGATTGCTGGCTGAAACTTCTGTCTTGACTGAGCGGTTACCCATCTGGTCAACAGCCTTGACAACTGCTGTCAAATTACCGTGAGCGACACCGAACATTTCCTTGTTACTCTCGAAATCAAGAGTAAAGCTCTTGTCGGCTGTGAACAGCTCACGTGTTATCTGGTTGGTGTTATCGGTATTGACGAAATAAATCCAGTAACCTGCCAAGTCGGTACATACCGTACCATCTGCATTTACTGTAGGTCTGTCCCACTTTGCAATGAAACTACTACCTTCGGAAACCATCGTCAAGTTACTGACTGGACCCGGAGGAACTGTGTCACCTGAAGTAGTAAAGCTAAATACATTTGACCACTCTGAGATACGAGTAGGATCAGTCTTTGACTTAGCTCTTACCTGCACCTGGTATCTGTTACCTGGTGAGAATCCTGTTTGCTTAATATATGCCATTTAGAGAGCCACCGCGTATTCTAGTTCCATTGTCGCACCTGTTCTCTTGTACTGAGTCACAGCAAGAGGAGAACGCGCAACAAGTCCACCGTTGGCAGAACTGCTGAGGTTCAATGCATCGAATTCGATATCATTGCTCGCTGCTGTGGCCTGTACGGTGAAACGGATTTCAAAGATTTCATTCGGGTTGAATGATCCAACCTTCGTGAAAGTTGAAATTGATGCTTGCAAAGTATTTGTTCCTATCGCTAATGTAAAGTCTTTATAGGCGTAATTCAGTTCGTCATTCTTCAATGTCAGTCTGATTGTGCTCGCCTTTGTTGCGTTAACTCTGATCTTGGTTGTGTCGTATCGGCTGATGTTGACATTGCTGACCACCTTCGCCAAGTAGTCATCTACTGCTACCGAATTTAACTTGTAGTTGTTAGAACCTACTGAGCCTAGATTAGTAATATCGTATTCCAGATTACTGAACCATGATTCTTTTGGTTCGAATGCATACACTACGGCATTAGGTAAACCCGTACGAATGAACTCATCTGACTGGCTGATCAATCCTATTTCTGACACGTTACCGGCCAATTCTGCTGGCAGAGTACCGTGAAATACAACCTGCTGTAATACTTCATCTACGTAACTGTCTGTGATTGCGCATGTGGCCCAACCGAAATCCATCTGAGTAGCTGTGTTTGGCAGTGCAATTCCAGATGCCCCGACTGCGAACAAATCAGCAAATCGGTACACCTTTCCTGACACAAGCTTCAGGAGTTGCGTGCGTCCGTTGGTAGTGATCATCTAGTGATTCTCAACTCCCATTCCACAGAGGTTTGTCTTAAATCCGTAACAGCAAAAGTAACGTCAATCGTTGCCTTGCCTTCTGGGTCTTGAGAAACCTCCTGAGAAATGATTCCCTGGATGACCGGAGTATCAATTCTTGTATCTGGGTAGTGATCTGGGTTTGTGTATCCTTGATCAACATTATTGTTATCTCCACCTGTTGGAGGTCCACTTACTGAACCACCACCGCCGCCTTGTCTGTTAACGGGTTTAGCGTTACCAGGTACAGCCGCCCACTCTAAATCCTCTGGCACATCAATAAATGCACCCTCTTGATTATCTAACTTCTCATTACGAAAGAAGAAACTATTCTTTTCAGCCATTAATTAATCATACCATATCTACAGTTCTGCGTCTTCCGTCACTGGATTGTCTCTGATTCTTCTGACACCCAATGCTACGGAAAGTCCCTCTTCACCTGAATATGAATTGGTAACCTTTGTGACAATGTACAAAGCTTCCTTTGTTACATCTGCCTTGTCGTAGTGAATACGAACCTTGTCACCAACTGAGTAACTGGCATCCGCGTGAACTTCGATATCCATAACGTCTTTAGGATCAGCAAAGCTCTTGACAATCCAGTCTGCTAGATCGTCGGCTTGATCCTTGTTGTTGATCCAAGTTGCATCGTAATCGAGTCTTACCTCTCCACGATCCTTGATGCTGTCCTTGTCCAAACGAGTCAATGTCTGTTCGTCACCTTCAGTTAAGATATATCCGTATAGAACCATAGAGTGAGTGACAGTTGCATCCGCTTCAATCTTCTGGCTACCGTGCGCTAACACAGGTGAATCCGATACGTTTACAACAGAGAACTTAGCCTTATTCGGGCTGTATGTTGTCTCTAGAGGCTTAACGCTTGGATTAGAAGCAAGCAAGGCAACAGTTTCCACCGGACCCTTGTCCAAGTTGATATCGTACTCTCTGATTTCGTGCAGTGTTGAACCGAAGTCATCAAAGAAGAACTCACCCGCGAATTGAGCACCGTCACGATATGGTGCTGACTTTCCCTTAGCTGGGTACAGCAAACCGTTTTCCAAGTGGCTGGAAACGTATCCACCAGTCTTGAAATCATATCTGTACTCGTCTTCAGAATTTAAAGGATCAGCAAACTCAGTCCAGTGATATGCGTTCGCAATTTCAACCTTAGAAGCTGCACGAGAACCGATTGCCCAGTAATTCGTAGGCGCTAGGAACTTGTGTCTGTTCGCTGGACCTGCTGCATTGAATCCACCGACCGGAGAACCGTTTACCCATACATGAAAATGCATATCCGAGTTGAATCCGTAGCCACGACCACGAGTCAAGTCAATCTGAATGTCATACCAGACATTACGCTTGAACTCGTATTGGTATCCCTTCATTCTATCAGCCCATGATTCCCATGTATTTCTGTTGTACATACGGCTAGCTGATCCACGAATTGCATTGTCAAATGTACGGAAGACAGGATCAGGGGTCTGAACCCATGCTCCGATTTCGTGTGTAGCGTTACGAACTAGATTCTGAGTCTCCAAGAATGTCACCTGATAGTTCTGATTGAACGTCATCGGTCCACCCAAAGTTGTTGCAACCTCAGCATTGTTACCGATTGCAGTTCCCATGTTGAAGATCAGACTTAGCTCACCGATTGTTGTAGATTCGAGGAACTTGAACTTGAATCCCCACTGCTGCAACTTAGCTCCCGCTGATGCTGAACGATACAAGCACTGAGTCTTGAACCAATCGTCATTACGATTAGTCGGTCTGTTGATACCCAGAGCTGTAGTTCTTTCTGCGTCAATAGTATAGAAGCTTGTGTTCTGCTCACCATTCCAGTAACCAGGGAACATGCCGTTATAACCTACAGTGAATGTGCCTGGTGTCCAACCTGTTCTTCTGTTAATAGGATGATCAATGCGGTACTTGCTACTGTCTGCCCCGCGCCCAGTTGCCTTATTAGTCTTGGCATCACGACGGAGCATGACCTTACCAGTGAACTTGTTTACGGAGTTAAGATTATATCCGTATACAGCCTTGGCCTGGCGCTGCTTCAATTCCTCGTCACTGTGGATAACCTCACGGTAGTACTTCGGTGGACTTACAGTTGCATCCATCCAGTAGTATTCCTTACCCTCCCAAGCGATTACCTCACCATTGATATTGGCCTTACCCTTGAATGGCCATGTGTAAGCATCCTCTTGACGAATCCAGAACTCATTCTCTTCTGCGTATGTCATCGGTTGTACTAGCTTGGTAGCCATAAGTGTAATCGTGTCGTCAGACTGCCATACGATATCAGTCAAAAGCTGTTCGTTCAGAGGGTCTTTGGCCTTCTTTACCGAACGTGGACGCCACTTGACCTTAACCTTGTTAGCTTCCTGATCCCAACGCTTCTCTAGTGAAGATAAGTTAGTTAGCTTCTCGGGGTTGTCCATATCTACCTGCCCGCGAATATCGTAGTCAGCTTCCTTGTAGCGTGTGATTTCCTCTTTGGTCATCATCTGCAATACATCGTACTCGTCAAAGTAGATTGCACACATGGCTGTGTCAGCGATACTCTGCAATGTCTCCCAGACTGTCTCATCTGGCTTGTTGGCAAAGTAATCGACCAAAGGTGCTGTCAAAGCGTAGTCTTCACGCTCTAGCGCGTAACGACCGAATCCAACGCTGTCACAAATCTGAGCAACCAAGACGTGAACTGGAATATTCTTTTCGTAAATCTCAGGACACGTGATGTTCTGCAAGAACTTGGCAGAGTCAAACAGGTTGATTTCGTAATCGAACTCTGACTGACGAGTCCAGTCGGAAGAGTACATTGTGAACATACGGACACCATATGGTTCTGTCTCTCCCTGATTTGACAAGTCGTACATCAAGTCAGCAGTGATCTTGGTGGAGCGTTCTACCGTATTCTTAAGTCTTTCAACACCATTGGCGATTGCTTCGGACTCAGACATTTGAAATGCGTTGTCCCAGTTGCTAATCTCGATCTTGCCTTCGTTGGCACTGATCTTTCCTATGATACGAGTGAAGTCTGCTTCATCCATCGTCAAAGTAGCCGACAGACTAACCACACGGCTAGTAATGTCAAGCTGCTTTCTCGCTTCGAACTCAATGACCTCTGCTCTGGCATTAGACTTACTTAGCTTGTGGATAGTGAATTCAATTGCTTTCACTTCTGCTGAGTAGTCTTGCTCGTCAGGGATATCTTCGCCTCTGAACCAAGTTCCGTCTCCGTTACGGATATAAGTTAAGGAACCTGTCTTCAAGTCGATAGGAACAGGATCAGAAGGATTCAAAATTGTAACCCACTGCTCTGTACCTGAACTGTCACGAGTCAGGTAGCGAATTGTCATGCTTGTTGGACGTGGACCAATGTTCAATGTCAAGACAAGCTTATTCATACCTACCCAATCGTTGTAGTAGGTTCTGACTGTCGCCCCGGCCAAGTTGCCTGAAGCATCCGATACCTTATCAGACTTCCAGTACTTGTACTCAGAGTTCTCAGTACTTAACAAATAATATCTTGCTGGACGCGGTTGACCCTCACTGAAGATGTAGTTCTGTGGAGTCATAATGAACGCATCGTCGTTTCGACTGTTCAGTTCGTTGTAGTGGATGCCTGACAATGGTCTCATTGGCTGCACAATACTGTCTACAGAAAAGTATTCGCGCCATTCTGCCCATGCCTTCACCCCTGCATCTTCTGAATTAAACCCGATGATTTCAGGGTTGGCTCTTGGATCATCCTTGTAATCTGGATGAAAAGTAATGTCGGAATCTACTGGAATCGCTGTTTTGCCTGCTGCGATCATTGATGGACTCTGGTAACCAATCGAGATACCCCACGCAATATTGATGTTGTGCAATAGAGTACGAACTAGGTACTTTCCGGCTGTTGGGAAAGTGTACGAACCTGATTCAGTGTATTGCTGAGGGTCCATCTCTCTACCACCGTAATGTGAAGTAACTTTTGTTCCGTTGATCCATAGCTCATGGCTGTCATCAGATGCAATCCAGAACTTCCACGTACCGGCCTCTTTCACGTCAAGGTAGAATGTCTGTTCGATTGTGAACCACTCGTAAGTAGCTGGATCGTAATCTCTATCGGGAACACCGTTCCAGTCAATGTTCGGAGTATTTGAATACTGATTCCAGTTGACAGAACTGTGACTTAGAGTTTTCTTTAGTCTTCCAGGTGTGACAAAATTGGCAAAGGTAGCCGCTGTTGGGCCTCCCATACCTGTATTATCATAAACCTTCAAGATCGAACCGCGCTTAGCTGGATTAGCTAAGAACTTTGTGTTGTTCCAGTTCCATTCTGCCAGAACCTTCGGAACACCAGTGATATCGTGATTCAATTCTTGCTCAGCAATATAAGCTGGATGCAAAGGCTTTTTCATACCTCCACCAACTCAAGCTGCAACGTCCACAAGTCGCCAACTTCTGATTCTGTTCTCTTGACAACTGTGTATCCAAAACTACTAAACATAACTAAAACTCTTTCCGTCTCTCCGTCACCCATTGTGATTGTTAACCAAAACTCGCCTGGTGTTGATTTGTAAAATTCAAGCATTGACTCACCAGTCCAACCACCATCGACTGAACCCTCATCTTTACTAAATAAGTTTTCCCAACTTGCTGACCAAGTTCTTTTTTCCGCAACAATGTATCTACGCAAGGTTCCATTTACCATACGCTTTTCATTCATGATCTTTTCAGTAGATACGGAAAGTTCACTACGACCCGCGTCAGTGACTTCCGTACCATTGAACTGAAAGATTGTATCAATTGGAAACCTGTAACTCATCGAGTACCAAGCCTACGTTCCTTATCAATCTGATCCTGCTTTACCTGCTGCAAAATTGTCTTGCTCCATTCCTTAAGTCTATTATCCAAATCATCGACACCGATAATTGTGGCATCCTTAATTGTAACATTAATTTCGACATTAGACTCACTTGAGCGTGGCGCTGTAACAGCATTCTGCAAAGCAATGTTATCTGAGTGCAAAGCTGTCAAAATAGGATCGAAACCGACGATACCCATATTGCTCATACCGCTTAGCATAGGGATAAGGTTCTCAAACGCTGTTGTCTGACGTGGACTTAGAACACGCTCTGGCTTTAGAGTGTTCTTCATCATTGGTCCGATACCGTTTGCAATACCACCATCGTCATACCAGTTAGGGTAGTGAGAGTTCCAGAACGCCCATGCACCTACCGGGTCTTGACTGAATCCGTTGTTAGCTGCTGGACTTGTCGGAGAACCAATGTAACGAGCACCGTAAACTGCCTGCTGATATGGATCAGAAGTCTTTTGTCCACCAACAGTTGCCCAAGTTGTACTTAGGAACTGGAACAAACCGTAAGCGTCTGATGCTGGCCAAGCCGAAGCTGTTGGGTCCCAACTTGATTCGTGTGCAATCAACTGGTACAGAGCATCCCATTGACGACCTGTATCCCAACCTCTAGGCTTAACCGCTGCCTTTACAGCATCAACAACTGGACCATTGTAAGTACCCTTTTCAATGTCCTGACCTGCTCCACCATAGGAATAAACTGGTGCGAACTTAGCCATTGCATTGTCGCGGTACTTGTCAATACCCTTTGTTGTCCAGTTAGAATACTGAGGGAACTTTGCCTTGATATCATCACTAGCTACTGGTGCTACTGATCCACCACCTGAAGCTGCACCCTCACCCGGCTGAATTGGTCCATTAGAACGAGTGTGAACGTGATCTTGGTGACCACTGTAGTCAGAAGCGAAGTAACTTCCATCGTCTCTTTGTCTACCGTGCCAACCAATCTTCTGACCAGTATTTGGGTTCATCCAAATGATCTGCTCTAGAGTTGGTGTTCTCGGAGCAATGCCTAATAGATATTCAGCGAAGCCCTGCATTGCTGGAACTGAACCGGACCAGTCAATACCTCTGTTAAGACGACCTGGGTTCGGAGCGTAACCTGGTTCGTTACGGTCTCCCTCCTGGTGACCTGGATATGTAGATGCCTGAACGCCCTTGGCGCTAGCAAGACTGTATACCCAACCTGGGAATCCTGCTCCACCATAACTAATATTGGCACCGTTACGTAGACCATAACCACCACCGGCTCCACCAACATCAATATCTGGACCTCCACCCATACCGCTACCGCCGTATGTCTTGGCCTGCATCATGGCTTGTCCTGCTGCTAATGCTGCACGACTAACTAGAGCACCCATCATTGCGGCCTGGATTCCTCCACCGATTCCGGCTAGACCGTTACCAATTGGTCCACCAGCGTGGCGAATAATGACAGCTCTACCATCATTAACGGCCTTCATTGTTTCAGTACCGTAAGTCTCGTGTGCCTTACGACGAATCATGAACTCGCCCTGTTGAGCTAGAACATTTGTCTCGTCAGAACGCATCGGAGCATTCTTAGGAATACCTGCACGGTTGTTGTACTTGTCGTAACCTGATCCAACTGGACCACCGGCGTGACGTGTGAACGAACCATTACCGCGCTGACCGGCGTTACTATTCTGTGGAGTAGAAACACCGCCACCACCGCCACCTCCGTCGCCTGGCATTTCACCTGTACGCAAGAAGTTATTGAATTCTGCACCGCTCATGTTGAACGCACCTCTTGAGATACCTTCTGCTACACGGTTACCGAATTCGTTCCACATAACGTCATTTGACATTTCAGCAGTAGCCTGACGTGTTCTGTTGATCAAGCTATCTTCAATTGTCTTGGCCCAGAAGTCACCCTTAGTCATCAACTGAACACCGTGATCGTTGTAAGCTCCCTGTACACGTCCCATGTGTGCTGCCAATTCGGCTTCATTCAAAGGAATCTGAGTACGCAAAGCTTCTAGCTCACGGTTAAGTGCTCTCTGATTAGCTGCGAAACTGATTTCGAAAGCAATGTTTTCGTCTTCCTGCTTACGCTGCAAGTACTTCTGCTCTGCTGCTTGTTTAGCTGAAAGTTCCTCGTTGCGCATAGTAATACGCTCTTCCATTGCCTCCTGTTCCATCTGCTTCTGCTCTTCAAGACTCTTAAGACGAGCATCCTTCTCTTCATTGATAAGTTCAATAGCCTTGCTACGAGCCTTATCCTCGTCTTCTTTCTTGTAACCCTCTTCTGCGGCAACAGATTCCGTGTTGTAGTCAGTTGATGTTTGGGCAGCATTCAGAGACAAACGAGCAACCTCATCAAGGTCACCGCCTGCCATAGCGATATTTGTGTCAATACCGATCTGCATCAAAGACTGCAAGTACTTCAAACGACGAGATTCACGGTCAGCATTACGCTTACGCTGTGTCTCTAGGTCATCTTCAACCTTCTGCTGATCCTCAATTGCCTTAACACGATCATCGTAAGCCTTTGTCTCAGCTTCGATCTTGTTAGTCCAGTCCTTATCGAATTGCTTCTTCTCTGCCTCGTCGGCCTTGGACTGAGCCTTCTTTTCTAGATCGTAACGTTCTGATAGAGCATCGGATGCTGCCTGTTGCATATCCTTGAAAGCTCTCTTCTGAGCATCGAATTGGATTTGAGCCTGAGCATCCATCTCGTCAAGAACATCGTTCCAAGCATTTGTCATAACCTGCTTACGCTGGTCTACAACATCTTGAACTGTCTTGTCAATCTGAGTACCATCGTCCATTGTAATCTTGACGATTGCTTCCCAGTTACCGACCTTTCCACCGGCCAAAGTCTCTGTTAGCTCTTCTAGTTCACCGTTGGCGTCAACTGCCTGTCCGGTCATGGCTGCAATTTCTTCAGCAGACTTGACTGTTCTGTCACCTAGGTTCTTGGCTCCAAGAGCGGCCTTCATCTGTTCTACGTTCATATCTGCCAAACCGGCAGCACTACGGAACATGTTGATGACGCGTAGCTTCTCTTCGTCGTTTAGCTTCTCCCAAGCTGGACCCATTCTCGCAATTGTGCTGTTGAATGAATTCATTGCCTGGTCATAATTCATAACCTGAGAAGCAGTATTAGAAGCCATAGCTACCATGCTTGAGCTAACATCATCGAACAATGGTGCTAGCATATCGCTGCTATTGCCGAACTCACTCTTCATGTTGTTTAGCCACTCACGAATGATGTTCTGTTGGTAAGTCAGCAAGTCCTTTGTCTTGTTGTCTACTCCCTTCAGGCTATTGATATCTACGTTTAGTAGACCTCCCTTAGCTTCAATCTCCTTATTTACCTCAGGAGATAGCTTGGATAGGCTAGTAACCATATTCTTCTTGATACGGTCTGTGTACGCCTGGATGATTTGACCCGTTTGCTTTGGATCAGCACTCTGAAGCTCATTCAACATTTCATTCATTGTTGAAGCAAGCATTCCCTTAGCCTGCTGACTTAGCTGATTGTTGTCACCATTGGCAGGACCGAAACCGATACCGGCCATGATCTGTTGACCCATAGAGACAGTGTTGTTCGCACGAGAGCCGAAAAGATCGTCAACCTGCTTAGCAAGTGTTGCTGAAAGATCAGTTCCGTCAAGTCCGGTAGCTGTAACATTTGAGAACTCGATAATCATTTGCTTTTTGACCTTCGGGTTAATGTTTGCAGCATTTAACATAACTTCGATAGCTGTCTTAACCTCTTGTGCGTTAGCACCATCGGCAAACATCTTGACTGCTTCACGCTCTAGAGTTCTACGAACGAAATCTAGATCATCGGCCTTGTCCTTCAAAGAGTCAATCAATGGACGCAAGTTCTCGTCATTCAGTGCTTCCTTAGTCATAGACTTCATTGTGTCTACAACTTCACCAGCAGAGTTCTTTACCTGACCGAACTGAGTTCTGGTGTAGCCCAACATCTTTGACCAACCCTCAGTAGACTTGTTGATCTTCTCTTGAGCCTCTTGAGCCTTACGCTGGTCTGTTGTGACAAGACGGTAAATTCCGTATGCTGCTGCACCTGCTGCTGCAATTGCCAATAGTGGCCACATTGCTGCTGAAAGAGCTGCACCTACACCAGTTAACATACCTGTCATTGCAGGCATTGCGCTACCCAATACAAAGATTGCACCCTTGATTGCGATACCGACCTTAGCGAACAAACCTGGCATAACCATTGCAAGAGTACCGGCTACCATCAATGCTGTGACGAATGTCTGCATTAGCTTGTTGTTACCGGCCAAAAGTGAACCAATGAAGCCCAAACCTACTGCGGCACCACCGATTCGGCTAACCTGGTCTCTCATCAAGTTGTTAGCTTCTGTCATACGAACGTTGTTGCGATCCAAGCGTTCTGCTCTTAGACCATCTTGTCTTGCAAGTTCACGACCACCGTCGATACGTGCCTGAGCAATTCTGCGCTCTTCTACGAGAGCTGCGCGTGCGCCTGCATTGTTTGGTTGAGCACTGCTCATACCTGCTGCTGCTCTACGCTGTTGTTCAGACATACCACGCATTGGGTTGGCTGCTACGTTGCCAGAACCAGAAGAAACGAATGCTCTCTGCTCTGCTGTACGTACTCTATTGTAAAGTGCCGCATCCAATCTCGCCTGACGGGCAATACCTGGTGCTGCTACAACTGGCGCTGGTGCTGGAACTGGCGCTGCAAGTCTAGCTCCAAAAGCTGGATTAGTATTATTTGCTCTAGCTTCTGCTCTAGCCTGACGAGACTCAGGAACGTTGTTAAGCATGTTTCTGCGGTCCATTACTAGACCACCGTTACGGGCTGCTTGCTGCTGAGTACGTGTCAGACGACTGATTGCCTGAGACTGTGTGTTCATCGCTGAAGCAATTCTATTTGCGTTGCTTACAGCGGTATTAGTATTACGAGTAGATGTTGCAGACGCACTGGCACCGACTGTACGCATAGCTGCATAGCTAGCATTTAGTCTTTCCATAGATGTAGCTAGACGTGTAGTAGCTCTGGCTTCTGCATCTCTCTGCAATTCCATTTGCTTAGCTTGTAATGCGGCAGCTCTCTGAGAACCCGACTGGAATAACGTTACTCCCTTCGCGCCCTTCATTCTAGCAATTAATGCTCCAAGCATACCGAATACAGTGATCAAACCACCCTTGATTAGGAAGAATGATGATAGAGCTAGCATCAATGGACCGAATGCGATAGCTGCGACTGCTGCTGCTTGACCAATCTTGACTAAGATATCTCCAATAGGACCGAGACGATCAATGATTCCAGTGGCACCATTGTACACTAGCTTTACAAGATCAATGATTCCGCGAATTGCGCTAGTGATCTTTGGAAGAACCTTTTCACCGAACTTTTCAGCATACATCTGAATTTCGTTGATTGTCTTCTTGAACTGGTTAGAGGCAGACTGCATCTGGACTGCAACTTCTCTATTAGCTACAGACTTATTGTAATCTTCGAACTGCTTCTTATCCATAGCCATAATCTTGGCCATTTGCTCTGTAGGATTAGCAAGACCCTTGGTTAGAGTCATACCCTTGTTGAGCTGGTACTTACCCCAAAGTGTTGCCGCAAACTTCTTTTGGTCAGATTCACTCCAATTCTGTACCTTCTGAATACGTCCGATTTCAGCAAGAATCTTTGTAACGTCACCATTCATATCTTTGGTGATCTTACTTAGGCTCATACCGCCTGTCATATCACTGAATGTTTGTTCAAGAACCTTGGTAGGATTTACAAGACTGGCAAAACCTGACTTTAGAGTGTTAGCACCTTCAACAGCGTCAATACCACCCTTGGTGAAGCTTTCAAGCAAGATACCAGCTTCTTTTACGTCACCGCCCCAAGACTTAACAATCGAACCCATCTTAGGCAATGCATCCGAGAAGTCCTGAGCTGTAAGTGTAGAGCTGTTTTCGAATGTGTTAACAGTGTTAATCGCATCTTGTAGCTTCTCTCCCTCAAGGTCGAAAACAGTACGCAAAGTACTGATCATCTTCGTAGCTGAGTCAACAGATACATCACCAAGCAACATCAATCTTGCTGCGGCACTTGTCATGTAGTCTAGGTTCTTACCTGACTCACCCAAAGCGGCGAACGCTGATGCTAGATCAAATGTATCCTTTTGTGCTGTACCGTAATGCTGGTTTAGCTCTGCCGCTAGACCTCTGGCTGCTTCACGCAAATCTCCGAGACTAGCTTGTCCTGACGCTCCAACATCACCATAAACCTTGGCTAAGTTGGTAAGCTGCTTATCTACCTGATAGAAGACTGCTGCTGATCCACCCGCGATTAATGCGAGAGGTGCTGTGATGGAAAGCATTGCCTGACGACCCATGAAAGCCATGTTCTTACCAGTGTCCATAACCTGACGACCGTAAGCCTTGGCTGCTGCACCGGCAGTTGCCCATTCGACAGCATTACGACGCAACCAACTTGATTGCGCCTGTAGCTCGGGTAGATTGATTCCAGTACGGAATCTCTGGCTACCCATTTTAGTTATATTGGCAAGACTAGCCTTTTGGAGTGCATTTTGGTACTCATACATCTTGTTGGTACCACGAACTGTTTCAAGGAACTCTTTCTGGCTAATCTTGCCTTTTTGGATTCGCTTAGTTAGTTCATCCATTTGCCCTAACGGTCCGCGTAGATTGAAATCCATCATTGTTGGACCCTTTGTGCCACGACTTAGCACTGATGAAGACATTTTGTTCATCATCATTGATTGTGTTTGAAGTGCCTTCATTTCGGCATTCAAAGCTGCAATTTGTGCCTGCGCCTGCTTGGTTTGGGCATTGAATTGCATGTTAACGGCAATTACTGAACTAGCTATTTTTACTCATCCTCTCCTGCATCAAACCCGAACCCTTCAAAAGGAGAAGATTTTTCCTGTGCTAATTCAGAATCAGCGGAAATGTCTCCGTTTGCGATTGCTGCTCGTCTCGCTGCGCGTGCTTTAATATCTTCGAAACTCGATGTTTTCAGTTCTGGAACATCGTCTTCGTCAGGGTCTTTCCAAGGGTCCATCTTTACTCCCTCTAGAGAAGCTTGAATGCACGCTCGTTGTACTCCTGTTCTTGCTTTGCCATGAACAATCTGTGAAGTTCAGTCATCGTTAGGCTATCTTCCAAGTGATCTATACTAGTCCACTTACCCATTTGAAAAACCTGTTCTTCCAGCTTGATCATAGATATATCATCAAGCCCTAGTCTTTTCCCTCATCGGCTTCGTCTTTATTACCAAGCTCCATTGAACCGGCAATTTCACAGACTCTAGCCATTGTAGGATAATCTAAGTGCTCTTCGACATAATCAATGTCGATTTCTGAAATCTTTTTCTTTCTAACATCTGTTACACCCCATGCATTCAAGGCGATTACCGTGCCCTGTGCGAGAATGTCCAAGTATGTGTTTCCACCTTCAGCTTCTAGCTCTTCCTGAACGCGGTCATAAACCGTAGATTCGTCAAACAAAGGATTCTTCTTTTTAGCTTCCGCAACTTCATCTTCGATTCGCTTCTGAACTGCGCGCTGTTCCTTATCGTAATCCTTAAACAAGCCTGTCAAATTCTTAAGCTTTTTTATTGTAAGCTGCTTTGCTACAGTGCTGTCTTCGTTCTGGAACTCGATTACCTCTGAGTGGTAGTATTTCTTGTTAGCCATTTGTTAAAGTGTTACCTTTCTGGTCGTTGTAAACATATATAAACTATATCACGTAGATAGCAAGAGAGGCAAATTAGATTGCTCTAATTTGCCTCTCTTATAAGCTATTTGTTATCAAGCGATCTTACGATCACGGATAACGCCGTAACCTGAACCAGTCTTGCTAGGATCAGGCAAGCAACGGAAGGAAACTGGAAGTGTAGTTGCTTCTGCCTTCTTTAGACCGTGTGTTGAAGCGTCAGTCTGAAGAACTCTACGAAGCAAGTAAACTCTTTCCTTTGTTACAAGGCTGTTGGTACGTGGACCTGGACCTACGAATGAAAGACTACGCTCGTGAGGGAACTCGTTTAGAGAACCACCGTCAAGACCAAGTTCAGATTCACCTGTTGCCAGAGTGTCACCGTCCCATGCTGAACCGGCAGTCTTCAAAGCTGTTGCCTTAAGACCCCATACGAACAAAAGGTTTTCAAGTGTAGCTTCAGTCAAAGTTGTCTTAACTGATACGGACTGCTTTGTCTTAAACAAAAGCGCCGCGTCAAGCAACTGGTCAACCTCTACGTCAGTGTACTCAGGTGAGTACTCAACCTCCACACCTTCCGATGTGAAGCCGATGTGCTTCCAACCCGCTGTTACGAACTGAGTTTCACTGGCTGGTTGCCCTGCTGTGAAAGTTGGAAGTGGAGAGCCTACTGGACCGAAGTAAAGCGCTGCTGCACCCTGAATAATGTTATCTACTGTATATGCCATTTATTTCTTTGGAACTCCTTTCAAAAGTTATGTTTATACTCGTTACGAGTTGTTGCTAATTTTATTAGAACTAAATACGTGTTGTATCTTACCTGATATCAATTATATCAAAATAAGTAATTTTGCACAAACTACGCACGCATTCCTTGTTGCACTCCCGGTTCTGAGATGATAGGCTTGACATACTCATATTCAATTTCGACTATGCCTCCGTATCTTCCCGCCTCCTGCTCTAGTGGCAATGGTCCTGCAACCTGTTCAAACTTGGTATGCAAGAAATGAAAAACCTTTTTGTCGTCCGGTTGTGCTGCATTCAATGCCTGAGCTGACCAGTCCGCGTGACTGAACAAGTCTCTGATTGCATACATGATTTCAGCAACCTTCGCTGTCTTCGGACTGAAGATCGTGTATCTCAATGTCTCACAGTCGGAATAGACTTTGTTCTCTTCCTGGTTTAACTCAAAGTTATAGACGATGAATGCCGGTGCTCTTTCTGGTGTTGGACTAGAAGCGTCTTTCAGTTCCGGCGTTTGACCGGCTGGCGTCATGCTTGGTTGTGCTTGTCCCTTAATGATAATGGTTTTGTCCATTACGCCTTCCACCTCTAAGAAGTTTCTGACGTATTCGTTCACTACCGAATAAGGGTTGTGTGAGTACTTACTCATTTATTTTCCCCTTCCGTGTCTTGTCATTTGCTTCTCAATAGCGGCAATCATTTCCTTGGCTCTACGTGTAGCCTCTGGTGTCTCGTCTCTATTGATCTGCGACTTGTAATTTTGTATACGTGTCTTAGCTGCTTTAACTCTCGCTGAACGTACCGCGAAACTTTCGCCCAAGAACTTGGCTACATCTTCCATATTTTCCTGACCGATGCTGCCCCACCACAAATTGAAAGCATTCTGGAAGTTGTTCTTGAACTTTCCCATACCCGCTGGCTGTGGTCCCGTTGGCTTCTTTGTGAAGATTAGATTGCCTTTAGGATTTTTCTTGGATACGCTTTGCCCAAGAGTCTCTTCATACACTAAGAATGTTTTCTTAGGCTTGATAGTTACTTCCTCCGCATTTTCAAGCATCCTGGCCTTTTTGATGAATACGTGTCTGGATACCTGCTTTTGAGTCTTCGGAGTCAAAGGAACCTTTCTACGAGAGTCAATGAATGTGACACCGACATAACGAGAGCTGTTGTTGCCCGTCATGAATGTCTTCCAAAGTCTCGTGCCGATACCCTGGTGTGTTGATCCCCATTCAAACATGTGCTGGACACCGATGCTGCTTGTGTTTGCATCGGTAGCTGCTTTACCTGCCATGAATTTGTTAAATGCTTTGTCAGATACATCAAATGAAGTCTTCATCAATGAGTTTGTGAGCGCACCCTTTCTGACCATCTCTGTAGCGATCCAGAGAGTCTTCAGGTGAACTCGTGCATCATATGTATCTACAACGCTCTCTAACTTAGGGGAAACCACTTAGTTTCTAACCTCTGATCGTGAAAGCGTCACTAGAAACTCACTTGGCTTGCCTGTCAAAGGATTAACGATTGGGGCGCAACCGTCTACATCGAACATTGTTGGCAAACCATCTGATTCGTCATCTACCCATAGGACTAATCCAGTCTTGGCGTTTCTGACATTGGTTACTCTATCTCTTTTACCTAAAGCTGTACTAGCCTTCAATCGTGCGTAATCGAGATTCTTGTAAATGTCATCGAACGTTTCAGTTGAACCAGCACCACGAATACCGCCGCCCAAATATGGGATAACAATACACTTTATGGTTCTGGTTTTTGTCCAGTGACGATCTGTCTCAAGTGACTCTGGATCGTAGGTATGGCTTTCTGTATATACGTCTGCGAGCATTGTGTAAGCTGCTGCGGCAAGGCATGACACCATTTACACCACTCCGTACAAGAACAGACGATACGGTGCAAGAATTTGATCTGCAATTGGATTTCCTGTGCTGTCAATGTATGCGTTGTCATGAAACTCGATACGCATATCGTTGTTACGAATGTTGTCGATATATCTTCTGCGGTACTCAATATCATCACACAAGAATCCCTTGGCTAGCTCTAGGGCTGCCTGGTTAACTCCTGATGGAATAGTGCTGTATCCCCACAGACCTTCGACCGTGTAATTAGTGATTGCAGACTTTCCGTGCAGGAATGATACTGTTCTATCTCTGTCTGGATTGTAAATAGCTTTACCCGAATCAGAAATGATGAACCCTGTTAAAGGTGACCACTGATTCGGGATTAGCTTTGATCCTACGTTGATTGCGCTAAGCTTCTCTAGGTTCTCATGCAGTTGTATGTTTCCTGCCTCGCCTTGTACGATCTGAGTGCCGAACCAGCTATTGAACGTCTGATTACAGTAGGACTCAATTACTTTACGCACATCTGTTTCAATGAATGTAAACGTCTGATAGTCTACTTCCATTCCTAGCCCAAGCATGGCATTCAGTTCCTCGAAATCCATCAAGCGACGGGCAATATCATATGTCTTGTATTGCTCCATAACTCCGAAGTCTGGTAGCTCATACGTAATATTCATAGCTGCGTAACGCTTGTGTTGCAATAGGTTCTGAGGAACGGGAATGTCGTACTCCCCGTTGTCAATCTCGTTAGCTGTCAAAACAGCCACTTCCAATAAATCATTCTTGTCATTACCCGCCAATAATTGGACGGTCGGAGTTGCCAAAGGCAATGTTGGTCTGCCTTGAACTGCTGTAACGAGTCTGACTAGATTGGGTTCTGAGCTATATAGTTCTCTCATTTGTAGTAACTTTGAATTTCCTTTCGATTGGCGATATGAAATCCGCTGTACGCCTGGATCAATTCAATTGCATCATCTTTCGGCATAGGAACGAACTTACGCGTACCGGAAAATCTATAATCCTTCCAAACGAACACTGGATTCGTACGGGTCATACAGACAACTACGTCTCCCTCAACTACCGGGTTTTCCTGATCCTCGTACTCTTTTACATCTAGCTTATTTTCTTTCTTCTCTTCGTAAGCCTTCAACTTACGATTGTCTATTCCGTGGCGACCAAGCTCTAAAAGAAGTTCCTTTTTGTTTGCCTCATCAGGCACCGGAATCTGGAACTCCTCAAATACTTTCTTGACTTCTGCTACGCTTCGACTTGATAATGCTTTCATAAATCTATTTTACCTTAATCTCTCTTGTAGTTGCAACTGATCTTTGTAAATAAATTGCAGCACTAAGCAATAGTGCCTGATTGTCTTTGAATAATCCTAGTCCGATATTACAGTCTCTACAGAGCACTCCCCGCCACTCTCCTGACTCGTGGTCATGATCAAGTTGTGGGCTTATTAGTTCTATTCCACAAATCATGCAATCTGGACCGAAGTCTTCTAACATCTGTAGCCTGTCACGGCCTTTGAGTTTAATGATTTCACCGTTGTTCATTTCATAGTGACGAACATTAGTTTCCGCATGACCTCTTGGACAGACACCGCCCTGATTCACCCTTACGATGGTTACAGGGCCGCATATTTCACACTTAGCTTCTCTTTTCGCTAAATCTTTCTCGGATAATCTGTGTTGCATTTATCTATAATACCACGAAAGGCCCTTAGAGAGTTTATCTCTAAGGGCCGATCATGTTAAAGACTTACGCCTGGATAACTGGGATGTTGTCGATGACAACAACAGCATCTAGGTTCTGCCATGCGATACCTACACGGAAGAACATTGTGTATTCAATGGTATCCTTCTTAACGCTGTATTCGCGGTACAAACGAATATCTCTCTGTACACCCCAAATACGGTTGCTTGGCTTTGTTAGCTCAAGGTAAGAAGTTGTGTCATCACCAAGTGATGTACCAGTCTGGCTGTTGTACTCGTTGAAGTCCGTTGCGAACATTGGAACTTCACGGATAGCTACACCGAATGGACGTACTGGTGAATCACCGGCTGGACCCTGAGGACCAGTTGCCTTGCCTAGTGCCTGTAGAACAATCTCGTTAGGGACGTTACCCATTTCAGACTGATTGAACATGTAATCCTGTAGCAACTGTGTAGAAGCATAGAATCTCAAGTCATTTCTACGGCCATACTTCGGAGCTACTGCACTTAGAGCGCGGTGGAAGTCTGCTCTGTTAAGACCGACTGTTGGTCCACCAACGTGCTGAAGAACACGGCCACCGTTGATAGCCTGCTTGTGCCAACCATCGAATGTCTTCAATAGTGGATCAGAGCTAGTAGTGTCACCATTAATAGCCAAATCCTCCATATCCTGTCCGAACTGATTAGCGAACAAACGTGCTAGGTGCTGGTCAAGATTCTGACCCTCCACGTTATCTTCTAGGGACTCTGTTGAAAGTTCCCAGTCAAGACGAACCTTAGATGTACGGATTGAAACCTTGCTGAATGAAGGATGCACGTTCTTACCTGTGTCAATCGCTTCAAGTGCGCTACGTGCGATACGTGCGCCAACAGCTACGGCTGTCCATTCCTCTTCTGGTGCGTTCATGATACGAGTTTCTGATTCCTTAGCTAGAACGGTTGCGTCCCAGGCGTAAGAAATAAAGCTCTCGGCTTGCTTCTTTGAAAGAAAACCATCACCTGCTACGCCTGTTCCCAGGTTCGTAGAAGTAATAACCTTCTGTAAAATGCTTTCGTTACTCACTTATTTGAACTCCTTTCTAAAAGTTTATTTTGTGTTTTTTCATATAAGTGTTCGGGTAAGATACTCTTATACTGTCGTTCTATTTGTTCTTATTAAGTTTTTTTTATTATGCGTATCTAGAAGAGAAAACGCCTAGGAAAGGCTCATCCTCTGTTGGCTCTAGTACTGGCTCATCTGTAGCATCCAAGCTCTTCTTAATTGCTGAGTTGCTTGTCACTGCATCGAGACGCTTTTCAGTAGTCTTTAGACCCTCTTCAATAGAAGCGATCTTGGCCTTTAGCTCACTGATTGGTGCTTCGAATTGCTTCTGTGCATCCTCTAGTGAACTGAAACGAGAATCAAATTCCTTCTTAACTTCGTCAAGCTGTAGTGAAACAGTCTCTCCGACACTCTTTGCTACGGACTCATTCTGACCCGCGATCTGAGCGCTAAGATTCGCTAGAACTTCTTCTAGTGAAGGCTTTGCTTCTGCCTTTGCTGGCTCTTCGGCTGGTGCCTCTTGAACCTCTTCTGCTACAGGCTCTACAACTGCCTCTTCGGTGTTTTCAACCTCTGAAACCTCTGCTGGGTCTGTGCTCTTGTTAATTTCTTCTGCCATTTTTGGGAAATCTCCTTTCGTTTGGATTTCAAGTACCTTTTGAATAGTGCCATACAAACCCATCGGGTTTGCGACGGATTCATCTCCGTCCACTGACTTGTAAATTGTGTGAACATTAGCCAAGTGATTTGCTGGACTATCTACCAAGCTAAGCTCAGTAAGTTGATATTCCTTGATCACCTGTACAGTTTTTCCGATATCTTCACGGTATTCTGGTTCTGTACGCTTTACTGCTCCACCGATACTGAAACCTGAAAGAGTGCCGTCAAGACACTTTTGCCAAACTCCCGGTTCTGAGTCAGATACCGCAACAGCGACCTGAATGCCTGAATATTCCTTTTGTGTTTCTGCGTCAAAATACGTAGCTGGTGCTAAGTCAACAACCTTGCCGACTGGACGTAGCTTATCGTGCATTAAACGCACATTACCTCTGAAGTTTTCGAATGCCTTCTGGCTTGCTTCAGCGGTGATAACATCATTAGTTAGATCAACATTATCAAGAGTTGCAAAACCAATAACTAAACGTTGGTGTTCTGCATCCTTTTGAATATCGACCGGTACATTTAGCTTATTAGCCTTATGACCACTATCTAAAAACTTCTGCATGTTACTCATTGTAAATTATTATACCATATCCCTTTCTAGTGACACAAATCAACAAATAATTATTTTTCTTTCTTGAAATGTGTCCGTAAATTTGCGGATACAAAGATGCTATAAACTGCTACTCCACCCATGAGAATCCAAAGGTTTGCGTGCATATCTCCGAAGAATGCTAAGCCCGACATAACCGACCAAAGCACACCATTGATTGCCATTGGAAAACTCAGTTGTGATGGCTCTCCCCTTTTTTGAATAATCACTAAGATTGCACCGAGAACGAAACATGCTATTCCCCACACGAATCCAATGTCATAGAAGTTGAGATACGCTACAGGCTCAGTAGCACCCGGCAATAAAGCCCAAGCACCATACAGCACATTCAACGCTCCGAGAAGAACGCAAAGGTGCGGATTGATTGGTGCTAGTAACGAGTCCCACAGATTTCTTTTAGCCATTTTTATACCTATGTCTTATTATACTACATTTCGTATAGCTAAGCTAAGTAAAGGGCTAAGAGTTTGTTTTCTCTTAGCCCTTTAGCTTATTTCTGTTGTCTCCCCGAACCGGCTGAAGCTCTGGACTTCGTTGCTCCGGTTCCGTCAGTCTTGTTGGCACTTCTATCCGCATCACGCGTACGTGACTTGTTAGCTGTAGCCTTCTGAGCTGACGCTGCCTTACCTGCTGCTCCACCTGTGCTGGCGGCTGCTGCTGGCTTCGCTGCGGCTGTCGCCTTAGCTGCTGCTGCATTTGTCTTAGCTTGCTTCTCAGCGCTTGCCAACTGTTCCTTTTGTAGGCTTGCAGTTGATTCAAGTGCCTTGTCTGCCATAGACTTTGCGTCAACAGGCTCGTCACCCTTGCCGTCAGGACGTGGACCTTCGCCCAGTTCTGTACGAACTTCGTCAGGCAAAAGAGCACCCAAACGTAGGTAACGTTCGTGAATCTGTGACTTCTCGTTTTCGTCTGTAAGTGTGTACTCTGTAAATCTAAATACAAATAGATCAGTAAGTTCACGGAAGACCTTGGCTAGCTTCTTTTCTAGAAGTCTTTGCTCCGGTCCACAGACTGTTTGCTTGAAAATCTTGTTGGCATCTCTAGAGTCACCAATACCAGTACCACCAGTCATACCAAGTCTATTGGCTGGAACACGGTGTCTCGCAAGGATATGCGAAGTGTTCTGGTTAACCCACTCTACGAAACCGGCTTCCTGCTTTTTGGTCTCAATAGGGTGGAATTCAATCTCCGCGTTCACACTTGGCAACGGGATGATGACTGAACGGTGGTGCTTGCCCTGCTGTGTAGTCTCAAACATACGCAAAATGTCTTGGTAGACAGCCTTTGTGATGCTTGCACCCTTCACAGTGATGAAGTATCTAGGGATTGCCTTGTGCTCAAAGAAGTCAATGTTAAACTTGTTTGAGAACTCGATACCGGCGATATTATCAGTGGAACTGATGATTTCTGGGATACCGTAGTAGTTGTTTGTCGGACTGTAGTTCTTGTAGTGAATAATCTCGTTAGGCTGAGGATCAATACCGAACGGATCACGAGTCTTTTTGTCTCCGAAGTTACGGAAAAAGATCGGTTGATCGCCCTGATACTGTACGAACCCATCACGAATTCTACGCACGCGCATGTGAACTGAGGGAATGTGACCGATGTAGCCAATTCTTCCGTCCTTGGTGCGAGAGATTTCGAAATATCCATTTCCTGTAGTGAAACGGTCCTTCAATACCTTTGCGATAACTTCTTCAAAGCTATCCTGCTTATTCATCTTGTCAAGTGCGTCATCAAGAGCAAACTTGTCATCAATCAAGTTCTCTTCCGTCTTGTTACGCTTTTCTTCGTCCTTGGCTGCTGCGCGCTGGCGAATCTTATCTGCCTTGCGGCTGTAATCCCACCAATGCCCTAGTCCTGCAATGTTATCAATCTTAGCGTCTACCGATGCTGCGTGGATTGCGCTAGTCTCATATAACTTTGCTAGATACTCTTGACTGTAAGGAACTTCAACACAGCCTGTAATGCCGTACATTGAGAACTTGTCGCCCTCTACGTACTGCTTAGACCCTGCTGTTCCTTCCTCATTTTCATATGCCTTGATCAGACGATTGTTTACCGCGTCAAGACGCTTGAATAAACGCTTAGTCAATGCCGCATTAGGCGTCTTGATAGCGCTTTCGTCAAACTTCTTTAAGAAAATGTCAGTGCTGGCATCCTTGACGGACTCTTTAGTCTCCGTAAGAAGGAAAACCTTCTTAATTTCGGGAAGAACGTCCTCTACAGTGATTTCCTTTTCTGGATCATTGTCTTCTAAGGTGAGCATCTGGTGTCCTTCCGGCAAGCAATTCTGCCTCTTGCTCTTCGTATTCCTCGTCTGAAACCTTTAGAGCCTTTTCCCATACGGCTTGACCGTCAGAAAATCCCGCATCGGCAGCGGCACGTGCCATTGCTGCCATTACGGTAATGTCGCCTCTAAAGCCATTACAGCTGAGCATTCTTCGTTCTGTATCCGCGAGGTAATTTCCGTTCGGAAGTCTCCACAAGAAAACTCCGTAACCATCTTGTTCTTGAACTTTCATACCTGTACGTGTTAATTTCATTAAGTTATTGTACCATACCTTTCTTTAGCTGTTCCATTGTACGATTACCGCTCCGACAGGTTCTCCTGCTGTTCCAGCATTTGGAGAAACACCATCAATTGGTTCGTCAATTAACTCAATTGCAGAGATAAATGTATTTCCTGCAAAAGTATTATATACGTAATACGCATCTGCTGCGGTATAGGCTACTGAACTAGCACCTACACCCGCGATTGATGACGCTACATTCTTGTCTGCATTAATCGTTACCGAATCCAAGCCTGCTGGGTAAACGATTACTACATGATAAATCTGATTAGGAAGCATGTTTGCTAGTGAGCTTGGTTGCCCATTTACATACACAGTCGCCCCGGTCGTGTCGATCCACGTAGAGCTAGCCTGATTCAGTTCTCCCAGAAACTCTAGTGTTCTGATCTGTTCTTCCTGAGCTGTCAAAGTTATACTGGCTTGTGTCATATCTGACTGATCAACATCGTAATAACCTGATCCGATCTTGCTTGGAATGTGCAGAGGTCCATCTACTGACAGATCAAAGAACGCAAGTGGGAAGTGAATTGATTCACTGCTTACTACGTCAATAAAGTAATCTGAGTCTGAGTCTGTCTGATGACGGAAGATGATGCTCGGGTAGTTCTGATAGAGATTGAGTGTCACCGGCAAACTGACCCATGTTGCACCCTGATCAATGCTGTACTCCACTGGGAATCCAGTTCTTCTATCTACTGACCAAATTGAGGTAGCTGTGCTTGACTGTACCGCCGCGTAAAAATATTCATTCTCGTAACTGAAGTCATTGTTCGTCAGTTCGTCAATACGTGGCTGACCCGCGTCATTCAAGTAGATGAACGATGCTGCTCCGTCTGGTCTTGGTACTGTATCGAGACGTTGTTGTCTGAACAGCTCAAAATATTCACGCGGTCTTGGCAATGTTCCGTCCAAACTGAATGCTATTTTGTCTACCAGCGTTACACCACCTGAACTACCCATGTTGAAGCTGCTCAGCGGCATTGCATCACCTTCGATGGTTACCGAGTCATTATTGAGCTGCATCGTGACAGTGTTACCGACTCTGTGCAAAGCGAAATAACTTACCTCTTCAAAGAAGATGATCTGCTTTTGCTCTAGAACTCCCTCCACCGGCCACGTCAGGGTGATCGTAGAGTTTGAATTCAGACGAACGCCGAAGTTGACGGTGCTTGAGATTCCGTATTCCTCTTCGTATTCTGGAATGTATTCCTCTACTGTGACCTCTGAGGTGAAAGAAATCAGATCAACATTTGACTGCTCTGGATACAGAACCATACTGATTCCGAAGTCGGTGAATTCTGGACCTGTAATCTGACCGATATCAGACAATCTGACCGAACGTGAAGCATCCGAAACGATATTTCTATTCTTGACTAGTGGATCATACGTAAAATTGATATCAGAAAAAGCACTATTGATCTGCCCTGTAATCGTGTTTCCAGAGGATTCTAGGGCAGACCAATATTGAGCTAGATTGTAGTTTCTGATCTTTACGTCAAAATTCTTCATTATCTTCTACTATACCATATTTAGTATGTATCCGAATACATTTCTGTGTAAGAATCAGGAATTGTAGTGCCTGGATCGACGTGAGGAACGAATTCTCTATCATTTCTCTCGTCACCCTTTTCGTCCCATCCTCTTGCCTTACGGTCATCGAGAATGCGTAACCACTTACGGTCAAATCTTTCCTGTGCTGTCTCTTCTACGTACATAATGTTCACGACTTATGCAAATCGTGGAAGGTCACCTTCAATCACACGCACTCTATCAACAGTCATTACGTTGGTTGCTGCATTAGCACCCGACCATTGTGGAGAAATCTGAACCGTCAGCAATGAACCTGGCGAATCAATTTTCTTGGTTAGATACAACCAGTGGAAACGATTACGAGTAGCTGATGAAATATCAACACGTCTCTGCGTACCTGATCCACCCTGATCCTTGACCAGCAGACCTACACCCGCGATTGTGTTGGTTGTCGGAACGAAAATTCTGATTCCAACAGTGATCAGCTTGCCGGATACTAGACCCTTGATTCCGAGAGATGCTGGTGTAGCTGAGAACTGAGCAAAACATGTACCTGTAGCGGTAGCTGTAAGCTTCATTCCGTATGTGCCAGTCTCGAAATTGGTTGTATCCTTTTCTGCTGTAACCTGAGTGAGGGTCCATCCTGTTGGAGGGGAACCATCTGTCCAGTCTGCGAATTCAGTATTAGGAATCAGTGATCTTGCTGGCTCCACGAAATACGATGGACGCTGAGCTGGGGAAGGTACTGCTCCTGTGTACTTCAAAGCCTTCATGACTGTATCTGCCCACAACTGAGAACCGTTAGGTGCTGGTGAATCTGCTGATGTTGTAGGGTGGATATTGTCAACCTTGGTGTACGCCTGAGCATTTCCTGTGTCAGTGAATGCCTGGTGAACGTCAATGAATCCGTATCCGTGACGAGCTGCCAAAGCCTGTAGCTCTGTAGCCTTGATATTCTGCCAAGTTTCACGTCCTGCTGTGTAGCTTGGATTCTGAGACATTAGAATAATGCCCGAGTCGGGGAAAATCTGGCTTAGCTCTTCAGTCAAGATCATCACGTTAGGTCTGAAACTAGCTCTTAGGTTCGGAGTAGTAACATCTAACATGTTGTGACTATGAGAGATAAAGATTGTGTCTGGTACGTCAGGCAATGACTCGTATGCCTGAGTGAAGCGTTCTCCAACGAAATGGAAAGTCGCAAAACCTGATACAGAACAGTTCCAATAGGTAAGTACTGGCGGTGTTGTGCCGGTTCCTGTCTGGATTGTCACTGCTGCATCGTATGTTCGGCTGGTATCGTTCCAAAGACGGTAATTGACTGTGTACTTAGGGAACTGAGCTGCTAGAGCCTGAGCTTCTAAGTAAATGTGTTCAAGCTGTTCGTTACCTGTTGAGTCACCAACGTACAATACTGTAGCTGAGTCAATACCTCTATTTAACTTATTCAGTAGTCTACTGGCATTGGCTGCCGCCGAATTCTGGCCTAGTCCCAGATTAGTTACACTATTTGTAGTCGCCAATGGTGCGAAGATTGCGTTACCAACCTCGTTTACACGAGCATCTACGGCTGTCTGGTCTATTGCTGAATCTAATTCTGTCTTAACTTCTTTGAGTGCCGCGTGGATAATCGTGTGATCATCAATATGTCCTGGCGAATTAGCAACCGGAACTTCTGGCAACTGACTTACATTGTCTAGTGTCATTATATGATTTTATCATACTTTGGTATGATAAATGCTTTACGCATTCGCTCCCGTCGCATCTTTCCAGTTTGTTCCATCGGACCAAATTGGCTTGCCTAGAGTGGTATCAAAAATATTTGTACCTGTTCCGGCTGTTGCTGCTGAAGGTCTAGTTGCAGTAGTGTATGACTTGATCTGAAGTCCACCGTTTATCGTTGCTCTTCCGTCACTTCTACGAATTGTCAAGTAATCTGCAATCTTAGTTCCGTTGTCTCCGTAACCTGCAACCACGAAATTAGAACCGGCATTTGAACCTGACTCTGCATCTCCTGATGCTGCAACGTCCCAACGAGCACTGCTGGCTGTTAATGCCTGACCAATCTGTCTTCTAGAACCTGCTGCTCCGTTTACATCTGAACCACGAACGGTTCCTGAAGCTGTATTTGCACCTGCCCTTAAACCGCTTGGCAAAATAAGCATAGACTGAATGATTGTGGAACCAAGCATTCTACGCTCGAAACTGGCACTGTCTGAAGCTGCTGTTCTGCGTGTACCAGAAAATACGATGCCTGAATAATCCGGTGCTGTCGTACCATCTAGATACAACGGGTAGTTCGTTCTTGGAGTGCTTCTATTGTCGATAACCTTAACATCTGTAGCATTGAATCCTGAGACGGTACCGGCTGCAATACCACCTGTACCAATACCAAAGTTCTGTGTTGTTGATGTATCTGGGATGACTGTTGTTCCGTCGTAATCGAATTCAGAACCAGCATTGATAATCAGACCGTTACGAACCGTAATATCCTTCGATCCTGTGACTTGAATTCCACCCTTTGCACAGTCAATTAGAACAAAGTCATTGATTTCAATGTTGCTTGCGTAGTCTGTTGGTGTTGTTCTGTTGTCACTTGGGTATCCACCAAATCTGATTCCGATACCACCTGAACCGTCTGGCTCATCGGATGGACCTCTGCTTACACCATTAATGTAAACACCTGTGATCTTACCGTTCTTAGGACCGTTGTCCAGTACGATACCGCCCAATCCCGCATTCATAATGCTGACATTAGAGATATTGAAGTTCTCCGGTCCCTTTCCTGCTGGACCATCTGTAGTCAAGAATCCCGATACCCAAACTCCGTAGAATGCTGGGTTGATTGCGTACAAACCTGAAGCAATGACGGACTTGTTGCCACGACTAAACGAGAATCCGTTATCTGCCGATAGGACTGAAACAAGATTATGTGCAACGACGCGCTCACAGTAAATCCAACCAGGGTCCATTGTGTTTCTGAACTCAGAGTTAGTTACTTCTGCTGTTCCCGATACTCCTGAGAATATGAAGGGAAGTGTGCGTGAGCCATTGATCGCTACGTTGTTGATCTTGATGTTTTCAACCTTTGGGTAGGCTGGATTTGGTGTTGATCCGTCGTTTGCTGGGATTCTATCTCCACGGAATGTGAAAGCCTGACTGAATCCCGGCGTTGGACTGAATACTCTAGCTCTGCGTGGTCCTGTAGCATCGTCCACAACAGTTCCCTTAACTGAAAAATCAGTGAATGTTAGGTTGGAACATGGTCCGCTTGTCCAGAATACCGAATCCACCTGATTGTTGGAAGCTGTTCCAGGAACAAAGATTTCGGTACTTCTTATTCCATTTCCACTGACTTTCAGGCGAGAGCAACCATTCATGTTGATGCCTTGCTTGAAGACGTAATTACTAGCCTTCATTCTGACTTCTTTGATTCTGTTATCCTTTGCGTAAATAACAGCTCTCTGCACCATTTGGTGATCTGCGGTATCGGAACTCTGTCTGAAATCCTCTACGTCTACATATGATTGACCCTTATCCAGGTTTGTCTTAATTTCTTTTAAGGCTGCGTGAATAATCTCATGGTCCTTCGGATGACCAGGATCATTCTTAACTGGTCTCTCCGGTAATTGGCTTACGTTGTCTAGTGTCATAGTCCAATTTTATCATACTTTAGTACTAAAATTATTTAATGTTAACTGCTGTAGATACACAGAAAGCACCTTTCGGGGCTTTCTGCATTACCTAAGGTAGCGAAATTCAGGTATGCACTTCTGGTGGTGTGTAACGACACTGAGAGTCCTATTCACTCTCAGTCAGCAAGTCTCTAAACTGTAGACTCTAGACCATGTTCGTAGGATTAGTACGCTGGACATACCTTAATTATACTACCCTGTTCTCTTAATGTCTACTCTCTTGCCGCTCAAAACCAAGTAGATATCATTTGTCTTTGTATCCTCTTCGATTGAACCTGCTTCGAAATTGGCACGACGCTTGCCGTCCTTTTCGACAACATCAGAGATTGGCATACCTAGGCGTCCATTTTCGTAACCTAGCTGACCATAAATCTTAAAGATTTCACCTGTGATCGCATTTGCATCCTTGGTGCTTGTCAGATTGTAAATTGCTCCGTTCTCAAACGACTGAACGAATCCTCTACGATCCTGTGTCGCAACTGCTGTTCCGGTCGGATAGCCAAGCTTGGCTTCGTATCCCACGCGTGCGTATTCATCCCATATTGGACCGTACAGAATTTCTTTTGCACCTGTCTTAGGACTGAAGTAGATGTGACCCTTTTTAAATCTCTGCAAGCGTCCTATGCCGTCTGGTGGTGTAATCTCGTCGGTCTCGGGGAATCCTAGAATTCCGTTCTCCCACTTCAATTCAGCCCAACGGCTACCGATGACACCATTCAATACGTAACCCTGCTTGTCAGCATCACTGTAATAGATAGAGCCATTCTGGAACGCCTGAGCTTCACCACCATTGATCTTGATTGCGTCGGCAACTGGGTAACCCAAGAATCCGATTTCCCAACTGTTCAGTTCGAACTTTGGCCAAATATTTTTGTTAATTGTTCTAGCGCCAAAGTTTGGATGCCAGTAGATGTGACCGAACTCGTATTCCGCGAATTTTCCTACGCTGTCAGCACAAGGCAACTCGTCACCAACGGTGATCTTCTTTCCTAGCCAAGGGTTTTCACGATACTTAGCCTGAATTGCTGATTCCTTAGGCTTGTCGCCCTCGTTGTACCAGCGATTGACTTCACGTCCGAACCATGCAGCATCGAAACCTGCTGGGTCAATCTTTCCATCACGCTTATTGTAATCTCTGTGGAAAATCCAACGATCTGCTGGAAGTCCTAAATCCTTAAGTAAAGCTGCTACAACCTTGGGGTAATTTGAGCGCTGTGCGTCTGTCCAGTCGTTGTAACCGTTTGACACGCCTTCAATTCCAATCGAGTAGTAATTTCCGTTGCCTTCTGGCGCTCCCCACATTGCAGGTCCGTAACCCGCGTGCCAACAGACACCCTGAGCGATAATATGTGGATTACCGTCTCTCTTTAGAACTAGCTGAGACAATGGACCTGGCAAATCTGATCGTCCGTCTCTAACTACTCTAATATCTCCTGACTCATTGCCACCGGCAGTATGATGCAACACTAAGAATTGTACTTTGACAATATCTCCGTGACCTCTATTACGCCAACCTGGCTCTTCTGTGTATTTGATCCCGAACTTCTGAAAAGCTTCTGGGTATCTTGTGTAATCTGCTATTTCAATCATTCCCTTTCTTTTGATTACTCTTATTATAGCAAAATAGACCAGACTCCGTAGAATCTGGTCTATCTGCTTTAACTATCCGAATTTAGCCTTCGCAAGCTGTGCATTCGGAACCGTTCTCGATTGCGCAACTCTGTGTATCGAAACTAGTGTTACTCCAATCAATGTTGAAATCGTCCATAAATTATCTCTCCTTCTTTGTATTTTTAGAAGCCTGGATTCCTGCCTTGCTGCGCATGTAGTAAAGACCCTTTATGTACGGGTCAAGCATGGCTAGCTTGTGAATCTTGCTGATGTAGGCCGGAGACTCGTTAGCGTCAAAGAAAAGATTTAGCGATTGTCCCTGGTCAATAAATTTTTGTCGTTCAGATGCTTGTTCGATTATGGCCTCTTGATTAATCTCATAAGCTGTCTTGAATACTTCCTTCTCATGGTCAGACAACCAATCGACATTTTGAACCGATCCTGAGTCATCAATTATCTCGTCAATTGTCTTCTGGTCGTACTTTCCACGTTCCTTCATAATGTCAATCAGGGTAGGGTTGATTCGTGCCATTTCTCCTGCTGCTGAGGACTGATTAAATACGTTTGCAACGATCGGCTCAATACCCTGACTGACTCCACCAACAAGTAACGCGGTGGACATTGTTGGAGCGACTGCCATTAGGTGACTGTTACGTCTTCCCTTTGGTGCCCACTCTGCTGAACCAGCTTTTTCACCCATCCAAGACGAAGCCTCTTCTGCGTAACCTCTGATTCCAGAAAAGATAAACTTATTCAGATTTTGAGCCTCTTGCGAATCGAAAGGAATGCTCTTGGACTGCAATAGTGTGTGCCAACCCATGACGCCCAATCCAAGCGCTCTGCTCTTCTCTGTAAAACGAACTACCTTTTCCATACCCTTGACCTTGCTGCCACGATCTATCAAATCCTGAGCAATACAGTCAAGGAAAACTGTTGCGATGAATACTAAGTCAGTACCCTTCCATTCGTCATACTTTGCTAAGTTAAGTGAACTAAGTACACAGCTAAAACTATGATCCGCGTCAGAGTGCAATGCAATCTCCGAACACAGATTAGAAGCCTTGACGCTCAATCCCTTTTCAGCATATCCGGCTGGATTCTGACGGTTCACCTTGTCAATGAACCAGAGATAACCCTTACCTGTCACAGCGCGAGTCTTGAGAATCTTTTGGTAACGACGAATCGTATCCTTATCACCGGACTTTAGCTTGTCAATGAAATTATCTGTGATGTTCCAACCGACATTCAGCCCGTCTGGGTTGTTATAGAGATAATCAATGACTTCATCGAAATCATCGTGATCAGCCTCTAGATAGCCTGCCCAAGCGCCACGACGCGTAGAACCCTGGCTGGTGTCGTCCATATCTTGAACGAAGCCTTTGAATACCGGCAAAACTCCGTTAGCTTTTCCATTGTCGCCGTAAGCTGATCCTCGTGGGCGAATGTCGCCAAGATATCCACTAGTACCAAATCCTTGCTTTGTCAATACTGCTGATTCTAGACGTGAATCGTAGAATCCATAAATTGAATCTTCAATGTAGTTACCAGTACAGCTTACAGCCATACCGCGCTCTGTTCCTAGATTCGCAAGAACCGGAGTACTTGGACTTAGCCAACCGTTCCAGATTGCTTCAAAGAACCTTTCTTCCCAGTCGATTTCGTCACCGTACAAGCGTACTGCTATTTCACCAGCCGCTTCGGCAATTCTTACATATCTATCTGCAAGGCTCTGCCCCGACTCAGCATACTTTAACTTAAACATCTGGTAGCCGGGTGTGATGTACCAATCAGGTACTTCTCCCTTTTCCTGAAGTTCTTTGCGTTCTGCCGAGATTTGCTCATAAATGCTTGTCATTAAAAAGTAAATCCTCCATCTTCTGTGTCTTCAAACGTAAATGCATTTTCATCCCAGTCTCGGTTGTACTCGGACTGCACTCCGTTGAAGAAGTCTCCGAACTGAGTGGAATTAATTCCCTTGTAGAACCATTCTGCTACTGGATTCTCATCAATCTCAAACTGGAAATTGATATCCAAGTTGTCAAGACACATATTGATACGTGACTTAACAAAAATCTCTAAGTCGTGCTGGTTCAGGCCGGGAATATCGCCCTTCTCAAAGATCATTTCAATGATTCGCTTTTCATGCTCAAATACTGCGTGGGCAGCTTCGACAATCTTCAAATCAAGAATTGCTTTTTGTGTGCTTGTCTGCTCTGATTCACTCTGCAATGTTCGGTACAACCAAGCACCCGCTTGCGCGTGCAAGTTCTCGTCACGAACACTAAAGTTAATTCCTCTACAGACATTGTTCAACAGGTTCTTGCCCTGTGACTGAAATGACTTCAGAAACGCAAAGCTAGAGTAAAGTACCGCACCTTCGAGCATACTGAACGTAGCCAAGCTGTAAAGCAAATCATCACTGTCTGCGGCGGCATTGACAAAATCAATACGTGCCTTCAGGTCTGGATCATCTGCATAACTAGAATAGAATTCATCTGTGTTCAGCAACATTGCTTCATTCAGCTTGTTGTAGAACGGAGCGTGGACATTGATTTCAAAGAAACCGAATGCATTGCTCATCATCTCAATATCAGGGCGTGGGAAGCTGTTCTTTACTTTACCGCCCCAATATTCGTTGCCTACTAGCAACTCATACAAAGTAAATAGCTTTAGAACTGTGATCACTCCGTGCTTTTCAGCTTCGGTCATGTTCACGCGTAAATCTTGTACATCTTTCTCAACATTGATCTCATCTGGTGACCAGAACACGTCTCGCTGAGTCTTGGCAAACTTAACTGCCTCTGGGTAGTCAAAGGTATACGTATCCTTTGGTGTCGTAATTCTCGGTGACAATTCTTCTCCTTTTTCTTATAATTTTTGCAGTGTTCACGGTGAAGAAGAGACAGTTATAGCCCTCTTTTTGTTTGAACTGGTTCTATCTATTATACGGCTTTGGGCTAAATAAGACAATCGTACTGTTTAGCTAAAACGCGGATCATCCACTATATGTTGGAAGGCTTCTCGTGTCAAACACAACCAGTCGTACTCTTCGTGCATCTCAAAACTATTCTTAAATGCCTTCAAAGCCTGGTTCTCAAAGTCATCGTAGCTTAGCTTGATCTTATCTACCAAATCTTCGAAATCTGGCTTGTAGACCTTGCCTGGATGCTCGTCTGGCCACGGTGATTGTACCAGTTCCGACTTGACTCCCAAATCATTTAAGTATTTGTGGTAGTGACACCATGATTCTGTGCAAATTGTTGGAGTACCCTGAGCTAAGCTTTCCATAGGGATGAAGCCCCATCCTTCACCGTAACTTGGATATATGTTCACGTCAAATCCATCAGTGAACCGAACCAGTTCGTCTGTTTCCATAGGCTTAGTGATCACCGACACATTTGGTAACTTGTCAGGAGATTGAACTACCCCATTCTGGTACCAGCGTACATGACTTCGTTGATACGCCTTAATTGTTAACGTAGCTTTGCTCGAATCATCCTTGAACGCCTCCCGGAAAGCTTCGAATCCCTCTTGAGTTCCTTTACGGCTAGCTGGTGCTCCCTGAATATAATATTTCAGTGGACCCGACCTCCGCTTCAATCTAGGCTTGTACATTTTCTCTATGCCGTGAGGGTATACCGTTTTGACGTTGTTGACACCGGCTGCTCTGTACACATCAGCGACCCAATCAGAGGTTGCCCAAACTTCATCGGCTGAATTGAACTTTTCAACCCAACCTTCGGGAAGTTCTGTTGACTCCCAAGGGCATAAAATTATTTGATATTGATTGTCTTTAGGGGTGAAGTAGTCAGGCTGCGCGAACGTAAATTCGACGAGTGCTAACGGAGTATTGAAATACACTTTGTGGCCAAGTTCCTTCAGAGCATTGACGATGCCCCAACCAGCTCTACCGAATCCGTTGTTCAGTGTGAAGTTGCTGTACGCAGTGTTGTAAGAAATGATCATGTTCAGTATTCTATCATGTTCTCATCGTGCCGTCAGGCTTCAGTCTAAACGTCAAACCGTATACCTTCTTTGCTCCCGAACCAAATCCTGTATCGAACAACCAACCGTTCTCGAAAAGTAGATCAAGATGTTGCTGGACTTCTGGTGGACTGACCTTTATGATTCTTGATATGCTGTACGCACTGATTGCAGACAGTTGCATCTGAACCTTTCGCTGGTATGTGCAGGTAGATTCAATCACACTTGCAACAACCTTGGTAGTCATGCTTAGATCGGACCTGAACACCAAGTCACGCCACTTGTGGCGGCTGTAGACAGTTTCTAGATCATCTGGTTTACTTAACTCTGGCATCGTACTTCCTCATCACTCGACAGATCAGTATGACAGTCAGTAACTCATATTTCAAGTCCAACCAATCAGTGATCTTGCTCATATCACAATTGTATCAAGCTGGCAAGTTGTTGTCCAACTTGACAAACGAGATTCTGCTTACTAGACTATTTATGGGGTTTGTAAGTAAATTGTTTGAAATTAGGTTAAATTAACTACTCATTATTACTCTTTAACTACTCTTAATAACTTAAAGAATAGAAAAGAAAGATAAAGAGAGGTACTAATAAGAGATAAATTAAGGAAATTAGTGTTAAGAGAAGAATTAAAGACAGATATTGGTAAGAGAATGTTTGACTTCTCTCCTATCTCCAAAAATCATATACCTTCGGAAATTTTAAAAGAACTTATCCAAATTTATCTTAAAGAAATAGAACTTGATCTTGAATATGAAATAGAGTCAATTCACGTAGGTTCCCAAGTTCCCCCTATCTCTCGTATTATCACATTTTTTACAGAACCAGATATTTTGCTGTATACTAAGTGGAGAGGTGTCTTCTCTGTACATGGTTACGAAGCTCCTATAGTAGATTTTATTCCGAAAGAAAGTTAAATTATGTTAATTACCATAGTCTCAATCCTATTTGCTATCCTCTGTTTTGGATTGTTCGTGTTTGTTGTTCGTAAAGTCAAGGTCTGGCTAGATAAGCAGACCCCGGAAATTCTTCATCCTGACGAGTACTACGAGAAATTACATAAAGATTTAGACAAACAGATTCATTCTCCCTATGAAAAGGATTTAAGTTAATGTGGTACCAAAATAGAGACACCCTTGACAGAATATCAAGTGCTGGTGTTCACTCCTATGAGTCTGAATACGGAAATCCTATTGTTCGAATGAATGGTAATTTCTGGTTAGAGTGTGAAAAGGATGATGACGCCTTCACCCCACCGGCCCTGAGAACAGGAAACTGGGAGGCTTGGAATGCTGTTGCTATCATGAACGAACTTAAGGATTACGCTTGGTTCGTGGACGCAGGCGCAAACGTTGGTTACTACACCGTAATGGCTGCTGTGGCAAATGTTCCAGTGTTTTCCTATGAACCACACCCTGACGTATTCAAATTAATCGTACGGTCTCTCAGGCTGAACAACATTGAACCCTGGAATACAAACGTCAAGCTGCACAATTATGGTTTGGGGCGAGAATCTGGTAAGCTCGTGTTGCACGAGGTTGAAAACCATACTGGTGCAAACAGTTTCGCCGGATCAGGAGACGGAATCGAAGTAGATGTTGTCACACTTGACCATTCGCTAGATCAACCGTACACTTCAGATGTAAAGCACGTCATCAAGGCAGACGTAGAAGGTTTCGAACGTGAAGTTTGGGACGGTGCAAAACAACTCAACGAGAACTGTGATACAGTATGGTTCGTTGAATGGGTACCTGTTCGCCACGGAGCGGACTACAACCGTGAATGGTTGAACGAGGTTATCCAATCCCACGATCTACAAATGGTCAATATGGACGGAAGTCTGAGGCCGGTAGGTGTGGAAGAAGCTCTTAATGTAGAGTTTGAAACAATCGTATTCCGTAAGAGGGTTTAACATGCCCTACTTCGGTGATCAGGAATCTTCCCTATTGGAAGAGTGGTTGGCAGAAGCCGAACAAGAATATCTTTTAACTTCAGACGAGTTTCAAAAGAGTGTTGTTCGTGACAGAATACAAGACATAAAAGACGTTCTCTACCGTAGGGGACGACGCGGATGATTAGTCTTATCTTGGACATAATCTGGATAGTAAAAAGGTTCCTATGGGAGCATGAACTTGACGCGTACAGACATAGAAAGTTATCTTAACTAACGTGAATATTATTGCAAAATCGGCATTGGTCGTAAGCATTATCGGAGCTGGCGCTCTCGGAGCAACATCTATTGCAAGCGCTGAGCCAGTACATAACTGGAATGCAGTAGCAGAGTGTGAGTCTGGTGGAAACTGGGCTATCAACACCGGAAACGGTTATCATGGTGGATTGCAATTCAGTCCAAGCACCTGGTCAGGATATGGTGGACAAGAGTTTGCTCCAACAGCTTATCAGGCAACCAGAGAGCAACAAATCATCGTTGCTGAGCGAACATTGGCTGGACAGGGAATCGGAGCTTGGCCTACGTGTGGACCACTTCTATATTCTAACCCTGACCCAGCAGATGACGTTGTTGTAGAACAGCCTCTACCTGAAGTGAAGCCGGTTGAGCCTCTAGCAGTGAAGATTCCTGCAAGCCCACGGTATTTCACAAATGATCCGGTAACGATTCCGGTTCCAGTAATTCCAACTCTTGAAATCCCAGTTAATGAGTGGAACATCTCTAATGAGTCAATCAACAGGGATTACACCAACGCAGTAAACGAAGTTAATAGAATCCTAGAGGAGAATAAGTAATTTGTCAGTAGATGTTAAGTTTTTCACCGACTCTGAAGTTCAGTTGATCAAGAGTAATTCAACTGATCAAGACGTGGCGCGTGCAGCTTGGGTATCTACACTTGGCGAAGAGGCAGTGGACTATGACTCATCACGACAGAATGGTTTAATTAACTATTTGATGCGTGATCGTCATGGTTCGCCGTTCGAACACGGTAGCTTTACATTCTTTGTGAAGACACCGTTGTTCGTTCGGTCAGAGTTTCATCGTCACCGTGTAGGTTGGTCATATAATGAAGAGTCTGGTCGTTATAGCCAGATGAAGCCACACTTCTATACCATCCCTGAGGGCCGCAATCTTACCCAGTCTGGTAAGCCTGGACATTATCTTTTTGCTCCTGGTACAGCGGCACAGCATAACCTTACAAAGGGTATCCAGATCAACAGTTCCATTACTGCTTACTCTGAATATCAGGTATTGCTAGACGCGGGCGTAGCCAAAGAGGTTGCCCGTATGCATCTTCCGCTCAACCTTATGACGAGCTTCTATGCAACATGTAATTCCAGAAGTCTTATGCACTTTCTCGGATTGAGAACCAAGGATGACTCTGCAACCTTCCCTTCTAACCCACAATTCGAAATCAATTCGGTTGCAAGTAAGATGGAATATGAGTTCGCAAAGCAGATGCCTGTGACCTATCAAGCATGGCTGGACAACGGACGAGTAGCGCCTTGATAGACGTCAAAGCTGCTATACTTGATCTGTTGGCTAAGGTCAGCGGAAAGGCAAGGTACATCAATATGCAAAAAGTTAAAGACCTAACTCCGGTCACGAAGTACGGAGTAGGCGGTACCGATTTAGGTATTCCTTTCACATTGGAAAATGGTTCGACAGGATACCTGTTCGGAGATACCTTCAGTTCGTTAATGCCGGGTGGTGCTAATTGGCGTAGTCCTGTAGCATTGCGCAGTCATGAACCTATTGAAAATGGTATCGAGTTTGATTCAGCTTATAAGTTAGCTGGCGAGGGACTAGCACCCGAAATTATCGCAAATCAGCACAACACAAGCGGTAATGGCGAGTTTACTATTATCCCTAACGACGGAATCAGCTTCCCTGAGACCGGGCGTCAGATCATAAGTTATATGTCTGTGAGAAACTGGGACAACGGTACTTGGCGAACTAACAATACTGGTTTTGCTTACTCGGATAACGGCAACGATTTCGTTAAGTTAAACTGGCAATGGAACAACAACTGGGCAGGCACAGATATCTTGCAGATGGTGTCGATGCAACGAGAAGGCAACTGGGTATACTTGCTCAGTACTTCAAACGGGCGACATTTGACAGATGGTTTGTACTTGCGTAGGGTTCCCTGGGACAAGATGTTCGATCCATTCGCTTACGAGCATTGGACTTGGAACGGTACTTGGCAGTGGACTAAGAATTATAATTGGTTCTTTCATCCTATCCTTGCTGGTAGATTCGGAGAGCCTAGCTTGAGAAAGCTAAAGGATGGACGTTGGGTAATTAGCGTAATCGACGCAGCGAATGATAGACTCTCGTTGTACGATGCCCCAACAGTCACATCAGTATGGAACCACCGAACACTGATTTCGAACACATCTTCGGAATCCATATACGGAGGATTCGTACACCCCAATTCGACAAGCCAGTCATTACATGTAATACTGAGCAAGTGGAATGCAACCAAGTACGGTTGCGAACAGTGGAAAACTAGTTTGTAAGAAAGTTGACAGAGAGTCTAGCAAGTGTTAGGCTCTCTGTTATACCAACCAAGGGAGTTCACATGGAAAACCGTAGCAGCCTTCAGTACATTGCAGATTTTTACGCTGGCGCACAGAAGACCACCCAACCTTCAACAAATTCCAAGGGCGTATTTGCACGCCGACAAGCAAAGTCACAGCCCAAGATGGGCAAGATGTGCCCCGCATGTGGTTTGATGCGCAGTCTTTCCGGCTCTTGCGACTGCAACACCTTTTAGATTATCATGACTTGCAAACACTGTGATAGAGAAATCAATTTTATTGAGTTCCATCAGGGCTTCTGGTTACATGACCACACCGGTAGAGTTCTCTGCACAAGCGGAGAAACAACCGCAACTCCAAAACAAAGGATTACAAATGATTCAGCTTCTTAACCGTCGTGTCAGCTTCAGCCTGTTCTATGTGCTGGAAATCTTTCTGTTCACCATTGTGCTTCTGGCCACCGGATCATTCTGGCTGGCGGTTATCGTTAACGCGGTTACAATCGTCATTTGGAACTTGAAGTTCCAGAATGCGGGACGACAGACCATCGAATTCGAGGACGGTAAGTAATGGCAGCAGGATACGATGACATTGCTGAGTGGTTCGATTGGGGACTTTCGGCAGAAAAGGCTTACATGATCGTCTGGTGTGACATGTTTGATTACGATGACTATCCAGCATATTATGAAGACAAAGATGCAGCTCAGGCAGCCTTGGATTCTCCAAGCAGTATGCAGCGGGCAATGGAATGCTACGATCTGAATTCCGATAGGGATACTCAGTTAGATAAGACTCGCGCTTGGGCACTAAAGAGGAACTACTCTTGAATATCTTGCCTATTGAAGAGCAAAAGGCAATGCGTGAAAAAGATTGTTTTGATGACCGGAACATCGTAGAGGAATTTAAGGGTCTAGAGACCGAGACTATCAAGTCAATTATGAAATTACGCTCTAGTAACCTGGTCGTCATGTGCTCAAACGAAATCAAGGATTTCAATTGGGGTAGTGTGGTTCGCTCTGCAAATAGTTTTGGAGTCTCGGAGGTAGTTTTCACCGGACGCAAGGCTTATAACCGTAGAGGTGCTGTCGGAGCGAACAACTACACTGATATTCAATATGTCCCAGACACTATCGAAGCTCTGACACATTATAAAGTTAATCTAGGTTATCGCCTGGTTGCTGTGGAATATGACGAGCGTTATCAGATGGAAAACTTGCAGACCTACGATTGGTCTGAGAAGTCTGTTATCATATTCGGTGAAGAGGGTCGTAGCCTTACAGAAGAGATTCTTGATTTCTGTGATGACATTGTGTACGTTCCTATGTATGGCACAGTTCGAAGCCTGAATTTGGCAAGTTGCGCCACTGTGGTAATGTATGACTACGACACAAAGATGCGACAAACACCAACGTATTAATGTATACTTAGAGTATGGAAGACCCATACGAGGACGAAGAGGAATACGAGGATTGGTTTAATCCATTCCCCATGATAGTCTATGCAAAGCAAAAGACTTCCGTACATCTTTCTTCAATAACCCACAGACTATAGGAGTTAACTTAAATGATGGCAGCTCGCCCAATCGTGGCGCGTACGAGTCGTGAAGACATTCTTCCCAACAGCATTACGAATGCAAAATGTGCAGCGTGCGGGAATGTTTTCAGTAACTCACGTAATTTTGATGCTCACCGCCGCTGGTCGGATGCCAAGCAGGAAAGCTACTGTGTAAATCCTGACACTGTAAAGCTTCAGCTCAGTGACAAGGGTCTGTGGATCACTGCCAGTGAATGGTTCAAGGAACAGTAGTGGATAACGAAGACATTATTGAGTACTTGCAGATGCACAGTACTCAGCAGGAGCAGTTAATTGACATTCTGATGGTTCTTTTGAGCCTGTCAAGCCCTGAAGAGGCCGGGTTCCTGGATTATGCACACAACACGCGTAAAAAGTTTCTTAGTTCGTTAACTAAAGAGGAATACGCACAACTAAGAGGAGAATTTGAACGTGACAGTCGTTGAACCTATTCTGGGAATCATCGGTTTTCTTGTTGTAGTTTATCTGGCAGCAAGAGTCATCATCTGGGGAATTGATAAGCTCTATGACCGATTCTTCGGAATCTGGGACGAGCCTATCTCGTTTGACGATGTTGAAGAGGGCGAAATTAGTGGCTGAAAAGTACTCGGTTTTTATTTACCCTGACGCGGTAATCAACGGAAATCGCATTGACCGCAAGGAATTAGAGACGACTCTCTATTCCAATGAGCGAAATTGCAAGTACGTCATCCCAACACGGAATATTCGATACATTAGAGAAAGTATTTAATGGAGTTTGTAGAGTACGGAAAGACGAATCGGTTATACCGAGATATAGTTATTACAGAAAAGATCGACGGCTCAAACTGTGTCATCGGAATTGACATTGAGAACCGCAGAATCTACGCTGGTAGTCGTACTAAGTGGCTGAATAATGAGCAGGATCACTTCGGTTTTCACAAATGGGTTACCGAAAACTGCCACACTCTTTTCAATGATCTTGGACCGGGCTTGCATCGTGGCGAATGGTTTGGTCAGAAGATGCAGCGCAAGTACGGTATGGATCATAGAGAGTTTGCTTTATTCAATACCGATAAGTGGGGAAAGGTAGAATTTGAAACCCCAAATTTACGCACAGTGCCTGTATTATATGAAGGAATCTTCTCTGAACATGCAATCATTGGTCGTCTTGATGAGTTGCGGGAATACGGTAGTGTTGCATCACCGGGATTCATGAATCCCGAAGGTATTTGTATATTCCATACGCAAGCCAACATGGTGTTTAAAGTTTTGCTAGAGAACGATCAAATGTCCAAGACGGAGGCGGGTGTAAAGTGAAGACGATACTTATCGTACTAGCTCTTGCATTCGCGGGCACACTCATGGTAGGTTGTGGTTCAGAGAAATTCACACCGGATAGTGCGGAGCATGTTCCTGATATGGTAAATGTTCCAACGTACAAGGTTCACCTACAGAATGGTGGATATCTAACGTGTGTATACCTGACTCAAGCCGGTAACTATGGTGGTACTGGTGGACCAACTTGTGATTGGAGCAAGGCAGAATGATTGAGCTTTTTACAAGGGTCGGTAGGCGTCTGTGCGCTATTGATGCTGACGAACATTTCATGCGCTTTCCTGGTGGAGAGTTGCATATGAAATCTGATGCTGATATGTTCAGCGGAGATGAAATTGCTTTGATCCGTGGGCATGTTGAGACTGACGATTTTATCAAGCTTGCCATGTGGTCAGAAGTTGTTGCTGATCAAAACGGTACTTCGTATGCGTACATCCCCTATTTGCCCGCTGCGCGTGCAGACAAGGGCGTTCCTCTGGGAGGTCAGATTTACGCTAATATGATCAACAGTGCAGATGTTGATTTGCTGTTTGCTACAGATGTTCATAGCCAGAAAGCAATTGAGTTCTACAGCGGCTTGCACAATTACAACGTGGATGATATTGTCGCAGATTATCTTATTTCTAACGGTCGTCGGTATGATGCAATTATTGCCCCTGATAAGGGAGCCGCCGAACGTGCGCGTATATTTGCGGAATACATGAAACTGCCAGTATTGCAGGCAGAAAAGGTGCGTAACCAGAACACTGGTGCATTGTCGGGTTTTAGTTGTACTGATGCTGAAGAGTTCGGAGCGGGACACTTTCTGATTTTCGATGATATTTGTGATGGTGGTGGAACCTTCAATGGTCTAGCCGATCAGATCATGCAAGAGAATCAGAGGGCTAAACTGGATTTGTTTGTCACTCATGGCATCTTCAGCAAGGGAACGCGGGAGCTTGACAAGCGATTCATCAACATCTTTACTACTGACACATGGTCTAAGTATTCAACCGGGAGTCAAGATATCATTCCAGTTGTCAACCAAGTTTTGAAAACTATTTAAGGAGCTATAATTCAGTTCAATCCTATCGGGTTGATTGATGCTTACAAGTATGGACACGCAAAGCAGTATCCTGAGGGAACTGAGTTTGTTTACTCCAACTTCACCCCGCGTGGATCACGCATTGAGGGTATTGACGAGGTAGTCTTTTTGGGACTACAGGCGTTCATTGACGATCTAACTCAGTCCTACGAGGATGGGTTCTTCAGTCAAGATATTGATCAAATTGTTGCCGAGTTCGAAAAGAATACGCTAGAGATTCTTGGACCGAACAACGTTGGCTCTGATCACTGGCGCAAGCTTCACAAGCTGGGTTACTTGCCACTTAAATTTAAGGCTCTTCCAGAAGGTACTTCTGTACCTCTGAAGGTTCCTGTATTTACTGTGGAAAATACCCACAAGGATTTCTACTGGTTGCCCAACTACATTGAGTCTCTTTTGAGTGCTGCGATTTGGTTGCCGTGTACCAGTGCCACTACGGCCAAGCGTATGCGAAAGTTGCTTGACGAGTGGGCAATTAAGACGACAGGCAGCAATGCCGGTGTAGAGTTCCAGGGCCATGATTTCAGTTTCCGTGGTATGGGTTCTCTTGAAGAGGCCGCTGCCAGTGGTGCGGGTCACCTTGCAAGTTTTGTTGGTTCTGATACCATCATTGCAAAGGAATGGATCAAGGAACACTACGGAGCAACAGAGCCGATTCTGTTGTCTGTGACTGCAACTGAGCACTCTGTAATGTGTGCCGGTGGTGATGGTCCGGGAGAGGAACAGGAAACCTATGCTCGTCTTATGCGTACTTATCCTTCTGGCATCTTGGCTGTGGTTTCTGATACGTGGGATTTGTGGAACGTCCTTACGGTCATTCTACCCAATCTCAAAGATCAGATCATGGCTCGGGATGGAAAGCTAGTTATCCGTCCTGATAGTGGAAACCCAGTTGATATTTTGTGTGGAACTGGTGGAGACACACCGGCAGGCAAGGGAGTTATCGAACTCCTATGGGACTTGCTTGGAGGTACGGTTAATGAACAGGGATACAAGGTAATTGATTCTCACGGCGGCGCGATTTACGGCGACAGCATTACTTTTGATCGTGCTCATGATATTTGTAAGCGTCTTGCTGATAAAGGATTCGCTAGTACAAATGTTGTGTTCGGCATTGGAAGCTACACGTACCGTTACGTCACGCGTGACACGTTCGGGTTTGCAATGAAGGCAACTGCTGTTACGATCAATGGCAAGGAACGTGCTATTTTCAAAGACCCAATCACTGATTCGGGTGAAAAGAAATCGGCTCGTGGTCGTATGGTAGTGCAGCGTAAAGACGGAAAGCTGAAGCTTCTGGATAATCTTAATCTTGGAGAACAGCGTGCTTTGTCGGAGCACGATCAGCTAAGGCCTGTCTGGATTGACGGACAGTTCGTCCACAGGACAACTTTCGATACAATTCGTGAGCGAGTGGCTCGGTCGTAGCACATTGGCGGGTATACAAGTGATACCCGCTTTTGTGTTATCATTGAGAGATGAATAACGTAAGAGTAGTAACGCCAAACGGCGAAATCATCGGTGAGAAGATTCTCGAAACCGAATCCACAATTATCGTCAAGACTGAATCAGGTAGACTGTCTATTGACAAGACAAACGACGTATTGATATTTGATTATGTCGATCCCGCTAGCTATAGCAAGGGAACCATAGTCAAGATAGGCACGATTTACGGTGAAGCAGCTTATCTCAAAGCGCGTTCAAATACCTGGCGACTAGTCTGGCAATCCGAAGCTGACGCTAACGAAAACCTGACTATGACCGATACCTTCATGGCCAACTCGGTCGTTCTGAGCTTCGATGATTTGTTGAAGCATTATGTTGACAACCCGGCATAGCTCTGATAAGTTCTAGTCATGACCAAGCAAATAGAGAGGCTGCGCCAAGCCCACAGAGACCTCAAATTAGAACTGTCGTTTTTAGGCGGGCTGGTTGCAGGTAGCATGATCTGTCTGATACTGTGTGTCGTAACAGTCCAGTACGTGATGTTCATCGTGTTCTTTGTGATTACTCTCATGCTGGGCATGGCATTGGCCGATGTATGGTTGGACAATGACGGTTCCAGTCGATTGGCAAAACGTAAACGAGACCTGGAAAGGGCAGAACGTGAAGACCGAAATCCGGGTGATGAGCTACAAGCTGGCTGAGAAACCAGCCAAGTCAGAACGTAAAGCTGATATGTCCAGCTTCATCAACACAATAATTCACGATGCTTTCCGAAGAGGTGACAGCCTTAGCTTCAGGCACGTTGCTGATGTTGAAGAGGCTTTTTTCGACGCGGTTGACGATAATCTGATTCCGGTGCATATGACACATGAATTAGAATCTTTGATGAATGACCTGTATGACTATGCGACGGAGGTTGATAGAAGAAGATGCAGATAAGAATAATGACTTACAAGGCACCGATCAAGCAGAGCTTTGCCGAGTACGCCCGCGATAAGCCTTGTGTTAAAACCACATTGCTCGGAGACTACTGTAGGTGTGCCAAGTGCAACCCAGAGTGATGACGTATTCAGAACCTCTGCCTATAGAGAAAAAGCAGAAGCTTGAAGAGCATGATGACCTATTCGAGGGCGTGTTTACTGGCATGTTCGACTACACACGAAATGACAGATACGAAGACCCGGCTACTGATTATTCGTGGATAAATTTCGAGAGACGATGACTGACATAAGAGTGATGGTCTATCAGGAAAGCATTCCCGCCGTTTCGGAAGATCATTTCGAACCGTCCGAGAAAAACAACGTACCTGACTTAACTAAACTCAGTAAGACCCAGATTGTAGAAGGCTTAACCGGCTGGTACTATACAGGTATGAGTAACAAGTGGGACGTAACGAAATACGTCTACAGTACTCAGGACGGTTCGATAGCGTTTTCGCACGCAGAGCAAGAAAAACTAATTAGAGACAACATGTGGAAGGCAGATCATAATTTATGGCAATCACCAGTGGCGCAATTGAAGGTAAGTCGCCGGAAGACAACAGCAGAGAAGAATCGGGACAACCCTTTGCTCAGAAAGACTTTCTCGTAGAATACGAGCAGATCATTCGCGGTAGCACCGTCGTACGCGCCGAATCGGCAGCAGATGCTCACGGAAATTTCCATATGGCTACTGAAGGTCAAGTTGCTCTGAAGGTCATCAACATTCGTGAACTCTGAGCACAAGATGCGCTACATAGTCAGTGAAGACCCGCGCATACAGGTTAAAGTATACGAGCCTACGGGTGTGATCGGAACATGCGAAGCCTGCATCGAATGGCGGGTGGGTTCGGAGAAGCTTGCATTCAGTAACACAGTATTCAATTGGCTTTTGCAGGCGTGCCGGGTGCATCAGGAGAAACATGAAAAGCACAAAACCAGCTAAGATAATTAGTACGTGGAAAAACTTACAGCAATTACGTATAGTTCTATGGACTCATGAAGACGGAATGCCGACGAATAGGGTGGCATTGACCGAGCAAGAACTAGAATTGTTAACCGGATTTATACGAGACCTAAAGGAATAAAATGGGATTTTTCAGCAGCAAAAAGAGTCAGACTACAGCAGAGCTTGCAGCAGAATTTGGGCAGGCTCAGACACAGACACCGAGCATTGGTGCGGCCAAGACAGTAACACTACGTAAAGAAACGGGTGCTGCGGTCAGTCTGGATAAGATTCAGGCAATCAATAATGTCGATCTGACCAAGCGTTATCAGAAGGCCGGTTTTGCACTGTCGAAGTTCGGTATGGATGGTGCCCGAGCTAACGTAGTTATGTTATTGGATTTCTCTGGTAGCATGTACGGAGATTATCAGTCCGGTACTGTGCAGAAGATCGTGGAACGTGCTCTGGCATTCGCTGCCAATATTGACGATGACGGACAGATGCCGATCATTCCGTTCGACAACACAATTCATCCTATTATCAATGCCGATCTGTCAAACTTCAGCGGTATCATCAATAGAGAATTGTTTGACGGGCGAAGCATGGGTGGCACTCAAATGGCAGCACCGTTGCGACTTGTTAAGCAATTTGCTGAAGCAGCAGAAGACCCGATTTATTTGATCGTGGTCGGAGACGGCAGTCCGTGGGATGCAGAAGAAACAAAAAACGCCGTGATTGAGCTGGCAAATTATCCAGTGTTCATCAAGTTTCTTAGTGTACGTCCCGTCGATTTTCTGGACGAACTAGACGATTTGGACGACAGTCAACGTTTGCTGGATAACGTGGATGCCAAGTCTATTCAGAATCCAGATAGTTTGACTGATATGGAACTGGCAGAAATCATGGCCGACGAATGGCTTTCATGGACAGTTGCAGCAACAGCCAAGGGTGTGCTTAAATGACCGCAGATAGAGATAAGTTAACCGACGAACTGGATATTGAGTATGCAGATTATGCAATGGTTCTGGATAGAGGCGGTCACAGATTCAGTTTGACCACAGCAGAATTAGATGCTGTTCGCAAATGGATTCAGGAACATGTCAGTATAGAAATGGTTCCGGTTGTCAAGATCAGCAAGCAGCCTAAGTCTGATACTATTGACGAGATTATGCGCAGTGGCAGAACGATGATGCCTCTGATTGATCCTGGATTGAAGGTAACCAATTTGGATCATCCCGCGCAAAAAGAGACAGAGATTATTGTTAAGGCTAATAGAGGTGGCCCGACAATTGATCTGAGAGACAATGTTAGCAATATCTTTCAGGGACGTTAGAGAAGAGAATATTCAAAATTTCTCTTGATTACTGGTTTTCAAAATTGAACATTTTTCATAGTGTATATGATGTGTGCATCGGGCACGAAAAATTTTCAATACAGTGCGCACATAGATTTGTCAACCGATTGTGAGATTCAACACAAAGAAAATCATGTGATATGAATCTCATAAAAAAACTGAGAAAAAGCTTGACCTAAGGGAACTCATATGATCTAAAAATTCCCTTAGGTCAAGCTTAGGTTAGGCTTACATCAGTCCTACGATGATGCAGAGAAACAGAACGAACAGAATGATCTTGCCTAGATTCAAAATTACGATCATTCGGAATCACCGTGAGTTTCCATTGCTGCATCAATTTCGGATACGTCTCCGCCCGAATCAATTGCAACCGTTCGGTAGGCATCAAGGGTGCGAAGTAACCAAACGATCACTTCCTTTTGATCACTCTTGCTGTCCCACGAATAAACAAACTTCTGTTCTTCAATATCGAATCGAACAGAATGGATAGCACCATTGGCAGTAACTACCCGTAGCACTCGTGTGCTCTCAGGTGTCAACCCTAGGGCCTCTACGTACTCCTCTGTACGTGGGCGACCTGTTCTACCCTGCATGACTGCATTCAACTGAGAGCGCAATACAGGTACCTCTACGGTACGGCGCGCATGATTCACCCTACCGAGCCTATCCAACGGACGATGAAACACAGTTGCCACAGTGTCATCAGGTACAGCTACTTCGGGTGATCCTGCATCTAGCCATGCTTGCATGACTGACATAGCAGTCTTACCGCGCCACAAGGGAGTGTCATTATTCTCGTTGTGAAAACGTCGTGCGTTGTGGATATCTTCGGGTGAAAAAGTTCGGGTTACCAGTGATGCAGTCATTTTTTCTTTCCTCTCAGTTGTTTTCATTTGGAGTAAATGAAAATCAGAAAGCATTCACCTCTATAGATAAATGCTTTCCTACTTTCACTTATTCGTTGTATTCAAGAATTGCCCAACCCTCTAATATGGTTGGTTCGAATTCTTTTATTCCCTCGTCATCGTTCTCCCACGAATTCGCTACCACTACGTAAACACCCGGATGTTCTAGTAATGTGCGCTCTAGTCCACCACCGATGAATTCCGAATTGTGGTATTCGCCAAACACAACCCATTTATCGGAGATGACTTCGGACTCAAAGAATTCGGGTGCGTGCAAATCGTTCCTATCAACGATCGAACCATCTTCCAGAATTTCGATCACATGGTCGAATTCCATACGGTCATTTAGATTCATTTTCAATTTCCGTTCTTGTTTGTTTCCAGTGACGAGACAGAACCTAATGCCATGACCCTTGCAATATCAGCCATGACATAGTTCGGAACTTTTTCTACCGCAATAGAGCGATTGTCAGAAGTGACTTCGATTAGCAATCGGTCCGATTCAACCCGAACAGTCCACGAGTACTTACCCGATATTCCAAGGGTAATTTCGATATTGTTCGGTCCGATCAAAGTATCCCTGTACGCGTGCATCACTTAACCTCAATTTCGAATACGGTCACATTCTCGCAACCTGATACGTAGTAATGAAATTCGATTTTGCCGTTCCCGAATTCGTCCCGATTGTCGCGGAAGATTCCATAACCCGGAGTCCGGTCTACCTTTTTCTTGAATTCACGTATCCAAGAATTCAGGGTTGATTTTGCGATTTCCTTCAGTTCGTAGGGTTGCGGTTTGTGCTGTCCGATTGCATGACTTTTGATGACTGTTACTCTCATGATTTTTCCTCTCATAGACGAATGAACAAACAAGAACGAATAGGGAAATTACGCCCTATTCGAACTTACTTAGTCAGTCTTCGAAAATTTCGATTCCGTTGTTATCCTCCGCACGGTATCCGTTTGACTCTAGTTCTGATTTGATTTCTTCGATCAAATCATCTAGTTCGTAGTCAACGTTCTCAGGGTCAAGGTAGAAATCTTTTACTTTTTCTTCCCAGGAATCATGCGGATGGGGAGCGTACTTATCCGCAAACCGAGCAAGAAAAAGATCATTTGATTCCTGACCCAACGAGCCATCCTGAGATTCGATGGGTTCCAAATCACACTGAATCGCTCGGTAATGTCCGGGGTCGACTTCGAACAGGACACGCGCTGCATCATAAGAGCACTCTCCGAAGACAATCGGATCATGCAATTCGTTGATGAAATCATCGGTGCGGTCATCGCGTCGAACATCGTTGTAAGTCATTTTTCTATTTCCTTCTGTAGAGTTCGGGTGATCTGATTATCGAAATAATCATTTGAACGGTTGCGAATTACTCGCAACCGAACAGACAACTACTCGTGTTCGATCCAGAATGTAACCACTAGCGGTTTGTCATCGAGTTGATCGAACTTACAGATCAACAAAGAATTCATAGAAAGAACAATTTCTTCCACTCGGTAGTCATCAGCAATAGAGCGAAATTCTCTTACTGCTGATTCGATTGTCTCGTGTTCTGCCTGATGTACTTGGACAGATTGAACAAAAGTTGTTTCGGTCGGTCCGGTCGTTTCAGTCATTTTGATGACAAACATTTTCAGTATCCTCTGATCGGGTGAATTTCGGACAATTGATAGAGCGTTACGCACACTGTCCGACTGTTGAGTGCTGATGACCATGTAACCCGAGATTCGTTCCTGTTGAAATCGGAGACTTGGACGCCAGTCGGATAGTTCGGAGCAATCCACATATCCTGATGAATTGCTTTTTCGAATTCTTCGATTGCTTGCTGATCCGATTCGTAAAAATCAATTCGAATCGTTTCCGAATTGAACGGTTTGCCGTTCTCATCGTGCCATTGTTCAAATCGTGTCAGATACATCAGTGATCCTCTCACTCAAAGAATATTTCAAAAGAAATATTCTTATCCTCGTTGTGTCCTGTGGTCCGGTAGGCAGACTGTTCGATATGACCGATGTTTCCGTGAACGATTTTCCAAGAACCGCCCCAAACCATTACGGTTTCGCCGATTTTGTTCTGTACCCAATCGCCTACGGGTACCGAGCACTCGTGTTCGAATTCTTCCCGAAATTCCCGTTCTCTCTCAGTGCCAGAATCAAAAGTGATTCTAATTTCTGCCTGATACATAACTAGCTCCAATTCCATTGAATCTGGACTGATTCGTTTTTGTTGCTGATCGTAATGGTTTGGCAAGTAGGCGACTCCGACCGACTGATCAGAACCTCACTTGAGCCATACCGTGTGAAATCGCGGATCGCGTTGTGAATCGCGGCAGAGAAATAATTCTCCGATTTGGTTCGTTCGTGTTCGGAGAATTCGGTACGAACAACTAGAGGGTTGCCGTTGTTGAATTCGTTTCGATGGATTGATTCGATGGTGAACATTTTCAGAAGCTCCCACGTGAGATCGAAATTGCTCGCTGGAAATCAGCCAGATTGTTTCCGATTGTCAGATCATCCAAAATCGGGTTAGCGGGCCGATTTGCTTTCTTTGTGAAATTCGGAGCAACTGTGTCGGTTGCTTTTACGAGTGTGATTCGGTCGGTTGTCTTGTTGAAAGCAATTGCCAAATTGCAAGCAACCCGAACGGGTGAACTTAGGTTGTACTGATTTGCTGTAACGATCATTTTCGTTTCCTTCTGTTCGATGGGTTAGTGCTCGTCCGACTAGAGCGATTTGAACGCTTGTATCTCACCCGATACTGATGTGAGCTTGCTAGTCGGTTGTCGTGTTCCCTGTGGAATTATCTAGGGCTGTTACTTCCCTAGGGGCTGTGTGGCATCCACCACTCGCAATACTGCTACCCGTCAAAATTTCTCTGTCTGCCTCCACTTGCGCGAGACTTCGAAATTTTCTTTTGCGCCGTTCTTCTGGCACAACAAAAATTTACCACACCCGATTTTCGACCCTAAGGGATATATAGGTATACCCGTTTGTAAACATGCAGGTCAGAGCGTTTCTCGTCGGCCATTCCGTACCGATTTAACTTAAATCTGATTCCATAACAGAATGGTAACAGTGTATAACCGCTGGTCAAAAGGTTGCATAGTCTAACGATAGTCTCAATATGTGAGATTTTGCTATGTTACTCGCAAGTAATATGACCGTTAGAATCAATTCTAGTTTTGCATCGTTGCTGGTCAGAGGCTTAGTTGAATTGCTAACTATCGGTAGAATGAATTCTAGTTCTGCCTGTTTTGGCGGGTACAGAGCAATTCTGTTATCTAGTTGTGACCTACTGGCTTATTTGAGTTCTGTCATCTGCCTATACCCAAACATCAAATAGTTTCGTCACTTGACGTAATAGATCATTTCATTAGCTAACGAAACAATTACATACAGTAATTACTTAATGTCATTAGCAGCACAAAGAGTATAGATAGGCTTGCCTTACTTGAACGAGAATTCATATTAGGTTAGGTATAGCTTACTTGAATCTGATTTCAGGTTAGGATGACCTTACTTAGGTTTGGCTAATTTGAGGCGGGATTCAACTAAGGATAGGCTACCCTAACAAAGCATACCCTCACTTAGTCTACCCTTACTTAGGCAAGGCTTACCTTTCTCTATAGAGAATGATATAACTTATTTGGTTTTGTACCCATTAAGCGTCATTAAGTATTAGCCCTGGTGGGAGCTTAGACATTAAGTTAAGACTTTTGTAGGCCCCGGCCGGGTTTTCAAAAAACATTAAGTTTTGACGTTTTATGGTGAATTTCGGACATTTTAAGTTAAATATGTATGAAAAAGGCTTGTTTTCGAGTAAAAAACAGACATTAAGTTAAGCAACCTCAAAACTATTACATCTGTACTAGAAATCACGGCTATGAATGTTCAGTATTTCATATGACTACACCGATATGGCGTACACATGTTCATTTTAACGAACATTCATACATTAAGTATAGTATTTGATGAACATCAGTACCCATCTCTGTCTCTTTACGGTTCTCTATTTGCTTTGCATACACGAATACCCTACAAAGAAATACACAGACATTCTACATACACTTCTATATGCTTTATCTCTATACTTCTCTATAGTGTAATCACTGTATACACACCGCGCAAAAATGCTACGCAGTCTTTGTTCGTCTTGTATTCAGTCGCCTCTGGATCATCTCATACATCATTGTATCTACCTCATCGAACACTTTGTGATCAAACATGCAGTCATATGCAATCAGCATTGACTCTAGTTCCTGCACGCTGAATCTATCCACTCTATTCACCCTCTCTTATCAGTTCTGACAGCCTATCATTATGCCAATGCCACTTGGCCTTCTCGATACGTCTTGAAGCCTTAGAAATGCTCTCCTGCCATGTTTTATCCCAGTACTCCGCAAGACCGACTTCAATCTCATCAGCATCACCATCAATGTAGTAATCAGTAAAGACCTGACTGTACCACATTGGTTGACTTAGCTTGCCTACTTCTCTACGACGTGCCTTACATATCTCTATTCTAATTTGCATCGTGCCAATACACACTATCTTCCCACTCGGAGTTCAGTACTTCTGACCATCTCAGACCATCATCTACTGTATAGATATTGTTAAACCAGTTAGGGCATTCTCCGTCTTGTGTTGTATAGATGAACCAATCGTCATCCGTTGGACGATACCGCACCGCGAAAAATACGTACTGATCGTTCTGCACAGTAATGTCATACACTTGCTGAATAAGTTCTTGGGTAAACATTGGAATTTTCATGCTCATCTTTCTTGCTGAATATTTGTTGGCTTGTTTTTCCTGCTGAAAAATCTGCTGGATTTTTATTGCTGGAAATTTTGCTGAATATTTAGTTGGCTCAGATTTTCTGCTGAAAATTCATGCTCAATCTTTTTCCTGCTGAGAAATCACAACCGGACCATTTTTCGACTGCCATAATTCCTGCTGGCGTTTTAGCCTATCACGACGTTGCTTTTTCTTTTTCTCGTCAGTCTGTACAATGCTGGCTGAAGATTCGAGCTGACCCTTTTTACCGCTCATCCTCGTGTATCCAAACTGAAGTCATCTGGGTTTCGTAATGTACTGATCTGAGTTTCTACATGATCTGGAATTTGATTCTTGTCAATCCAGTCTTCTATCTCTTGTTCAGTTTCAAACGGTCCCCATGATCTATAGATGGTGATGTACCAGCTTGGATCAGGGATTGGGACTGTAACGATGAACATGCTCAGAATCCGATCTGATGAATGACAGCCATTGGAAATTCGTCTTTAAGCTCAGTCATCAGCTCTTTAGCATAGTCCTGAGTGTTGACCAAGTTTGCTTCTATTCTGCAACCATTTTCGATAAGGTCAACGTAGAACAGACCACTTACTGACTTTCCTGCTTCGATTATGTACCGCATAGTTGTATATACACCATTCCTGCTAGAAAAGCTATTGCTAGCATTATTGTTAAAGCATTACGTACCCCGCGAAAAACCGGATTCACCATGACCTTGACCACTTCCACTCTTTACCACAGCTACAGTAATACAATCTGTTGAAGATTGTGTCATACGTAGGAATCTCATAGTAACTTAACTTATGTCCCAGCAACCTATGCCATGTAATCATCTAGCACATCTCCGATACATCTTGTAGATTCTTTTGATAGCATTCCATCACCTGTTGCTGCTGAGCCACCTGACCCCATACGAGCAACACGAACAAACCTACCACTCCCACGGTTGATCCCACGCATACCCACATGTATTCCCAATCAATTTGACGCTTTGGCTTGTAGCCTGCATCACGATCAATTTCCCATTGGTGTGGTGTACGCTTCATCGGCTTGCTACGCTCTCGTCCAGAACAGCAATCCATTTGCTCATAACGCTGAGCATACTGGTCATCGTCGGCAAACGTGTCTTCTCGATTAGGGTTTCCTGACACGTAATATGGCCTAGGATTAATTTTCTTGGTCTGATACTGCTTGACTGTGCGTACCGGCTTATTTCGTGGATCAATGAAGCTGGCAGGTTCGCTGCACTTATTGCACATTCTTATTCTTTCTAGGCTTCAGGTCAGCATCTCTGCTCTTGCATGATCGACAGATGTACATTAGCACATCACAACCAGCAATGAAACGTCTGCTGGCAATTCGTTCGGTGTCTGATCCACTACACTCAGAACACATGAAATTCATTTGCTTGACCAGCTATTCTCACCAATGTAACCATGAGAAATGTCTTCATATGTCACTGTGGTAGTTGTCTTTTTCTCAGTCCGATACACGATCTTAGCATCGAACTTACCCCACTCACGTTCAAGCTTCAGTAAATCATCCTGTACCGCGTTTTTGAGGTCTGCATATGGTCCCCAATGACTTGATGGATTAAGCGTCTCGTTTGTCCACTCAGTACCGATCAAACGCTTCTGTCCTGAGTCCAGAGTGATTTCGGCAATGACTCTACTAACTGATTTAACTTTTCTCACTGTACCTCCAAACTGACTACGAACACGGTATCTCCAATGTCCAAACGTCCCTTGCTTACGTACTGCTCTTCTGTCAAGCAGAATCCACTCCTACCGAATCGTGGCAAGTAGTTGGCATTGTAGTCGCTGATCAACATCTCACGAACCACTGCTTCGGCTTCAAGCGGATCGGAGTATGCCTCTTCAGGAATAAAGATTGCCTGCTCAGAGTGTCGGTCTTCGATTGCTACAATGTAAACATTCATTTCTTGATCCCCAATTCGTATACTTGACCGAATGCGCCGAACGTCTTACTCGCACGCACAGAGCTTTTCTTGGCCTTCTCTTTGTCAGTGAACAGTGTAGCACGCTCTAGGCTGGTTTTGATCGGATTTTTACCAGGTACGTCATCTTCCCAGGCAAGAAAGCCATTCTTGTACTTGACTACATATGCTGACATGCCGACTCCTATGCTGGAAATTTGTCTGGATACAAAACAACCCTAGCTTTTTGGGCTAGGGTTGTCAAGTGTTAGATTTCTATGTGATAACCAGCACTTTTGCACTCACGACAAAACATAATATAGCTATATGGATTGTTTGCTACCACTGCTTGGTCTGCTGGATCACCAGAACGGTATATCTCATCACCACATGATTGACACTCAAGAATTAGATCAGGTTCATACATCTTCAGCTTCCTGTTCCGGCAAGTCTTCATCGTACAACAAGCCTTCAAGCATCCAGCCGTATTTGTCTAGACACTCCTGGTATCCGTCTCTACGACCACGAGCATACACATACGAATCTCTTAGCTGTTGGACTGTCAGTTTCATCGCTTTAGCTCACGAATCTTCTCAACACATTCTTCTAGAGTATAGACCTGTGCTCCCCATTGGCAACCTAATTCCCAACTAATAGCCTGTTGCCACTCGTATGCGTGAGTCTCTTTCTCACGTGCCCGCTCCTCTTTTTCAACCATTTTGGCTTGATCGGCACGACCACGCTCATACTCCTGAGCTAATGCTTCCTTGATCACATCATCTAGATACGTCATCGCTTCAACCTAAACAATTTGACTGCACCTTTGATCACGCCCATGAAGATAAGCACAATAGGCCAAACCAGACCCCAAACGAAAGCAAGAGCTACTGCACTCTCAGGATCATCGTAGTCTATCGCATACAGCTTTTTGCTTACTACTATCCAGAAGATCAGGAATCCCAGAAAGTAGAGTCCTCCGATAATTGCTGGTGTCATACTGAACCACTTTCATCAATTGGTACGATCTTGCCAAGAGGGCCGATCCTATTCTTTAAGATAAGTCCATCATCGGTTACAATCATCAAAGCCTCATGAACCCACTTGCTCGAAACAAGTATGTCCGTGAATGACTCCACAGGGGCGGGAGTGCTAATAGTGATTGGTGCCCTATCTGACATAATAAGGGTAATTCTAGACATTAATATGTGCCGCCTCTATCGTCATGGTCATAGTCCCAACCTTCTCGTGGATCACGTTCGGGACTATCATTATAGTTATACATTTGCGAATAGTCCGGTTCTTCATCAGGACCATCATAACCTAAGTTAAGTGTTGTAGGCTTGTACATGTATGGCTGTGGCATAATAGCCTGCTTCAAACCCTGATAGGCATCAGATTCAGTACGCGGGGAGTACTTCTCAATCAGTTTGTCTATTTGCTTGCGAAGCTCTTTTAGCTCTGCAACAAGCTCTGCACTCACCCGTTTGATTCCTTCAAGTGATGATCTATCCACATTTTCCCGCTGGTTTTGTAGCCACACGAGCACTGATACATCGTTGCCTGATCATCGTACGGGTGTGGCCACCAGTTTTCAAGTTTATGCATCATACGAAAACATTCTTCGTCTGAACATGATCATCCAACCACAAACGCAATGCTTCTGCTTCATCGGCAGTAAGCCGAAAACCCGAACCTGTAGGGCCTGAAAGCCTCATCTGGTTGTTTTCAACCATCTGAATGCTTACTGAATCGCTTAATGTCCACTTGTAGCTCAATGTAATCTCCTAGGTGTTGATAGGAATCGTCTAAGCACTCTTAGCCAACGCTTCACTTGAACAATCCGTTCTTTGCCATGTGCTCTGAAACACGGTGATATAAATCCATTGCTTTAGCACCCTCTTCCGGCTGATCCTGTTTATACAGAGTTTCAGCCAAGTCAGATACTCCTAAAAAGATAATGTTCCAGTCGGCCTTGCTCAGCTCCATAGTCCCCGATGCCTTGCCTGCTTGAATGCAACCAGACTCTTAGTGAGCTTGGTCCTGTCATTGCTGAACCTGAACCTATCAGAAAGACTGTCTGCAAACAACTCAGTGATCACAGAAGCATCCTTATCCGAATCGCTATTCAACAAGCCAATCTGATTGATCAGTACCGCCCAACGATGATCAGCATTCTTTTCTTCCTTATTTAAGATTAGGCCAATAGCTCTAACCTTGGCGTAGCTAGACACAGATGCAAACTCTGGCAGCATGATCCTCATCAAACCTGTCTCTTTCAAAAATGACAGGCCAAGGTCCACATTGTCAGACAGAAGCAACTTATCAAGCTCTTGTGCCCAACGCTCACGACTCACAGTCATCAGCTCATGCTTCAGAGTGTAAATGTCATCCATCAGATCAGCATTAATGTCAAATGCTAACTGAGTGGCAAGACGAACAGCCCTGAGCATACGCAATGGGTCTTCAGAAATACGGTCAGAACCTCGTCCCACAGGCATGATTTCCCGATTGTTAAGAGAGTTCTTACCTTCAAATGGATCAATAAGATCACCATCGAAGTTCTGAGCAATTGCGTTCATGGTGAAGTCACGACGTGATAGGTCAGCAACCAGACTCTCTGTGTACTGAACCTCAGGCTTACGATCACCCGGCACGTACAGCTCAGTACGGAACGTTGTAATCTCAATGTCTTCACCCTGAGACTTGAAACCGATTGTGCCAAAACGCTTTCCGGCAAGGTGTGGTTTCTTACCTGCCTTGCGTACTGCTGCTTCAATGTCATCAGGCAACATTGGTGTGCAGAAATCAAAGTCTTTTACTGGGCGTCCGAGAATGTTATCACGAACTGAACCACCGACCAAGTAGCCTTCGCCACCAAGGATTTCGCTCACTTCGTTCATCAACGGTGCTGATATCATCTTCTATTTCCTCTCGTGGGGCCATACCTGTACCGAAACATTCAGGACAGTCTATCACTTGCAAGGGACGACCGGTTGGGTACCAGGAATCATACTCCAAAATATTTGGTGCATCATTCCTGATATCCCAATCCCGATCAATCCAGAACCAGACTCTACCACGAGACATACAGTACAAGCAACGACCGTGACGACGCATTAAGTCTTCAAGCGTACCTATTGCTGCCATTTAACTTATTTCGCTGGCTTAGGTGCTGCTGGCTTGGGGGCAGGTGGTTTAGGTGGTGATGCTGGCTTAGGCTTATTAACATCAACCTTTGGTGTATCTACCTTGGGTTGCTGTGTTTTAGGCGCTGGTGCCTGTGTGGTGGGCTTTGGTGGTGTTCCTGTTGGCATCGGTGCCGTTGTCTTAGGTGCTACCGTAGCAGTCTTCACTGACTTCGGCGGTGCCTGAGTAGGAACAATGTAATACGTCCTATTGTTTTGAACGTATGTACCCAATCCGTAATTGAAGAACGGATCGTACTGACCATTGAAGTAATGCTGTCCCCAACTGTTATTGTAATTGTTATTGGGCTTAGAACCACAACCTGTCAGGAATGCTACGATCAGGATCGCCAACACGATTCCAACAACAAACCATTTCAAATTAAACTGAGTCTTCATCAGAAATTCAATTCCTCATCGTCCAGATCAGCTCCAAGGCCAATCTCGTCTTCGTAACGGCGCAACTTATTCAGTGCTGATTTACCGTCAAGGCTACGCAACCAGCCCTCAAAGCTGGGATTGCACAAACATGCAGGGCTACGAGACTCACGAATCAAAGTGATTGCTTCATCTGCTGTCCTGCCCTTCAGCATCAGGCTACGTGCCGCAACCAAAGAGCTACGATTCAAGCCTGCCTGGCAATGTACCAGAGTTGGACCCTGTTCGACAAACTCATTGACCTTGGCGGCAAGCTCGTCCACCTGATCAAATACCTGAGACTCAGAGTCGTACATCTTGAACTGAATGTGGTTCTCTTCGCTGAGATTGTGCTTGTACTCTTCCCAAGGGTATAGAGATACTACATGCTTAATGAAATCAGGGAGAACCAATTTGTTTTGACACCCGCCCTGCCAGAGGTTGCCCTCAATCTGGCTGATGAACGGTACGTCAAACGGTGTGCGTCCGTGATATGCGATACCACTCATACGCTGAATCTGAGGATCGAAATTGATATCAATCCTGGTTGGATCAATGCTGGTCATTCTGTGCCTTCCGTTGGCTTATCAGGTGCGTAGGTCCACAGTTCAAGATCAACCGGACCATCAGCGTAGAACTTTTCGAACATGGCTTTCATCGTGGACCATTCAAGACCACCGACACCACACCCTATCTGAGGCAGTGCAATCTTTCCAAAATCATTGGTCTTGGAGAAGATCACAGCCTGATTCAGGGCATGATTCGTCCATGCGTACTGTGCGTTGGGACCAGGCAAATCCTGGCTGAACAGGTTCGCAATGACCTTACCTGTTCCATCGTAGAAGTCGTTGGTCCAAATTGCTGCTGTGCCAACCAACCGCTCCGTTGGTAGCGTAGCACACAATTCCTTGTAGTAGTCGTGCATTTCGGGATACTGATCCCTGAACTGTACAGCAATACCAGATGCCATTGCTCCCTTGGTATTGACTCCGTGTCCGATGATATGTGCATCGGTAGTAAAGATATTGCCTGTCTTGAGCGTGATCGCCATGATGTTATTTCATTTCTGTTGATGGGTGTCTGAAAAGTGGGAGGGCCAACCTGTAGTCGAACCCTCCCACTACTTATGAGAGATAGCCTGAGAAAGCAAGCTAATTCTACCCCTCATCCTCCGACGCGTCTTCCACATCCTCTTCAGGAATCTCGTTGCCGTCTTCGTCAACAGGCACGCCCATTGCGAAAGCTGACGAATCTTCCTTGAAGACGTAGCGCCATTCCATATTGCTGATCACGTCCACCTTGGCGCTTGGCAACTGTTCTGCCATTGCGTTGGCCATTGCCTGTTCAACTGCTTCCTTGACCAGTTCAAGCCTACGTGCGTGAACCTTTCCTCCCGGTCGGAAAGATGCAACAATGTCGAGATGCAAATCACGACGGTAGAGTTCCGGCTTGGCTTCTGTTGCTGTGGTGTCCGTGTTGTCTGCTGCTGTAGTCATTGTCTTGCCTTTCTGGTTGGTTACTTAGTTGGTGTCGGTTTGACAATTTCTAAGTTACGCCGAATGGCAAGCATACGTCAAGTAACAGTTCTATAACGTAGAGTATTCGCTGGTCAGAGCAACACTATCATGAACTTACATCGTTGTCATTTCGTGGTCTCAGTAGGTGAGCACCGCATAGAGAACAGATTTCAAGTACGAACTCCGGGCTATCTGGTTGATCTGCTGGTTCATACGTTACTTCATGCTCACATGCTGCATGTTTAAAGGTCTGAGTAGTAATAACCATCTACTCTGCTCCTGCTCGTGGTGCGTGAGCTGCAAGAACAGCACTGAACTCTGCCTCTGACAACACAGGACCAACTTCGTAGTCAATACCGTCTTCATAGTGGAAGATGAAACCAACGAATGGTCCCTGTACTCCGTCAGATTGTGGCAGTTCATGCCTGACTGTGCTGACGCTACTGATCTGTGCCATTACTTATCCTTACATGCTCTTTGAATGGACCTTCGAACCCTACATAACCGCAATAGCAGTAGAAGTTCTTGGTGCTTTCCTTGTAGGCGTACCAATCGTGTACTTCTACATCATCATTAGTAGTTACCTCTTCGGGTTCCGGCGTGAATACCCAACTGAAATCATCGAATTCAACCTTCCCGATACGTTCTCTTCCCCGATAGATGGTGACTTCACCAATGTTCATATCAGTTCCGATGCTGTCTGCAACTGCATTCTCATCGTATGGAAAGACAATATCAATTTTCTGCAAGGCTTCGGTGACTTCGTTCAGGAATGAGAGTGCCTTCTGATCGTAATACATGATTTCCTATCTGAAAGTTGTTGTGGCTAACTGGAATACAGGACTACAAGCATTACGATTGCTACGATCATAATCAATATCCATAATGCTGTCATGTTCTGAATCCGTAGCAACTGTCACCGAGCATGTATCCACCGGCTGACTCACACGATTCTCTGAAGTTCTGTGCGCTCTGGTACGAACCAGTGACTACGAGAACGACTCCGACAATCATAATGATAACTCCCATTGCAATGGCAGGCCAACCTATATCTATCCCGCCGCATGTGAGAGCGAACCCAGCAAGAATGAAGATTATGCCTGCTGTAACTAAAATCCAAACCATTTCTGTCCTATGTTTCTATTGTGTTAACGGCGTGTTAACTTGGGCCAAGGCTTAGCTTCATATACGATGTTTCCGGCATTATCCGTCTCATCGAACGTGCTAAGCCTATAAAAGATATATACCAATCCAAGCATTATGTCCAAGGTACTACCGTTTCATCTGGGAAGTATCGGTTGATCATTCCTTGAATCCATTCGTAGCCAACAGGATTGGCGGTTAGCATCTTGACCTCTTTTGGAAAGTATTCGTTCTCGATGATCCACAGTACCACACGTCGGGTAGTGTCATCTCCACCAAGGTCATGATCAAATGCTACTGCCTCAAACTCTACGTTCCGCATTTTCCACAGTTCCAGATAAGCAAGTGCTTCACTGCTGTTCTCACACCATAGCCAATTGTCCGGTGCGACACGAATATCATCAATCCACATACGCATATTACTTACTCAACTTCTGTGCTAGAGCCAGTTCGGCTTCTGCTTGATGACGAATTTGTTCTACCGTAACAGACTTGATTCCTTTTTCTTCAAGTCGTTCCACATAGGCTAGCAGACCAACACTACTCAGAAAAAGTATTTGACTTTGAGTAAGACTATTTTCCGAATTCATGAGTGTTCATCCTGCCTGGCGAGAATGGAAGTCGCTCTACCTTGACTACATAGTTCTTGTCAAACCATGCTGCGTCCTGGTGAAAGTCAGTCTGGATTTTGACTTTCTTTTTTATGTCTACGATCTTTCCTGAAGTCATTCCGGTCCAACTACGATGACAGATTACATAGTCACCGACTGCCAGTTCCACCTTACGAGTATCAAGAATTGGTGCTGGCTGTGCATCTAACGGGTTTGTCATTTGTCCTCAAATAAGTAAAACGAGAGAATATCTGAATCATCCTCACGCTCGGGTACAGCTTTGTAACCGATCTTCTTTCCTACTTTACGCACTAAATCAATAACTAATGCGTCTTGGTTCTCCGGGATTTCCATATCAACTCTGTGCTCACCATTGCTGATTGCTCTCACAATCATATAGTTGGTGTCCAGAATGAAGTCAACAATGGATTGATCCAGCCTATCGGCCACGACCATATGTCTTCCAAGAGTACATTGAATGACTGTCCCAAGCCTTACGCTTAGGAACGTCTGTCTTTCCTACCCAGTTAAGTACGGTACTGGGACTGCAACGCAAGGTTGCCGCAATGTTATCAGAACTCATGCCTGCTGCATAGAGGTTGACTGCCATTTCCTTGCGACTTTCTTTTACTGCCATTTTTGTTTTAGTCCTTTGTGTATAGATCGAAGTCTAGTTCGATAGAGATTGAGAGGTTGTCTTGCTCGTCAGCGTCTAGAGGATTGCGCTGCATCGTGGACTCACTTCTGCTTTCGCTATTGCATCTTTCAATGTGAGACCTGGAATCATTTCCATCAGGTGGCGGCTGGCGGAATCTACACACACTACGTATGCCGCATTGCTACCTGGTGTTACTGGTTCTGGCTTATCTTGGAACGAATTGTATACAATGGCTGCAAGTATCGCTGCAACTATTCCTACCAGAACTCCTATCCGTACCGGACTATGCCCGATACCTAAGAACATTTCCTTCACTTACTTCTACTTCCATTGGTGTAATTACACGGTGATCCGTGAAAATTTGTTGGGTTCCCCATGACCAACATGAATCTGACCGCAAGTGCAATCATCGTATGGACGTAGATTTCGCTTGAACAGTTTGTCGTCAGGTCGTGAGTCAATGTACTCCCATGCCGCATTAGCATCAGAGTAGACTTTCTTGTGCGGATTCTTGCATGTTTTTGTTGGATTCTGGCGACTGAATGCCCGCTCATGCTTCACTGAGCAAAAGTCTGTACCGTTTGGTGTGAAGACATTCTGGCATTTCTTGCAACGGTTCATTCTATTTCCTCACTTGTAGAGTAGGGTGATCAGTTCGCCATTTCTTCTAAGAGCATATCCGATGCTCTCTCCTAAGTCAATTCTCTCAACATCGTTGATGATTGCCTTGATGATGTACTTCATAACGTGCTCAATTGCCTGGCTATGAAGTGAGTATTCATTAAACTCTTGATGCAGAATAACATCTTTGGACTGGTAGTGCGTAATTTCGAGGATCACCTAAAGGCTCCAATGGTAGATGACTGCAAGAACCATGACACAAGCTGAGGCGATCATACCAGGTAAAACCCAACTGTACAAGAAGTTAGCAATGAACCTCATTTGACGCCCTTCCAGTGAATGCCAATGGTCAGCCTAGTCTCGATAGGAATAAACTGAGACTCGGGAATTTCGGATAATAGCTGTCTGTAGATGGGAGTACCAGAGAGAACTCCGGGATGGAATGTCTCAAGCAGAGTGTCGAATTCAAAGAGGTTCATGTTCGCTCCTAAGTCGGTGGCTGTTAGAACTAAATCTACATCACCACCGACCTAGTGTCAACCCTTTGGCTTGATCTGCTTCCAGTTGTCATCGAACTCAGGCAGAGGCTTGCCATTCATCATTGCATCAGCAATTAACTTTTCGGCTTTAGCTTTAGCTGCCTCTTCCCGGCGCTCTCCAATTGCTTTCAGCTCAGCATCCACCAATTCCTGAATCTTCGGTGGTGTGATAATCTCCTGCTTATTCTTTTTCACTTCTGGTTGACGAGCATGAACCATGATGCCTAGATTCTCCTGCATCGGGTGATTGGGAGTTGCACGTGCCAGCTTAGCCACAGGCTTGAGCTTACGCTTGGATTTGCGGTCAAGATGCACGTATTCGCCTGCACGCATTTGGTCGTACTCATACGCTGCAAGGTCTCGATACAGCAACAGTATGCCTGCCATTCCCCAATATGGCAAGCCAATCAGCAAGAATGGAATGATCATGACAAAGTAAAACACATGAACGAAGATACCCAGTGCGATTCCACCAGCCATAGTCAATAAGCTTAACGCACTAAGAAAGTTACAGATTTCAACCCTGTAAAGATAAAGGGTTTGAATGCCGATTGCGTGCTTCCAATAGAACGGAACACGATCGGAGAGTTTGCTGTCATACGCGGGTCGCCGGAATTCACTTCTCATCGTCTTGACTTTCTATTTGTGCCATTAGCCCATGTACAGCTATCTGACTGATTAAATTGATTGTCACGTCTAGCAAAGCTTCTGCCTGCTGCTCATTCAGCAGATACAAACGTTGCCCAGCGAACTGCAATCCGTTAAAGACTACAGCCCACTCATCCTCACTCAGTGTTGCTGTTCTGCCAGATACCATAATAATCCTGCTTGTACCCAGCAGACTCAAGTTGCTCTTCCAACTCCGCAATGCGAAGAATCACAGCGTTCTGCTTTGCCTGAGCACCCGAAGACCATGCCCCACCCTCGTAATGCATCTCTGCAAGCAAGTTCTTCTGGTCAATCCACTCATCTATGATCTGAGTTGCATCCATTACGTTCCCCTTCGTTGTAGTTGATGCAAGCCTAATCTAGTTTGTACTTTCTGTCAAGCAATCTTTCCATCAGGTCTAATTCGTCTACCTGAATCTCCCAGTAGCTCAAGATACCGTTCTTGACGATTAGCTGCAAGTCTGACGTTCCCTCAATGTACTCAGCCACAACAGCTTCGTCAACCGGGCTGGCAGTTGTTCTCAAATGAGATATGTATTTTCCCAATCGAAAGCTCAGTTCACCATACAGGTTAAGTAAATCTACTATCTGTTCGTAATCTTCCATTTTTCTCTTCCTTATAGATACAACAGCGGCGGGCACCGAGTAGAACCATTCCGGTGCCCGCACTTGATGCGGTTCTGCGCTGTCGTATTGGGTGACTATTCGTCAATTTCCCATGCGATTTTAGCTTCTGAAATCCAATGTTGTAGCTGATCGACAAGAGCCTGAGCATTCTGAAGGTTCAGGTGTGCTGTAGCATCCTTTGTTTCACCCTGGTTCTCAATGTGACTTCCTGCTGTGTCAACATTGAGCCATACATGTGGACCCATTGCTGCACTAGAACCATAGATTCTAGTCTTTGTGCCGTAGGTGCAAGTGATGGGAGTGTACTGGACAAACCCACGTTCACTGTATGTTACTGCTACATCTTCGCTCATCTGATTACCTCTGTTCTCGTGTCTGTCACGTTTTGTGCATACACATTCTGAAGTTTTGCCCAATTGACAAGATCGCCAATCATTTGCTTCTCGTCATCCTTGTACAGCACACTAAACATAACTTTGTTCTGATACCAGGTTCTTGACTCAAGACTGTTTTCAAAGATTACCGAACGGCTCTTGCTACCAATTTCGACGTTCGTGCTGTCATTGACCAAGGCGACTCTCAGAACGATATCGTCTTTAACGTCTAGATGATAATGGATGCGTTTGCGTGGTACCTTACGATAAGCTACATGCCAACTGTGTCCTGCTGGTGGCTTGACCTGCTTGAGCTTATCCACAAGATATTCTTTGGGATAGAAGCTGAAGCCATAGTTTTCTTGCTTGGGCGGTGGTGCTGGCTTTGGAGTTACCGTTTTCTTATTCAGATCAGAGACGTAGACGATTGATTCATCTTCTACGATCTTCCATTCGTTCAGGTTCGGGTGTTCGAATTCAACCTGCACCGGCCTTGATTTAGGTGCTGTAGGACGACACGCTAGCCAGATCAGTAGCACAAGGAATAGGAATATAGCTACTCCTGCTAGTGCATATATCAACTTACCTCCACGATTTTGTAGCTGAGACTGCGTAGTCCCTTGCTGATTTTGAATTCATGACGTTCAACGACCATCTCGAAATCACCTTCGTTGATGAATCGGTCACGCAAACAAACAAGAACGTATTCTGCCTGCTCTAGCGTCAGTGGTTCGATATTAACCGAGTGCTTACGAGCGTTGATTCCGGTTCGCTGTACGTTGTACGGCATTTTGTCTCCTACAGTTGTGGGTACGTTTGTTCGAATCGTACCACATGGATGCCTTGCTTTTCTGCGTAGTCAGCACATTGTGTCGCACCTGGTGACTGATTCAGAATGAATGCTAGCACAATGTCTGGCTGCTTCTCTATCATAGCAATATTACGTAGCATACCTGCACGCTTGCCGTACTTTTTCCAGTGTTCATCTGTTACCGGGAAATCTTTAACCTTGATGTTCAGTCCCGCTTCATGCACACGATCACCGGCCCATAGGCTAGCAATGGTGTCCAATCCACGAGCTGCACCATGCAACAAATAGAAATCGTCTGAATTGCGGTAATACAATGTATCTAGCGCATTCCAGACGACCCTAGTGTCTTTCCAGTCTCTACTTCCCGTTACGAGAAGCTTATACAATCTGAACCACCGGCTCAGGCGGGCAGTACTCGTATTCGTACTCATCCTGGCAATTACCAGCCCACTCAGTAATCTCAGTGATCATCTGATTCTGGCAAGCCTTAGCACCGTTACGATGACGAACAGTCTCGCTCACGAATGCTTTCTTATAGGTGAAGTACGTCTTCAGATGCTCATCGTAGTAGCGTGTCAGGTTGAAGACAACCTCCGCAATCGGATCAGTGTTGCGTACGTCAATAAACTTAATGCGTAGCATACTGTCATTGCGATCTACCTTGACCTTTCCGTTCTCGTCATTCAGAACTTCACCGGCAATGTCCACGCTGATATCCCAACGAGTGTTCATCAACCTCTGTGGACGATTGGGGAAACTGTTCTTCACCTTGGCGAGAATGTCAATGTCGTGACCGTACGTTTCCACGTCAATCTTTTTGACAATGACGATTGGTTGATCCACAGACTTTGCAGTCCGCTTATTCTTGATGACATTCCATATGAAATTGCCTAGCTTCACGCCTCCGACGAAAACCAGTATGGATACGAATGCAATCAGAACCCAAATCATGTTCTACCTTTCGATTGTGTCTGGTTGGCCGTTCCAACCTTCTGCCTGAACTATATCATACGGTCCAGACGACATTAAAACTTCAAACTCTCCTGATAGATACTTATCAAATATCTCATAGGGATCAGTGCTATCGTACCCTGTCGTGTAGGCAATGCTGCCAATCTGCAAGTATACTGCATCATTGATCTTTACGATGACTGAATGTCTGCGGGACATAATTTTTGTTTCCCCGATATATCCAGGACCATCGTCAGGATGCTGAATCACAAAGCCATGATTGACCGGTGTTTCTTTCATCCACAGTTCAAAGTCTGCTATCACTCCTGGATATTTAGTCCAGTACTTAATTTCGTTTGTCATCTAACAAGTATAACTTATCGGACGACCAAACTCCACTCTCGTGCATTCATATATGCTGGTGGAGACATTTTAGCACAACGGCAATACCGAATAGACTTAATGCATGTGTTGCATGTATCAATGTTGATGGTGTGTCCCTCTTCACTGATAATACGCATAGTATTCTCTGTACGTACCGGCTTGTACTGGCTTAGGTTAATTCCTGTAGCTGCCTTACGGATCATCTTAGGGGCTGCTGGGATACTCTTTTGCTTCTGGTCTGGAAGAATGCGTCCGTTGGCGTTCCAGTCTTCAAACTTGGTTCCATCTGCAATGGCTAGCTTAAGAAACTCTTTAGCTTCATTGCTGAACTTACCGCGTGCTGTACGCTTGGCAAGGTTGTGATCTGCCAGAAAATCTCGTGCCTTCACTCAAAGTCCTATTCATAAAACTCGTTTGGTTCTCCACGGTCAAGAATGTAGTGCTGCTGAGAGCACCAATCCCCGGTTCCTGCGAATTCAGCGCCACAGTACAGGCACTCTTTCTTCTCTCCTACAACAGTAGCACAGAAGGCTTCATGCTTTCCCAATGACGCTTCGGTTCCACCTGCACAGTCACACTGGTTGTTGGTCATGACTAGAATCTATCAGACCAACAACCAGAGCGCAACTAACTGTCGATGTTCTTGGTGACCCACACGATGAAGAACACGATCAGGGCTGAACCAGCGGCAAGTGTTGCTGAATCTCCCATTGAGAACAGCGGAACGCTTTCCCAGTATGTATGCAGAACCTCTGCGATCTTACAGGTTGCGCTGGAAGCAAGGGCAAGATAGATTGCATAGAAGAAAACAAATTCTACTATGTCGCCAATCGTAGAACTCAAAGATTGAGTCTTACGAATGTTCACAGTTGTCTTCGTCATATCAGAGAGCCTTCAGTGCGACAGCAGTTTCCCGAATCTTGTTAGCAGTTGCAATAATGGCAAGCACCTGAACAGCGATTGCCAAGCTCAGACGAGCCTTTTCTAGCTTCATTTTTAATCCTCTGGGTTGTTGTATTTTTTCTTGCGACGATAGGCTTTCTTATTCCTATGTCGTGACGTGGCAGAACCCTTACGTAGCTCATTGCGTCTACGCCAAGCTTCAAGGTCTGACTGACGAATCAAGTCCACCAGGTCTTGCTCACGTTGATCTTGCGGACGTACGTCTTTCTTACACACTATCATGGTGTTGCTTCATCCTTAGCTCTGGATAGGCGAGTTGCTAGAATCTCTTCAATCTTCTGCTTCAAGACTGGATCAGTGACCTGTTGGCTGATCATCTTTAGTTGATAAAATACCTCAAACAGTGCCCAGTAGTCAAATCTCCACTTGTCGGCAGCGTCTTCAAGGATTTTCATTTCATCTTTGAGAGCTTTGATTTCATCTAGCTTACGGTCCAGCTCTAATCTTAACTCGCTACGGATACCGGAATCGGCTTCTGCCTTTTCTTTAGCCTTGCCCAGAAACTTTTCTAGTATCTTTAGTAAGGCGGTCGCGAGACCCCCCGAGAAAAGACCTATAACGGCGATGATGATAGCTTCGGACATAAGACTATTATATCATACGTCCGGCTTGATCTTAAACTATTTGTCTGCTAGTCTGTAATGCTACGGTCAAGCAGACCGA